TTTCAAACCTTCTTCTTGAATACAAAATGCAGATTTAATGTCTCTATCCATACTAAAACCGCACTCGCACTCATAAACTCTATCACTAATTAAAAGTATGTTTTTATTTCTACAATTTGGACAAAGTTTGGTTGATGGAAAGAACTTATCAACTTCAAGTGGCGTACATGATTTGTGCTTCAAATCGCTAATTATTCCACCAATACCTGAATGTTGAATTTTCTTTCCATGCCCACTCATTGTCCAAGCGTGAATGCTTTCATCTTGAAAGCAAACATACTTATGGTTTTTTGTGATAGCACTTATAATCTTATGTCTAATGTCCTTTTTCTTATTAGTTAAATACTCATACTCTTTTTGTCTTTTTACTTGATCTTTGATTTTGTTGTTGGACTTTGCTCTTTTATTTCTCATTATCTTGCGATCAAGTTTACGCAAACGCTTAGATGGCGAAACTTGAAATTGAACTTTAATTCCATTACTGAAAGTTAATTGTGTTTCGCAACCAAAATCAATACCAATTATTGCTTCAGGAATTACTTGTTCTTGTTTTTCAACATAAGTCGTAATGTGAATATAATAATCACCACTTTTCCTTATCAAAGTTGCACAAGCAATTTCAGCGTCCTTTGGTATTTGCTCAAGTCCATTGATTCGCAACCATTGTTTCATTCCTTGAATCCTTAGTTTTCCATTACGAATATAATAAGAATTGTTGAACTGCTTGAGTGGTATTGAGTTGATTTGACTTTTGAATTTGAGTCGTCCTACCTTATGTCCATTGTTTTTCAAAGAATGAAGCGAAGATAAACTACCGAACAATCTTGTTTTAATTCCTTGCTTTGCTTGAGATGAAAGAATGGATAATTTACGATCTTCATATTCATCATTTACTTTGACTGGAACAGTGCGAATGGTTGTATCAGCATCATTGACATTATCATGGGAAAGACAATAATTATAGAACCACTTGGCTTCACGAAACAAACCACTGAAATGACTCTTGACAGATTTAGATAAATGTGAATAATCAATCTTGGCTTCATATACTTTACAAGTTTGTGATTTTCGTTTTTCTCTAGTGATTTTTAATTGAGTGATTCTATCCATCACTCTTATATAGTATTACAATCGTAAAAATTATAAACAATTCCAAAATTATTTTTATTATGCGGCTTACATCCCACTACCCTAAAGAGGTTCGCCCTGTTCATGCGGTCGTTCGGCTACGCCTCACTTCCTCACTCACAGAGCAAACATTCCTTTGGAATGTAGGGGCTTTACGCCGCCCCCGTAAATATTGGTGTGTATGGCACACCACATTGTTTGGCATGTATGGATACAGTATTAACTTCAAAAGTCGATCACGCCGCTGGGCATCTGCCTGGACAAACCAAACAATCGATAGGAGCACATGGGGATGAGATTTTTCATTAAATCATTTCCTGAATCTAAAAACTTTAGTTTATCTCACGACTATGGAGCTAATTATCGTAGTGCAGGAATGTTTTGGTGCGCTTGGATCACTGGTTACGGTTATAGTAGAATGACGAATGCATACAACGCTTGGGCAATGGTTTCCTTTCGTAGAGGAGGAAGTAAAAGCATATGAAAATCATTACAGCTACAACATTTGGCGACAGTCGTGCCTTCCGGCACGACTGTCGCAATTCGATCTTGTATGCTTTAAGATGCACCATGAGCATTACAAGAACACCATTTGCATTTAGTGTTATATTATCAACGCAACGATCTTGGGCCAGTGCAGCATTTGCAAGGCTTGATTATCGAGGATACCACCGGGTTGCCAGATGAAATTTATTAAAACATCATTCGCAGAGTGCCGAACTTTTGAATTTACACACAAAAATTGCTTTGCATTTACGAATAATCAATTTTGGTGCTCGGCAGCGAATTGCGGGCCATATAGTGTATTGCAGCCTAGTGATACAGTAGCATCTATTGCTTTTGCTTATGGAGACTGTAAAAGCATGAAATTTCAACGGCATGTAATAAGGTCAATTACCCCTCCCGCAAGGGGAGGGGCTTGTTGCACCGTTTTAGACGGGAACATTAGCAGTTGTTAAACCGCTGTTAGGCAAATTGACAGTTGCCCAATCTGGATAGCCTGTAGCGTCCAGATATTTGAGAACGATATTTTTAGAAGCATTAAGGTCAGCATTATGTTGAAAGCCACACAATCTACATTTGAAGATACTTTGGTTCTTTCTATTGGCTTTTTTAATATGTCCACACTTGCTACACCTTTGCGAAGTATAACGAGCGTCAACATATACAACATTGCAACCTTTTGCTTGTGCTTTGTAAGTAAGAAATTGTTCAAATTGAAAGAAATTCCACTTATTGACTTCTTTTCTTTGTGGCTTACGCAATGTTTTAACTTTATTTTGTCTTTCTTCAAGAGTAAGTTTTCTTGCTCCACCACGAATGCCAGTCAATTTTTCAAGAACAATAGTTGTTCCTGCTTTCAATGTTCCAACAATTTTTTTAGTAATACAATGATTGATGTCTTTCCGCATAAGTCGTTCGCATTTCTTGATTTTCAACAAATGTATCTTTGCGGAGCGAGACTTCTTGCTTTGAAGTTGTCTCCTCAATCTTTCATATCGTTCACTCAATTGTTTAATTCTTCCACCACCAAAAAATCTATTATCACTAATTACTGCGAGTTTCTTTATTCCTCTATCAATTCCAACATAACTACCGTTTGGTTGAACATCTTCACTTTCTTTTTCAAAAACAATGTGAAGATAAGTTTTTCCTTTAACTTGAAACAAATCAGCCGAACACTTTTTCCAAGAAAGATATTGTTGGAAATACTTCGGCACAAACAATGGCAATCTAATTCTTCCACCAAGCGTAAGAATGTTGATTGTTTTGTTGGCAAAATCAATAGTCAAACTCCGTTCATCATACCTAATTGCACAACATTTACTTTGAGGACAAGAAACTTTTTTGCCTTTCTTTTTAAGTGCTTGAACAGAAGTAAGTGCCTCTGTTGCTTTAACTCTTGCAGAAATAGCAAGTTGGCTTTTCAATCCAGTTGTTTCTCTAATGTTGTGATAGGTAAGGTGATGCAACCTCACTCCGTTGAACTCTTGGTTGTCCCAAGCGGTAGTGCAAACAGAATTAAAAGCATCTGTGTAAGCCTGAATTGTTGGCTTAAACAGGTTTTTATCTACTTTCAATTGCACTTTAATGGTTCTTGTCTTCATCATATACCCACTATATATAGTAGTGCTGATGCAAAATTTTTAACAATTATTCCAAAATTATTTTTAGGAGGCGGTCATTCCTCCCCCACCACAAGGGCTGCCTTCGGCAGTATTTTTGCTACGCAAAAATATGGAGGTTTCCTGACCGCAAAATTATGAAACCATCAATCGTTCGCATATACTCTGAATATAGGGCCGCACAATGCTTTGGGAGAGGTTTGGGCGGATCTGGTTGGATAGACCATGCATTTTGGTCTTTGAATTTTACTCACGGTTGTTATACTATTTGGTCAAGGCGTACAACAACGTATGGCACGACGGCATTTGCAGGGGGTGGCTATAAAAGCTATAAAGTAAGACCATGAGATTCAATTGTGTCCGTTCTAGTTATGACATCACTTGCTGCTTTAGCAAGGCTCGCTGTACTCGTAGCCAAAGCATGCTGGGTTATTGGGCTTGGAGTTTTGCAGAGCGTGTAACTTTTAGTCGCACACGACCTTTCCAATGGTATAGTGGTGTCGCCTTTGCCGCTGGCAACACAGGAAGTTTCAAAATATGAGATTTAGCCACCATCGTCCAAATGCACGTAGTTTTGGAGCAACCACTCGTTATTTTTCTGCCTTTTCACACGGCCATCAGAGATATTATGTTTCTGCGTGGCGACCGGGTTGGTTTTTTGCTACAGGCCACATTGAGCAAAATGGTATTTGTTGGGCGTTTGCTCACATGGAGGAATTTAGCACATGAGATTTGTTAGAACTGTGTTTTTGTGGTATGAGCGACACAACGGAAAAGATGCAAGCTATTTTTCCAGGCTAGAACATTGTCCTTACCCACAAAGCTATTCTCGCTTTTCTCGATGTTCTTATGGATTTACTATAAATTCGCCGTATGGAATGAAATCATGAAAATACTGTTTAATCGGATTTACCCCAATCAATCTCATCTTCCTAGACCATACACAAGTTATTTTAGGACAGCCATACTTTCTTGGCATCCACAAAGTCAATATACTTTTGCAACTAATTCTCTTGGTTTCCATATTGTCATACCAGTGAGTCGTAAGTAAATCATGAAAATACTATTTCGTCGAATTTACCCCAATCAATACCATCCGGTTCCCCGGCGATTTACAAGCTGTTTCGGGAGAATGATGTTTTCTTGGCTTCCACAAAGCACATATACTGTGTTTACTCTTTCTCACAATTTTCACGTTGCCGTACCTGCGAGCCGTAGATGAAATTCCTTCCACCTGACGTTTCGATATTGGGTCGATCCCACCGGAATCATGGGTGGGAGTTAATTCGTTACCACGAAAATCGTGGACGGTTGCTAGGTCGCACACATTCCTCTTGGCTTTTTTCAAAAAATTTGGTATCCTGTTGTTATATGCAAGGGCTGTCATATTCAATTGCAATAGCACTAGGGACCAATAATGAAACCAGGATTCATGATTCAGATCGAGGGGAAGCCTTCAGCACAATCCGTTGACATAATTGCAAAATTATTGAAACAAATTCAGAAAGACACGCCGATCCGGCATCGGGTCGGCGTATTGATTTTGAATAGCTATGTGTTAAGTCATTCTAATGCCGAAGTCAAAACATTATCAAAAAGGAAGATGAACAAAGCCATTGCTGGTTTGTTCATACCTAAAAAGAGTAAAAAACATTTTGGTCTAGCTTGGATAGACGGATGTGATTGTCAAATTATATTACCCGGTCGTTTACCTTATTTGTGGGATAAAAAACATCCATCATGGATGGCATTGATTTGGACAACTATGCATGAGGTAATTCATTATCAGCAGTATAGGAATCATAAAAAGTTACAAGAAGATGGCGTTGAAGAAAAAGTAGACAGAACATTAAAACGATTGGGGTATGATACATAGGTTGGAGGGCGATCCATGAAAATTTTAATTTGGGTATTCCTGCTTCCGGTAATCATCATTTGCTTGCCATTGTTAGCATTAGTGATTAGATTCTTGTTATTTCCACTGCTAGCAGTTGCATTAATCACTACAGCCATTGCCTCGATTTGTAGTTCTAAGTTTCGACACTGGTTAGAAGCACATTAAAATGAAATTCAAATCTTCGATCTCTTTGACCACCTATTCTAGTCTTTGGAATCGTTGGGCTGTTTCCCGATGGGGAAATAACACTCCCTTATCGCAACGTGGTGTTGTAGGACAAAGTTTCTTTGCCACCACCTGGGGTTTCTGGCGAGATGAATCAGAACATGGATTTAATGAGTCTCTTGGAACATATGGTTGTTTCAAATCTGATCTGCGATCATTTCATAGAAGGCCATTATCAAGATGATTCTACAACGTGGACGTATTGATCCAATTAGCAGGGGATTTAGCAAAAGATATCTGCGTTCATTTCATTTGTGTAAAATACGCATTCCAGGTAGAGGCTTTGGTCATAGCTACAGCAGATCATGGCAAGGTAGAAAATGAAAACTCCATTTCGTCGTTTGCGATTTCCACCTGATCGTTGTCGTGCATTCTCACAATGGAATTGGGCTACTGCTTGCTGGGCAGATGGTAGGCGATTTGGAACCAATTGGCCTTTTATTGTGGATCAATCGGCCAGAAGAGGAAGGACAAGGCGTTTTACATGAAAATGATTCGCACCGCAACTCGACTCAGACCGCATTACAAGAAATCAGTCTGCTTTACACTGATGATGAAGAGTGCTAGAATATCCCGTTACGCTATAGGCAAAAGTCATTGGACTGGGGTGGATTGTTTTGGACAAAGCAAGTTGAGAAGAAAATGAGATTTACATTCAAACTTCATCGTATTTTAGATAGACACAGTGCTTGTTTTCAATGCTGTATGTTTCGTGCAATTCATAGTATTGACCATAGCGGTAAAGGTCAACGACGCAATGTAGAATTAAACTTGGGATCGTACAGATGAAATTTCGTCGCTTTATAGCAATTCACAACATGCTATCAAGTCGTCAAAGAGGATTGTTCGGCTACATCAGTTACGCCTTTACAAATCAACGATTCAGATCGTCATTGCACTTTAATTTAATGTTTTCAAAAAGTTACAGATTTTGAAAACTAAGTGGACAATTCGACAAAATCTTAAATCAGATTGTTGGACATCCAGCCGCCAAATGGCGGCTGGATGGTCTACGTCTTTTGTTGCTTTACATATGAGCAGACGATTATATTGGTCTGCTGCTTTTGGAAGCTCTTCATGGGCTAGAAAGTATTTCCCATGAAATTCATCTTTAGAACATTTGGTCCACAACTAGAGCAGTGGGTTGGCCATCCATCATCACGTCGAACATTAAAAAGAAAACACAAATATAATATGTCGGCTTGTTTTTGGAAACAGTCAATAGTGAGAGGAGTGGTGGGGCAAAGTCATTATTGGGGCAATCGCAATCAACAAGGCTGGTCATGTAATCGTACATTTAACTCTTGGTCACACAACAGATGAAAAATCATTTTCACATATTGAAAGGACAAAATTATGAATTTAACAGTCGATGAGCGAAACCTTATTATACAAGCTCTGTATATGCGGAAAAATTATATTGAAACCAGAGATCCCACACTAAGTTCCGCTGATCTGCAAAACATGAAACGCAATGCAGAGATAAGAGCGTTGACTACAGAGCAAATGCGTACAATAATTACGGTAGAAGATTTAATAGCTAAATTGTCTTCAATATGAAAATAACTTTTAGAGGCATGCACAGTGTAACACTTGCTTTTTCATGTCGATATGGTTGGTCGGCTGGCTGGACAATAGGATGCAGTTGGGCGACTAAGGGAGGTCGATGTGCTTGGCACGTTTGGGATATGAGCCATCACATGAGTTACAGATGAAAATAATTAACAGAAGTTCATTGGTTCTTTGTAGAAAAGCTGCTTTTGCATGGGGTAATTGTTGGTCGAACGGTTGGACTACAGGAATATATTGGAGTTGCAATCGTAGAGTAACTTGGTCTATGTGGGTGGTAATGTGGCATAGCAAAAAACAATGAAAATAATTCATAAAAGCTCATTGATTACCCAACGATCAATCTGTGGGACTAGATCGAGAGAATGGTGTCTATTGTCATGCGGAACATTTTGGTGTATGTGTTGGAATTGCAATTTCCCATGTTCTACACTTTGGACAAGGGGATGTTGCAGCAGTAGGAATCGCAGAAGATGAAAATTATTCAAAAAAGCTCTCTGCAATCAACAACGCAAGCGGTTTGTTGGACAAGGGCACGCCATTGGTGTATATTGTCAGGTGGAACATTTTGGTGTACCTATTGGAGCATTAGTCTTCCGTATTCCGCACTTTGGAGTAATCTACTAATGACATCCAGATATGGAAGAGGCCATAGCAGTCGTAGGAGTCGCATGGGATGAGAATAAATTTCACAGTTGGAAAATGCAGTTAATCATACTGGTCTATTAGTGCCGCATGGGTGGCAAATGATTCTTGGTGTTCTAATTGGTCAAGGGGTCACATTCATAGTTGGGATTTTAGGGTAGGAATATGAGAAAAAGAAAAGGCATTATACTCGCTGGCGGGGCTGGTACAAGACTCCACCCTATGACTTTGGTAATGACTAAACAGTTATTACCTATTTACAATAAGCCGATGATCTATTATCCCCTATCTGTTCTACAAATGGCAGGGATCAAGGACATTCTGCTTATCACCGATCAAGAAAGTTTACCACTCTTCCAAAAACTTCTCAAAGATGGAAATCAGTGGGGGCTACATATCAGTTATGCAGTTCAAACTGCACCAAAAGGTATTGCCGAAGCGTTTATTATTGGCGAACAATTCATTGGCAATGACTCCAGCATTTTAATCCTGGGCGATAATCTTTTCTATGGAAGTGATCTGCCACAATTGTTCAAACGAGCCAATCAAAACATTGGAGCAACCATCTGTGCGTATCAGGTGTCCGATCCTGAACGATATGGCATCGTAGAGTTTGTAGATGGCAAGGCTATATCGCTTGAAGAGAAGCCAAAGAAGCCAAAAAGCAATTATGCTATCCCCGGCATCTATTTCTATGATAATCAAGTCGTTCACATTGCCAAGAATCTCAAGCCATCTGCCCGTGGCGAATTAGAAATCACTGATGTCAATAAGGTGTATCTCAAACAGGATCAATTGAACGTAGAGGTTCTTGGTCTTGGCTATGCTTGGCTCGATACGGGTACACCAGATGCACTCCTTGAAGCGGCCGAATTTGTAAGAACAATTGAAAAGCGACAGGGGTTGAAGGTTGGAGAACTGGTGACAAAATGAAAATGCTTCGCACCGCAATTCAAAATACTGTTTGTCGTGGATGGCAAACTTGTCCGTTTACATCATGTCGCACATGGACCAGCCATCTATTGGTGTCAGGCAGAATGTTTGCCTCATGGTCATTTTGTTGGCGTCACATTGATACCGTCAGTCGGAATAAACAATGAAACTTATTCAGATTAGAACTGCAATAGCCCTGAATATACCTTGGTCACGTAGGAGATCAAAAGCGTGGAGGATGTCTTGGCTTGCATCTGTTCATCAAGAAAGACATCTAATGACACAGGCCAAAAGCCAACATACTTTGCTAGGGCAATCCAGATCATTTATTATAGGATCGGCATACCATTGAAAACATTCTGGTTCATTATTTGGTTTGTTCCATATGCAACTCACGCTTTTGCAAGAAGCGGATGGTGTTGTACTAAACATACGAATATAGAATCTGGCTCCTTAATCAAATCGCAATGTTTTAGCGTAGAACGATTAGCTAGTTGCTGTGGACGTAGAGGAATGTTCTTCTCTCAAAAGACCAGTAGATGAAACTCACACTCAATCCCGGTGTTGGATTCACGCATCGTGTGAAAGCATGGAACAATAACATGCAATACTCAAGTCGTGTGTTATCGCATTACAAAAGAAGATCACAACGCAATTCCATTCTCTTTAGTCAAAGTTCACGATGTTGGGGAGAAGGCAAGCACACCTCAGACAAATGAAAATGATCCTAAGAAAACAAATGAAATCATGGCATGTGCCAGCATCAATAGAAGCGAATACCATACCACTCTTCTTTAGAATGTCACACAGTTGGGAAATGCCACTACCATTTAGTATGAACCTTCGGTTTTCCTCTAGTTCCTATTGGTTGTTCACAAATTTCGTTTAAGATATATCCCATGTTAATGCAATTTGTAGCTTGTCAAACAAATAGACATTGCTGTTGGATGCCTCGACCAGTTCCATGTTTTATATCTCGTAAACAAATATGGCTGGACCATTCGTGCAAACATCCCAACATTAGTTCTACCCATTCATTTGGTGGCCTACTTCATCTCTACCTATCAGTCAGGATATATCCCTGATGTTCATGCACCACGCTTTAATTGTCCTCTCGAATAGACGCCAATCCTATTGGCACATACGACCGTATTGTGTATGGCAATCTACTATCCCTCCACATTCTTGTAAGCACATGGGCATCGCCACTCAATACTCATATAGTTTTACCAGACAAGTCTACATATCCGTCAGGATATATCCCGCCCGTATACCCACATAGGCTAGGATATATCCCCGCATAGGATATATCCCATATCGCCTGGGATACATGCTAGGATATATCTTCGGGCATATATCCCCAGGATATATCCCACCTTTCAAACACCCGTTCAGACCTTCAAATACCTTCCCAGACCTCCATAAATCAATTCTAATAGGTCTGAATTAACAATCGGTCCAGAACTTCGTTCTGGACCGATTTGATCTAAATTTATATCATTTAATTCAATGTATTGTATCGCATTATATTCGACATGATAAGATCCATTATCAAATTAGTAAACAATAAGGTGTCAAAACTGACACTTAATCCATGATTCCTTTCACAAATGGTCAAAACTGGCGTATAATAAAGGAGGAATCTAGCATATTCCCACGTAAAGCAATCCCTGATCGCACTCATTTTGAAGTGTAATAAACAAATGAAATTCATGTTTTTTGCAAGACGGACATGGTTGAATAAAACCAGTCGATCCTTTTCTTCTTCACGCTATCGTTCGGGTATCATGCACAAACTTTTGTGCTACGCACAAAGCATAACAGGAAAATGAATATCCTTTTCTTCACCACTCAGTACGGTCGTAGTCCCAATAACAATCTAAATCGCAAGGAGTCTGAACGAAACTTCGATGTCATTCAGATGGACGGCATATTGGAGCCAGTACAAAACTTTCATAGCGACCGATCTACATGGGAAATGGTCAACATATCTTGGATAGAGTTTGCCATGCAAAAGTCTCGCAGTTTTACCACTAGAACTACCTGCTCCACCAAACTAATGTAAGTTCGGTGTGTATAAGTTCTCCCAGAAGGAGAAATTTGATGGCTAAGATGACCTTAAAAGAAGGATGCCCAGGTTGCGGTCGTAAGTGGGGTGAAGGCGAGGGCCAATGCTCCCGATGCAAGCGATGCCTAGAATGTTGCGGCCATGAAAATGTAGAACATTCTTGTGCAGCAAAATGGGCAAAGAAAAACCCTGGTCAACGTGCAAGATCGACAGCAGCCTACGCAAGATGGGCAAATAATGTTAATGTTCTAGGCGGGCAGGGGAATAGAAGAATCACCTAACTAGGAAACTAGCAGTTTTGTAAGTTATAACCATCTAAGAAACTAACGTCTTTGTAAGTACAAACATCTAAGAAATGAAATCTAAGGACTACAAATCTATCCAATGGATACAAATTTGGCATGATTGCCCAGCTTACCAAAGAACCCCAAGTGCAGTTGTATAGCATCGACCTATCTTACCCATCTTACCAAAGAACCCTTAGTACGGATGTATAGCATGGGCCGCTATGGCGATGCTGCGCCAATTTTTTAGAAGCCCCACCCGGCGTGCCGGGTGGGGCTTGTCTATCTTACCAAACAACCCTTAGTATGGGTGTATAACACGGGAGGAACTGACCCAATGCAATTGGACAGGGATAAAATCGAAACGGCGATTGTCCATTTGTCGTCTTATTATTCGACGGTGGACAACATTTTGTACGAACATTATTCTGTTGAGGGATTGAAGAAAGAACTGGACGAAATCGAAGCATCTAAGATGTATCTTCAATCTTTGCTTGACGAGGAGGAACCATGCACCGAGTAATCAAGGCCAGACTGTTTGAAGTCCAGGGCGATCAAGAGGAATTTGCCGATATTATTGGCGAACGTGGAGAAATCCATTTGACTGACGGCGACAACTGGTTTAGTCCAGAGTGCGGCCAATCGGTGACCTTCATCAAAAAGCGGATCACCAAGAAAGATGGTGTTATCACGATCACTACCGGCATGGGCAATACATTCAGGTTCAAAGCGATTGCTCCCGAAGTGATTGCCAAGGAATTGCAAGGCAAGATCGAACGTGCCAAAACTGAATTGGCAAAGATGGAAACTGAGTTGCTGAAATACACTTGAGTTCCGGCGTATAACAAGGAACATTGAAAGGAACAATCATGGTGCGATATAGAATCCGTAAGTGTGGCCTAGAGGGTCTTTACCTTAGTTCTAATGGAACTTGGGTAGAGTGGAGCAAGGCCCGAAGTTGTGTTAGTCAAGAAGCGGCTTTGGCATTTGCTGACCAGCATGGTGAAACCAGTGTTGGTCTATTTGCTAACAAGTGTCGGTGTGATGCCAAGACTAAGAGGCGGAAGCCGAGGGGTTGGGTGTTTACCAAGGCTGGAACCAACAAGGAAATCGGCTATGCCCCGGCAGAAGATTGTCGTAATGCCGACGATGCCTACCGGCAATTCAGTCGTGAGTGTGGTGAAGATTTTGACATTTACTTTCGGGATACATCCGGCAAGCTGAATAGCTGTGCAGATGAATCCAGACCGGAAGATTTTGAATGAATCTTTAGTCCCGGTGTATAACAACCAGCAGAGGAAATGATGAATTTTGAAATTTTGATTGATTTGGTGAAAAAGCACGGTGTTCGTGCCGTAGTTAATTCACTGGCCGTTGTCATTGACGAAGCGGCAGAAGCAGGCGAAAATCTACCTTACGACACAGAGGTTTCAGACGAACAGATTGATCCTAATGATCTGCGTACTGTTGCCGAAAACCTTCGAGCCGATTTGTATTGAAAGGAAACTATCATGGCGTTACGAGCGTTCAAAGCTACTTTTTTGGTAGCAATAGACGAAGATGAAGCGGTTGCCAATGAACAACGTGGCGAACTTGCAGGACAAGTCACCGTTGAGGAACTGAAAGAGTACCTGAACGAAGCACTACAGGTCGATTGGGATAATGAATCCGAAGGCGATCCCTGCGGTATCCAAAGCGTTGAAGTGAATATCGAAGGGCTAACCGAATTGACCCCTGCCGAAATCAAAACCACCTACGGCGACGACTAAGCGAAAGGCAATACCATGAAATCTTGGGAAATTACAATCAATCAACTTGCCGGGGAAACCAGCGTTATGCCAGCATTGTTGATTGAAGATGCCATTCTTGTGAAGATGATTAAGGATGGCAAACCATACGAACAATTATTGGAGTACGTCAATGGCAATTTCTAACGAAATGGCGTGGCGGCTAAGGTCTGAACGTGGCTTGAGTCTGCCAACTGATAGGGAATACGAATCGCCTCGCATAGCGGAAATTGCGAAGCGACAAAGAGAACTGTTGGACGAGTACGATGCTTTGGACGTTGAAATCTTGTCCCTATGTAACCCAGGCTTGAAACCATTAGACTTGACCCCAAGAACTAATCGTATCTAGTCCCGATGTATAACCATGCGAAAGGAATTACTGTGCTTCAAGTCTTTTCTATTTTGAAAGCGACCGAGGGTGGCAAGGGTCAGAAAATGGCCCTGATTCAATTGCGATCAGCAGGGATTAAAGCCAAGCCTTGCACTTCCATCTATGTCGGACATACTGGCGTAGAGGTCGAGGGCAATCAACGGGAAATCAAGAAAGCTGAAAAGATTATATTCGGTTAGTCCCGGTGTATAACCATCAGCGGAGGAAATGAACCATGACAAAGATTCTTAACAAGCCAACTGCTCCTGCCGTTTTGCGGGATGCCATCAATAGGTGGATCAAACGGAAATATGGTAAAGACCATTCCAAGTGGTACACCATGAAGGCATGGAGGGAACGGGGCGAACCTTACGGCGATCATGCTGTGGGTGGTGTTCTTATCATCGAGGAGAGTCCACTATACGTCTGTCTGAACTACGGCGAAGATGGATGGAAGGCGGATACAGAATTGCGTACATTGTGCGAAAAGCACGGTTATTACTTTCAAATGTTGTATGCCTGGGCATTAGGATTTTACAAAGCATGAAACCAAAATTACCATTCCCTTGCAAGGTAAAAGATTGTAAGGGCGAAATCAACAAGGGCGTGTTTGCCCACCGTATTCGATTAGTGTGCAACAAGTGCGGTGCTGTTTATTACAGTGACGGCGAATTGTATATCTGGTCTGATGCGACTGGTACACACGGTAATCCCCGACAAGGAAAATCATAGTGGACAATCCTGAATACAACAATTGGCGACGAGATATATCCTGCGAGTACGTTCTTCGTACTGGCAAGTCGTATCCCCGATTGGGAACAAAGGCGAGGGACAATTTGATAAGAACCCTGGTTGCCATGTCCGACATGGATGCCCCACCCAATCCTATTCAGGCAGTTGACATTCTGCTACAAAACCATCTGTTGAGTGCCGGTGTATAACACAAGGCAGAAAGGAAACCAATCATGTTTGAAGTCAACTATTGGGGCAGTCATCCCAACGAAGGAAACGACGATTGTTGGACTGGATCGGACTATGAAACCTTGGAGGAGGCATTAGTTGCCTTCAATGCACCTGTGGACGAGTATTACCACACTAGCACCATGTATGTTTCCCTGGTCGGTCCCGATCACGAAGAATACCGGAAGAATCCCGACTTTGTGCCTGACCAGGATACATCCGACGACGATTGGAAGCGGGAAATTGCCATGCAGGCTGGCATGATGGGTGGTGTTGAGGCATACAACGATACAATGGGATACTAACATGCGACAAAAAGTATATGTTAAGAAGGGTATGAAATTGGATATTCATACCGGACATCGTGAATTTGATAGACACTGTGTAGACGTTTCATCCTGTGCTGCGATGGGCGCAGCGCAATTCAGCGGCGTGGTAAGGTCGATCAGTGAAAGCGAATCCGGCCAGCATTACGATCTTTACAGTTGGTTTAGTGACATTCCCGATTACATTCGGCAGATTGCCAAAAAGTATGCCGATGCCAACAATGGTATCATGCTTCATACTTTTCATCATCATGGTGAACACGGCAAGATCGAACATGGTTGTGTGATTGTCAAAGAAAGAAAAATCCTGGCAAAGATTTATGCCGGTCCCACTAAGAAAAGCGACAACATCATTGACGTTGTGGCCGAGTATCTGGGCGATTGTGACGACAATACAAAATATCATTGGGCCTATTCAGTCCCATTGGGCAGACGAATTAAGCCGAGTCCGGTTGTATAACAATCGGCATCAGAAAGGAAACCAATTATGTCCCTTGCAGCAGTTTTGAATTTGCGTTCAGCTTCAAATTTTAGTTTGAAGGAGTTGCGAGATACTATGCGATCCCAGTTCGTTGAATTGGCGGTTGCGGTTGAGAGTTTTGATCTTGAGTGCGAATACGTCGAAGATCGTCTTAATGCTTTGGTCCGAGCATCCGGCACAAAGCTGCCCATTATCAGCGGTAGCGAAATTGAAGATGAATACCGTTCGGCGTATGTCTGTGGCTATCGTGGCATTATGGGTTGTACCCAGGCCGATGCCGAAGATCATTACGACTTTCCCAGCCACGTTGAAGTGGCGTACCTTCATGCTCCAAAAGCCTGGATTTCCCAGGTCGGTCTTGCGGTGGGAACCCAAGATGCGTTGGAAACCCAAGCATGGTACAAGCATTGTGCCGAGTTGGAAAAGGTGTCAACATGAACCGAGTAATTGAAGTCCATCCGTTTAATGCCTGTCTTACAATTACTTTTTTGAATAGGTCTTTTGAAAATCCCACCCCAACTGTGTGGGTGTGTGAAAACAAAACGACCTATGATCGTGCTTTGGCCCGATTGCAGATTTTGGGCCATATTGAAATTGTCCAAAATGGTGCAAGTCACGTTGAAATGGAGGCGGCATAACATGAACGGTCTACAACTATTGGAGTGGTTGCAAGAGATTCCCAAAGAGTCCTTGGCAGTATGCCGAGTGGTTTTGGAAGTGGGAACGGATAACGAAGAATTGGTAACTGCCAAGTATTACACCAAACCACCGGAACCACAACCCACCATTTACTTGATTCACAAGTAAGTGAGTCCCGGTGTATAACAAGAGGCAACAGGAGATTCAATAATGAAAACAAAAGTTCAAAAGACTTATTGGAACAGTCAGGGCAAACATCAGACTGCCTACGATAAGCTGAAAAACCTTGTGCCCGATAGCGGTCCTGCCGATACTCACGAAGGTGAGATTCTTCGGGCTGTGAGCAAGATTTATTACCGTTATTACAATGACGGCGATAGTGTGCGAATGAAAGGTGGTGCTGTCCAAAGTGCTTGCACCTTCTTGCAAAGGTCTGATCTGCCCGTTGGCATCAGTCGTACTATTGAGGAACTTCGTGTGGCCCATAACAGACAAGAGTACGAACGTCACTTGGAAAAATTGACCAGTAAGATTGTCGTGTGGATCAAGGCCAAGAAAGGCAAGTATGTCGAAAATAAAGATGACTACTTGCAATACTAAGCAAGTGAGTCCAGGTGTATAACCAGAGACATGAATCATTAGCCTGTTGCCCAACAGGAATAAACATCACCCCCGCTCGTAGCGGGGGTGATGTTGGAAACAAAAAGGAAAATCATGCGTAAGTATTCATTTGCTCGATTGACAACCGAAGATGGCGACTTTAACGGTATTTGCACCGTCCCTTTTGCCAAGAAATTATTGGCAAAGGGTTTGCTGGCATCTTTTGATGGCAAGGTCGAACAGTCCGATTCATGGGAATGGTGTTATACTGTTGCCGATGAACGTGCTGATGAACTGTGCAAGATGGAAGGTGTGTCATAATGGACCTAGAACACTGTGCAGATTGCGGAGTAACCGTAATTTTTGAGTCAACATCAGACCTTCCCGACGTAAGGGAATATGATGTTTGTACCGGATGTGGCAAGCATGTTTGTCCTGATTGTTCTGTAATCGTAGACGAATCACCCTACTGCAAGGAATGTGCGCCGAGTCCCGGTGTATAACAGAAATCATGCAATACGAAGTACCAGTCATTTACAAAGGCCAATGCACGTTTATCGTGGATGCCGATACCCCTGATGAAGCTAAAGCCAAGGCCGAGTTCAAATTCAAGAACGGCGATGGTGTTAGCGAAATGGGCAACGAATGGGAAACTATTGATACCATCTGCGATCCCGTTGAAATCGAGAACGTAATGGGTTGTCCAAAATGCGGCGAGGAAACATCCCAAGAGGAATGGCCGGGCTATTGCCCCAAGTGTGGTCATTGAAAGGAAAGAAACCATGTCAAAGATCAATACGAAGTTTGTCAAGTGCATCACTGTCACCGATCCCGATACGGGCGGCGAAGTGGAAATCGAAATTCGTAAGCTGGATACCGGCGCAATGGTCGGCATCGACGGTTCATATCTTGAACAAGATGTAGGAGCCGTTTACAGTCCCTACGATAAGGGTATCAAGCTGGATATTCCAGATGACGAAGATCACCTGTAAGTTCAGGTGTATAATCATAACCAACCGAAGGAAAGAACTATGAAGTTCACTGAAAAAGTAATCAAAGTGCCCAAGCACGATTGCGATGTTGTACTTGAATTTGATGGCGGGAAGCGGTTGACCATCCAGTGTCGTCCGTCCAATGCTGATGTAATGTACGAGGGCAGTCTGGATATTATTCTGCCCGAAGATCAGTGGGTCACCTGTTGGGAGGGCGACGATATGCAACCTTCCAAGGGTCAAAAACTGCAATCCGAAACCCGTTTTGCCAAGCAACTTGTAATGGAGTTGCCTCTGCCGAAACCCGTCGATTTTGAGAGTTTCGGTGAAGCAATTGAGCGTGGTCGGTATGAGTTCAAAGGCGGCGACAATCTGTTCCGAGAAGAACTGTTGAAGGTCTACGGCAACAAAAATGCAACTTTGGCTAAGTTGGACAAGTTGCTTGCCGACAAAACCTTGGACAAGCAGGACGTATTGACCGAGTTCACCAGCATTGGCCTGGGCCTGCGTAAGTGAGTCCGGGTGTATAACAAGGATCGAAAGGGAATCACAATGAAACGTATCCAGTTGATCGAACAAGCCAAGCAAGTCATTATTGACCGGGATGAAGATGCCTGGGAATTGTCCAGCGACTTCTTGGAAGGATTCAGCGAAGGTGTGGCCGAGTTTCTGGCAGTCCTACTGAAAGAACCCGTGGCCGATCTGTTGGAAGAAATTACCACTGTTGACAAAGGAAACTAAAATGCCCAAGATTGATCTGTGTTTTTCTGGTTGGATGCGTGGAGTCGAATTGACCAAGGCCACTGATAATGACGGCAAGATCATCGACGTTAGCCAAATGGATGCCAAGCAATTGACCAAAGACTTGCAGGAAGGCAATCTGTTCGTCAGCCTTGCCGATCTGCTTGCTAACGTAGATTGCGATGATGATAACATCGAAATCTTTGACTTTGAACCGTCCACCTAACCCCCAATTAAAACCATGTACTACTATATTTGTAATTGCATTGATTGTCTGGATAACGAAGATTTCCTAGACAGAGTTGCGTCCGATGCAACCATGCTAGAACAAATGGTGGACGAAGAAAACGGCGAAGCCACCGAAATTACCCGACAAGAGTTTTGCGAGAAGTGCGTGGTTCCCGAATCGTTACAGCACCTACTGGATAAACAGGATATATCCTTTGGGGAAAACTACGGTGTTTGCTGGATGTACGATCAAGACGAAGATATACATTACTTTTTCTGTTAGTCCCGGTGTATAACCATGAACAACAAAGACTCACGTTGGCGACAACCCACTCCTCTGATGCAGTTGATTGCTTTAACTGGATCAATGGAAGGGCATAAATGCAATCATACGGAAGGGATTATATCCGATTCGTATTATTGTCGTCAACTAGACGATCACGTTGACCAGTTGGTTAATTTACAACCATTTATCAAACAAGGGAAGTGGTAAGGCCATGAGTAAACAAGTATCCAGCAGTATCATCGTTGCCCTTAGCAACTTCAAGATCGTGGGTTGCGTTGATGCCAAAGACTATCGTGGTGCAGAACATCCCTACCCACACGGTTGGAAGGAATTGACTGACCAAGGCGTTAAGTTCGATCAGGTAGATATTGATTTGCCTAGCCAAGAAATGGCCCAGGCATACGTCAATCATTTCAATCCAGGAGAGAAAACAGTTGTCATTAAGGCAGAAGTTCATAGTGACGATTGTGTTTATGAAGTCGATTTTGATGCCTTGCCCTGGTTCCAACAGGCAAACTATGACGAAATCATGGCCCTGGCAAACTACGATTGGGGCGGCGATTATGAGGCCGATGTTGTGGCCGAATATGTTGCCGACAGTGACGAAAAAGTTTCCCAGTTGTTCAACTATGTTGAAGCAAAAGAAGGCATAGGATTTGAGTGCCATGTAGACAAAGATTCAGCGATGGCGTGGCTGAAAGAATATCGGCCCGACATTCACAATGGCATCTTAGATCAACAATGCTGGGATGCCAAGTGAGTCCAGGTGTATAACAAGGAACAGAAAGGAAACCAATCATGGAAAAGCGAGTCATTACAGTTGTTGTCGAAGGTGGTGTCATTCAAAACATCTGCGATATTCCCGAAGATATACAGATCGTTGTGCGTGACTTTGACGTTGACGGCAGCGAAGATAATCTGACCGAATACGAAGGTGACGAGTGCGTTGAATCCACCTGGGAATCAACCTAAGTCCCGGTGTATAACAAGGATCGTTCCGCCGAAGGCGGAACGATCCAACCCCAAGGAACTATCATGTTTATCGAAGGCAACATCACAACCAGACTTGGCAATATCGGGTATGCGATTACCCAGGGCGACCATGTTTCCCTGTCAACTGGCGATCACGGCAAGCCCGAACAGCAGTTGGTCTATCGTGGCAACTTTTACTATGTCCATCTTCATCTGTATTTGGTAGATGGAGTGTGGCAAACGAAGCAATCCTATGATTGCTATGTCAGTCGAAATCAAATGCAGCGTACCCCCGAACCTACCCCAGTGGCAATTCGTGCCATGAAGGAAGCGGTTACTACGGCGTGGACTGAATATGCGGCCTTGCATCCTGAATTGCTGATAAAGGCGCAAGTCAAGCACTTGCGAAGCAGGATTCTTACCAAGGAACAAGAGTTGACTAAGTTGAAAGAACAATTGCAGTCAGAAACCCTTGAACTAACTGGCTATACCGAGGAGTTGAACGGGTTAGTTCAGGTGTATAACATCACTACGGAGGAAGATGACGAATGAGCGGCCAAGAACTACACGATTTTGCGGTCCTGGCATTACAGGACGAACACGGTCTGCCCCTGGAAGCGTTTGACATTCTGTACGAGTGTCTGAAAGCCGAGGGTCAGACATACATCACCGATAACGTCAGGATGGCTAATGATCGAGTCACCCTGCCCCCTGATTGGAAAGATGACAAATGAATTACAGCAGCAACGAACAAGGCGAGGGCATTTTGACCTTGACCCCTTTGGAAAAGAAGTTGTTTGAGGAGGGTAAGATTATTCACCATCTTAGTGGTGATCGTTTTGGCATTTTCACCATGACGGCGAAGCTAACCCGGCCTAACAGCAGGGCAAAGCGGTTTCCTGTGGAGTCCTACGGCGAAGGCTATAAGCCTGATCCAAACCCTGTATCTGCCAGTGTTAAGCTGATGGAAGATCGGCGGGATTACATACGACAGACTGCCGAGCAGTTGCTTTGCGAATACGACTTCGGCTCCGATACGTTTGAAGATGGTGATGGTTGGGAATGGGATAGTCAAGAACCAAATATCACCAGTTGCGTTATCTATCTGCGTGAAAATGGTACGGCAGAAGCGACAACCCGTTTCCGATTCAAAGTAGACTTCACTGGCGATAAGCCATTAGCCGAAGTCTATTGAGTCCAGGTGTATAACATTGAGCAGAAGGGCATTACTTGGGATGGTCGATATGCGAAGCCTCGATTCCCTTTTGGGAAGAACTTAGAGCGGGGTTCCCGTAGTGCCGTACAACGGGCGGCGAGGGATTTTACAACATCCAAGAGTCTTGCATGTCCGGGTTAGATTGCAAGATATACCGACCTATAGCCCTTCTGTTCATTTTTTTTGGAGAAACAATCATGCGATGGGAAAAGGTAATTTACGAAGTCCAGTACAAGGTATTCGATATAGGCGAGAGGGTTACACCCACTAGCCCACGTTGCCCCCTGGACCCTGGCATTTACACGGTTACGAAATATCACGGACCAAGGCACGAAGGCGATGAAGTAGTGGTGTTTGTCGAAGGTCATAAAACGGGTGTCAGCGGCGAGTATCTGACCAGCGTGGATAACCCGGTTAATAAACCGGATTGAGTCCCGGTGTATAACAAGACATTGAAAGCGAAAGAAAGCAAATGTCACAAGTGCCAAAAAGACTTGATGGCAACGAAGCGATCAAAGCGGCTGCGGTAGAAATCTGCCAAGTGCTGCGAGTGACAAGGAACGTGCCATATTCTTATGCGGGTAATGAATATATGACCCCCGAAGAAGCGGCAGAAAAGATCATTCGTAAAGTCATCAGACAAACTAGACAACGTGGCTAGTCCAGGTGTATAACAAGAAACACAAGGAGAACCAAAATGCTAGTCAAGAAAATCACCACTGGATTCGTTATCCAGACCTTTGATACCGAACTAGGCAAGTTCGTCAACCAAGACTTTATTGCCGGTGACGGGTGCGATTACGAAGATGAAAATGGCGAAACGGTCGATAGCGATCTGTTGGAAGTTGACGGCCAGGAAGCATACCTACCCTTCAACATGCAACAACCGGAGTAATTATGTTCATCGTCATTGACAAATATCATTTTGATGCCTATGGCCCCTTTGCCACGGCGGCAGAGGCTAACCAGTGGGCAGAACACTTCCGAGAAAAAATCAATGCCCCAAGGCAAGATTTTGAAGTGCTGCCCCTGAAATCAACAGAGTAGTCCAAGACTGGCAGATCAGGTTCGACTCCTGATTTTCGTGACCCTTGCTGCGGTGTAAACTTCGGCTTGTGGAACTTGTATGGTCGGAAGATTATACAAGGGCGATTATAGTTTATGGTGAATAACCAGTCGTCGCAGTTCCGGTGTATAACAAAGATCGTTCCGCCAAAGGCGGAACGATCTAAAAGGAATTAAAATGAATACCCTTGTTGATCTGCTGGCAAAGGAAGGCAACGGTGCAGTTCAAGTCGATGCCTCCCCCGATAAAGTTCCACCAATCGTTATATTGGCAGGACCAATTAAAGTCTGGTGGAATGAATGGGATAGCCCACGACATAAAGAATACACCCACTGGCGGGATGCCGTGCGTGTGGCCCTGGTCAAAGCAGGCGTGGCAGTTTATAGCCCCCACCGAGCAATCCAAGGCCGATGGAATGAGCGTTTGCAGGAAATCAATAATGCGGCAATCCGTGCCAGTGACTTCGTAATCGTCCTAACACCACCCGGTATCCCCGCCGATGGTACAGATGAAGAAATCAATTATGCCACCACACACGGCAGACCATTGATCTTTGCCCCTCCTGGGGGTGATGACGAAATTAAAAAACTGGTTAATAGCATCGTCAGTCCCGGTGTATAACAAGAAGCAGAAAGGAAACCAATCATGTCCCGTAAGATTTATGTCAATGTCACCACCCGGCTTATTATCGAAGCCGAGGAAGATGTAGAAGTAACCGAAGTCCTAGAGAATATGGACTATAACTTTACTTCCCAAACCGACAATGCCGATATTGTCGATACCGAAATCAAGGATTGGGAGGTCACCGATTCAAAATGAGCCACCCCAAAAGCGAAATCACCCTGGCCGAATGGACGAAACATTACGACCGACAAGCCAAGATACAAGGATGGTCCCTGTTCCAAGATACAAGGGATGAAACTATCCGTATCCAAAAGATTGATGATGCCGCCAATGATGGCAAAGAAGGCGATGCACAACTGACCGGCGATGATATGGCTATGCAAGTTGTGTGGGCAGCAGCATCCAATGGCGACAAAGGTGCTTTGCTTGCCCTGTTCCTTGACGGTAAACCAGTATGGGATGAAAACCATAACCGGCATCCCGATCTGAAATATGCGAAACATTGGATTCCCTGGAATCTAAAGTAAGTCCCGATGTATAACAAGGGATGTATCCTGCTTCGCAGGATACATCCCTAATCAACCACCAACCAAAAAGAACCATGTCTAACACAGTAACCATTCAGCTACCAAAATGCTGGCATAAACTTGTCGGCATAAACTTCCAAGAACGAAACGATAAGGGCGAACTGACTGCCCGTATCAATAGGAAAATCGTTGAAGTTCTGGATGCCAGTAACAACCGGCAAACCAACGACGATCCCAAACCCTATTACGACGACAACCGTTCCGTTGAGGCTCAAGCCAACAACGGAGCAAGAGTCATTATCGAATTGTCCAGCGGGCAACAAAATTATTATGCCGGTTGTACGATCATCGAAGATGATGAAGAAGTCTATTCCGAAACTTGGGAATCAATCGACACCCTTAACGAAGTCGAAACCTACGAAGGCGACGAATACGTTATTAAAGTGGAGTGGCTATAATGAGTTTTACACACACTATCGGTATTCGTGAGTGGATCGGTCGAGCATGGCCCCACGAACTACCAAAGGTCTGTTACATTTCCGTTCAGTTGATTGATGACCATTACGACCTTGAAGTAGAAATATCCCACGGCACAATCGGTGGCATCTACGGAACCGAACAAAGGAACCTGAATGTTGCCCGTGACTTGGCCGATGAATTGGATGCCGAACTAACAAAACGAGGCGTGAAAGTCGTCTATACCCGTGATGAATGGGAAGATATGCAACTTGATGGTGAATAATAAGTTATTAAGCTAGGATATATCCCACCCGTGTATGCGACCGGGATATATCCCCAGGATACATACTAAGGATATATCCCTGGCCCTGGAAATTACGGCAGTTCACCCTGTATAACATAGCTTACGAAGCAGTTAATAAACCCTGCAACCGTATATTAAGTTGTCCCAGGTTGAACAAAATAGCAATCTTTATCCACCATTGGATTAAAGATACAACCCGTTGATAACTGATGAAACATGGATCAGCCATTGACAAACCATTGACAAACCATTGATAAGCCTCCCCCGGCAACGCCGGGGGAGGCAGATTCAAACAACTTTGTGGGAATCCTGCCCACAATCCTAATTAAAATGGGATTAAATGGTGGGAAATGAACCCAAAATACCTCAAATGCGCTCCGTCAATCAATAATAATGCCAGATATATGGCATACGATTGATTCAAATTAGTAATAAGAGTTGTCTGGGTGGTTAGTACCTGCGCCGTGTTCGACACAGGTATGTTGAACACGCATACGCAGGCGAACAGAGTCACCCTGCTTCGCAGGGTGACTCCATTGAAATGCTTTCCTCGCAAGCGAAATTGTAGAATAAATGCGAGTGAAAGGATTCCACGAACTTGAAAACTTTTCCTAATTTGATTGAAAAGATTCCAGATGGACAAGAACCATCCGGCGAAGCCGGATGGTTCAGTTCAGGTGTATAACAAGAGACAGAAGGACAAGAACCATCCGGCGAAGCCGGATGGTTCAGTTCAGGTGTATAACAAGAGACAGAAGGAACCAAACCATGAGCATTAAAGACAATTACGACGAAGGCGAGTGTCCTGATTGTGGTGATCCCATTCCCGATGATATGGTGGATGGTGGCGAGTGTGCCAACTGCGGTCATGTTTTCTGTGAGAACGATGAAGGTCCATCAGATTGGGAGGCACTTCCCCAACAGGCCAAAGAAGATTTGACACAATGGTTCAATGCTGTTGTGGTTGACGATGACGACAAAATCCTATTGGCTCAACTTTACATTCGTGGCAATTTTCATGCTTGGAATTGTCCAACATGCGGTGAACGAGTGTATTGGGGTGATCCCGAAGATTGGGACAACTTTCAAGGTGTGTGCCAAGCCGACTTTACAAGTTACCCTGGCAGTACCGATTATTACACTTTACGAATTGTAACCCAACAGTGTGATAGTTGTCGAATGAACTGTCCCACAGTTCACAATACAGACGTTTGTGGGATTGGAGAGCCGGGTTGTTGGTCTGAGGAATAGGCAACGAAGTTCAGATGTATAAAAAGCCCTTCCGCCTTTGGCGGAAGGGCTTAATTCAAACGAGTCCAGTTGTATAGGTGGCGGAATGAAAGAGATCAAGAATCCCATATCGAACAAGCAGATGGCAAAGGCCCTCAAGGGACCGATGCGTAAGCAGCGTGACGGATTTTATTCTGCCACGATCAATGGAGAGGTCGTTCGAGACTTAGCCCCCATTGGTAGTAAGTATTGGTTTGAATACCATTGTTACGAGGGGTGGGATTCATCTGATGTAGAAGCCTGGATGCACAGTCATCAGCAGGTTGAAGTGATTGGTGTATCCGAGTGTGAGGGTTTGTGTTTTCGGACCCTTGCCGAACGTGCGGATGCAGCAGATGTTTTTTGCTACAAGGTACGATTTGCCGATGGTGTGGAGTGGGCGGTATTTGAAGATGAGTTGTGTGTTGATCCCAAGGATTTTTGTCGTCCTGATCCACCGGCTAGGAATCAAAAGTTAATTGACCAGGTGTTTACTGTGACGAATACTTTCCTGTATCGGGGCATGAGTGATGGACAACCCTTACATTAAGTTCTTGGTAATGCACAACACTACAAATTTGTGTATTGCCGAGTTCGAGGATCACAAGCAGGCGTGGTCCCATTATACGGACATACGAACTGTTGAGGGAACGAAGTGGGCAGAGGTTCTTGGTATTCACCGAGAACTTGGAGTAATTCGACTGGGATATTATGTTCCCAGTCCGGGTGTATAACTAGCAGCGTTCTACTACTAACCAAGGAACCAAATCATGTACCGATACCGAGATAATTCTGGTGCAACCAGACTTGGACTACAGCGTATGGAAAAGCATCTTGCCAAGATCGGTCAAGTGGTCGAGATTCAGGGCAAGCGTTGGAGTGGCAAGTATCTTCATCAAGAGGGTGTATTTGTCAAAGGCATGACTGGCACGGCTCGATTTAATTCGGTGCTTTGGGGTTACGGCGGCGAAGGCCCCCGTGGTCTTGTGCAACTTCTTGTGCGATTAGGCGTTGATAAGCAAGTTGCTGAAACGGTTGCGTTCCGTACCCCACGGCACGATCAGGATGGACTGGATTGGACGATCAAGTTCCCCGGAGGCGAGATTGCTTCTGTGTTCACCGTGTATAACGAACGTCCCGTGAAGGAATGGAAGGCAGTAGCATGAGCGTATCCAGAGGGTGTGTGATCGTTGAACGGCAACCCAATGAGTGGTATTGTATGGTTGCCCAGAACGAATACGATTACGAGTTCAATGGTAACTATTCGGTCTACGGTCCTGCGGATACCGAAGATGAAGCCTTTGATGAAATGCACGGGCACGAATCGAATCCGGGCAGCAGTACAACCTACACCCATGATCGTATACCCAAATGGGTGGTTGAACTTGTTGATCTGGAACTAACCCGAATGAATCGAGGAACATAACGTGGCAATGAAAAGAATAACGATGGATGCAGGTGATTTGAATGATCTTCAACATCTTCTGCATATATTGCGTGACTTTTACCCTGGCACTTATGATGCCATTGGTGAAAGGATGGATGTAAACGAAGAAGCCTTGAATGACATTCTGGCCCAGGTCGGTGTACCTGCGGAGCATTACAATGATGATCCGGTGGATGAAACCAGAACATTCAGGTCGATAAACCATTCCAGTCCAGGTGTATAACAAGGATCGTCCCGCCTCTGGCGGGACGATCCCTAATGAAAGGTGAATGATGGCAAAAGAATTGACAGCGGCGGAAATCCAGCAGCGTATGGAGTCTGCGATGATTGCGTTGGAAAATGCGATCAGTGAGTGTACGTCTGAGTTGGACCCGAGTGATCTGGTGGAAGCCGGAACCCACATTTTGGGGGAGAAGAACATTCAGGTTCGTACCCTACGGAAGTGGGTACATGCTTTGGATCGTTCGTTGGACACCAAGGCCCAGGCGAATGAAGTGGCGGCAACTTATACGTCAGTACATGACGGTAGTATTACTTGCACTTCGGCTTGCAAGTACAATATCAAGACTAAGAATTGTTTTGACATTGAAATGGCAGATAATGCCGAGGATGCTGACAATGCCGATGCCCTTACTGATGAATATGTAATGGTTGATGGCAAGAAGCTGCGGGAGTCTGATGGCGTAACCTTTGACTATTAGGAGAACCACAATGCAACTAACCGTGCGAGAGAAGCGTATTTTGGAATTTGCCTTGAATTTTCTTACCAGCAATTTGGATGATGGTGAGGTCGAGGCATTGACGGACGTTGAAGTATACGAACTGGACTATGAATCTGTATTGGCCGAGATTCATGCCCTGACACAGAAAATCATGGTCAGTCCAGGTGTATAACTAGCAGCGAAAGGAACCGATCAATGTTTTATTACCACATCTACATCAACTTCGGCGGTCAAAACAAGAATGGTTATTCCTTGTGGTTCAAGTCTGATAACGACTTGGACGACGACGAAGATGCCATTATTGACGAGGCCCAATCCCAGGAACTATTTGTCAATGAGGATGATGACAAGTGGGTTGAAACTGCCGAACAGATTGACGAAGAAGATTACCAACAAGCCACAGGAAAGTAAAATGTCACTAGCAGACAAAACAAATGATCTTGCCCAGTTTAGTGGAACCGAGCAGTATCATCGTTGGTCGATTCTATTCCGACGAATGGTACTATCGGACGGTGCGATGTTCGTTGCCAAGAACGGTGGAACGTCGGGAGCATTTTGGTTGATGGATGCGATTGCGTCCCACCAGCCGAAGGCGTTGAAGAACGAGATGCTACGAGACATTCAGTTCTGGAACTTGAAGGTGACAGAGAAGAATGGCAGTAAGTCTGCGGTTCTGACCTGTCGTGAGGATAGTGGCCGGAAGCCGGTCATTACCCAGAAGATTGAGTACACGGATTTTGACCTTCCCGAGATTGATTTGTGGGTAGGTCCGGTGGACGAGTCCACCTATACGATCCTATTGCCCGGTGAATACTAGGCAATAAGAGTTATCCGGCTTCGCCGGATAACTCAATTCCGCTGAGTCCAGGTGTATAAGTAGAAGTGTTCAGTGAGTAGTAACCATTTTTCTAACAGGAGCCAATAACAATGGCGGTCAAAGTGAAGCGTGGGCAGAAGCAATGCCCGAAGTGTGGTGCGGTGTGTGGCGTTCGTTCTGCGGTTTGTCCGAAGTGCGAAGCCAAGTTCCCGGTCAAGGCTAAGGGCGACAAGCCTGTGAAGGCTGAGAAGTCGGCCAAGGCTGTGAAGCGTGGTCGTCCTGCCAAGGCCCCGGTTCAGTCCTTGAACCTTGTGGCGGCGTTGGGTATTATCGGCAGCTTGAAGGACTTGACCACCGAGTTGGGTGGTGTCGAAAAGGCTTGTACCCTTATCGACAAGATCGACCAGCTTGCGGATCAGGCGGGCGGAGTCGAGGCGTTGAAGGATGCCTTGAAGACGGTCGAAGGCAAGGCGGTTCAGGTTCAGGAGCCGGTTAAGGTTGTGGTGACCAAGGCGAAGGCCGTTAAGGTTACCCCTGCCCCCAAGGCCGAGGCCCTGAAAGCCGAGGAAGCGGCCCCTGGCGAGGGGGTTGTGAGCGGCAAGGTTGCCTAAGCAACATATAGAACTGCCCCTGCTTCGCAGGGGCAGTTCTTTTCTCATTAACCGGCCAAGGAACCGGCCAAGAGTTGTAGGATATATCCCTTAGTCCAGGTGTATAACCATCATTAGAACCGGACAAAGAACCGGCCACAATAGAAAGAGAAACCAATCATGTCAGCTAGAAGTATTGACACTGTTGAATTGAAAGAAGTCATGTCTGGGAGTTCGGGCGTGGATGAGAACAAGACTACCAAGGTCAATTTGATTTTGGAGAATGACGGTCTTGCCCTTGTTATACATCCCGAGGGGTATGGGGTATGGGATGGCGAGTATGCCCCGATTCTGATCGAGCAGCATGAAGGCAAGATGCGATTGATTGTATGGGGAGACATTAACGATGAGGAGCCTACCCATATCATCGACCTTGAGGGTGCTAGGGAAACGGATCGTATCCCGTGTGAGGATTACAGCTTTAACAAATAAGGACATTCCATGAGCAAGTATTATTTCCTATTCGTTTACGGCTGTACTGATCCCGAGTTGTTTGGCCCTTACGAGTCGGCCGAGTTCCGGGATGCCGAGGCCAAATCATATTGGGCGGTCAATGGCGGCGAGAAACATGCGATTTTCCGACACGTCATTGATGAGGACGGCAATCTGTACGTGGGTAGTTTTATTGGTGATGAGCTTGACCAAGACAACGAAGAGGATTATCCACATGATATTACCGAGTATCAAGGCCCCTTTCAGGATAGCACCATCAGTCAAGTGAGCATCACTGAAATTGACAAGGAGCTATACGATCTGTACGACGACGATAATGGCACTTGTCTAAATGAAGGGTGCCCACTTCCGTTCCTTCCCACTAGGGAAGAAGTGGCCGAGTTTGTTCTAACTGGCAAGATCATGGGGAAGATTGAATGAGTACGATTAAGCGATTAACCGAGCGGATGATGGGTGCCGGATGGACTTTTGATACTGACTGGGAAAAGCTCCAAGATGGCACCTTCTTATCAAAGGCCCACAAGGACGGTGACCTATACACGTTGATTGCAAAGTACGAATGTGCTGAATTCGTGGTCGGCAAGTACGTAAGTACCGGTGTGACTATTGTCCATTTAATGTAATCAGTCCAGGTGTATAAGTGAGGTCGAAAGGGAACCAAATGAAAACCAAACGAAAAGCTAAGCAAGAACAAGGCAAGTGCCCAGAGTGTGGTGGTCAACTAGACTACCAAGAGGGCGAAATGCACGATGAACAGTATTGTTATACTGTGTCTTGCACTAATTGCGATTGGTCGGGTCTGGAATGGTATATCCTGACCTTTGAAGAACACACCACCAAGTAATGCTGGTCAGTCCAGTTGTATAACAAGCAGCAGAAGGAACCAATACCATGAACGAACGAGAATACGAAGATACCATCTATGTCATTGTCGAGAACATTCCGGCAATCACTAATGGCGAAGATGATACCCATGAGTGCATTTGCGTTCACCTGGGATACTTCACCGATGAAAACGTGGCCGAGGCCAAGGTAAACAAATTGAATAAGGAATACCTTGCCGAACTGCGTGACGAAAACGGTAAGGAATGGGAACCGTCCGAAGATGACGAAACCCGTTTCGGTTATATGCCTGTGGAACCTGAAAATACCATCTAGTCCAGGTGTATAACTAGCGGTGTTCAAGAAACCAACCTAAAGGAACTAAACTATGACTACTTACGTCGTTGCTGCCCGTAGCCAAAACACAAACAGCTTTGGCTTGCGAGGGTACATCTTTGTGGACATTAACGGTAATGCTTGTGAAGCAGCCAGCGGTCACTTCAATCATTACGAAGGCGACCGAGTAAGTGTCCGTGACGGTGATCCCGAAAGAGCATTTGCCAATGCTGGTTACGAAATCCCCCATGCCCGGCCCAAGGCCCCACCGAACGTCGTTAAGGAAGTGTGGAAGGTCCAGCCGAAGGCCAAGGGGAAGTGCAACAAGTGCTTTACCGAAGTCCTGGCCGAAAACGTCGTTGATGGGCTATGCCCCACTTGCCAACCCCATGAGGTTGACCCCAATGCGTTCGATGTTGTTGGGTTCATCATGGCCTACGAAGGTGGTCAGCTTGATGACGATGCCACTGTCGAGGGGTTCCAGAAGTTGATCGACGAAGGAACCTGCTGGAGCTTGCAAGGACATTATGGCCGAACAGCCAAGGCCCTGATCGAACAAGGTCTATGCCACGATACCCATGCGGTATTGGCCTGATATACAAGCCCCACCCTGCGAAGCAGGGTGGGGCTATCTCTTGAGTGCAGTTGTATAACAAAAGGCAAAGGAACCATACCATGAATCTTTATGAGATTTTGCTTGCCTTGGTTGGCAAGAACGAGCAGGAGCGAGCGATAGAACTACGAAACATGGGAGTGTTGCCGGTTCTTGTCCAACATATTCAACGATGTTATGACGAGAAGGGCCAGTTAGTTTCAGGGATTTAATTCCAGGGAGATATTCCACACGGCGCACTGTAAATGCGTTGACCTATTAAGTGTGGTAGAGGTCAAGGGGTGCGATTCCCTTATTTCCCACTTGTTTTCATTAACCACTTAAAAGGCAATCTAATGTTATGCACCTGTGAGTGCAGGGATGCGGATACTGAAAAGGAAGTCAAGTGTGAATGTGGCGGCAAACTAATCAAGATCGGCAAGCAGGCTTGCAACGACGTATATCGTTGTGAGGAGTGCGGCAAGATTATACCCCTGGACAATGGTGGGTGTGGGTGAGTCCGGGTGTATAACCAACAGCAAAGGAAACCAACCATGACCAAGAAGAAAATCAAAGAGCGACTGGAATACCTGCGTGGCGAGATTGAGGCTGAATGTATCAGCTACGGTGAAATATCCGAGCTACAATCACTAGCGGAGTATATCGAGCCGGGCGACGTTCTGCTTTTGGAATGGGCAGGCGTTCCAGAGTTCCCCGAACAGGATCAGTAACATGAACATTCAAACATTGGGTAGCAACAGACAGTCCCAAGGCATGATTCTGATTATCAGTGAAAATGGCAGATACCGTCTGTGCAATGATAATCGTTGGCGTGACTTTGCCATGTTTGGCAACGTGAAGGGTTGCGTTAAGCAATACCGAAGCATGGGTCATGCCAAACGACGGGCAAAGCGAGTTCATGGCTTTGTTGTCCTGATTCCTAATGGGTTTGAAGTCGATGCCAGTGGTAACGTCATTGAAACCATCCCCTGCATTGATAAGCCGGGCTATGTCAATTACAAGCATCACAAGCTAACTGAATATACAGTGGAACTGCCAGCATTGATTAGCTGAGTTCCGATGTATAACAAGCAGCAGAAGGAACCAATCATGGAAAATTATCCAACCCCCCATAAGTTCACCGTCAAGTTCCAACGTGAGCAAGGCGATGACACGGTGTTTGCCCAGGCACTTAATCCTGACAAATCACCTATGGAACAACTGATCGAACAGTTCAAACATGAACTTAATGCTGATCCTAGTTATCGGCATGTTCAAGAATACCTAACCAATACACAGTTTGCCCGTATCGTTAATCACGATACACGGGTGATGGCAACCTATGCTATCATGGGCATCCGATTGACTGGCAAAGGAATGTACTACATCTGGGCTGAGTTCACTTTCAAGTCCCAGGAGCTTCACGACGTTGCCCTACAAGAACTACGGACCCTACTGCAAGAAACCTATGACCACTTTGGGGTGGCTGGGATGTTCAACATTGAAGATTAGTCCAGGTGTATAACAATGATCGTCCCGCCTTTGGCGGGACGATCACCTGAAAGGAAACCAACCATGCGAGTAAAGTTTTTCGACATTGAATGGGATACCGAAGGCGAAACCTTGGATGCTTGTGGTCTACCGTCCGAGTGTGTTCTTGAAGTTGAGGACGACATAGACATTGAGGAGGAAGGGGCAGATGCCCTAAGCGACCAATACTGTTATTGTGTGTTCGGCTTTTCATACGAGGTGCAATAATGCAGGTACGTTGTACTAACATTGAATGGGATACCGAAGGCGAAACCTTGGATGCCTGTGGTCTGCCTACCGAATGTACTATTGACGTTGCTCCCCGTGACCCACAATGGTTTATTCCCGGCATTATCAACGATGAAAAAGTTTTGATGACCCTGGCCGAAGAATATGGTTTCAACATATACGGTTGCCAGTGGGAACTTGTATCCAGTCCAGGTGTATAACAAAGCGTGGAGGTTCAGATGGATAGCATAATGAAACTTAACGCTGAGAAAGACCCGAACTACTGTCCGTACTGTTTGCGATGCAGCGGATTAGTGCGAATGGTGAAGGTCGAACACTTGCTATGGAAGTGTAAGTGTGGAGCTATACACGACGAACGAGAGGCAAACAAATGAATATGTACTACGTTGGAATAAGCAACGATCCAATATACCCTGGTATTATTAGTGGTCCATTCGATCACAAACCGGGACAACTGATGCCCCACTATACCCTATGGATTAAGACCGACAGGTGGGTGCGAGTAGAGTGGTGAGTCCGGGTGTATAACATACAGTGGAGGAACTACTGATGCGATACAAAGGTTACATCATTAAAGAAGGGGCGTATGGCTTTTATGTCACAACCCCCCTTGGTCAACGATGGCCCGAGCGAGCAGTGACCATCGAGACTGCGAAGCGATGGATAGACTTAGATATACTAGAGCATCACAGCGTAGCAGCGTGAGTTCCGGTGTATAACAAGCGTAGGATATATCCCTGGGATGTATGCCCAGGATACATGCTAGACCACAAGGAAACCAACCATGACCGAATCAGAATTGAAAGCGAAACAAGATGCCGAAGCGATGGCCCGGCAGATCAGCAACTACTTGAACACTTACGGGTTTAACACCCGTATCGAGGCCCTAATGTCTGAAATAGACATGGACCATCGAACACTACAACAGACGTTCACCAAGATGTGTGTTGCTTGGTTGAACCATTGTGGTAGCGATGAGTATCGTTACGACGGTCGAAATGAAGCCAGTCATACCTTGGGCAAGAAGTTCAAGGAAGTGATGGCTAATGAACAATACTTGCCGTTCATTTAATGTGGAACAAGCCTTCCCCTGCTTCGCAGGGGAAGGCAATGGAGAACATGATGATAACGGCAGAAGTACAAACGATCCTTGAACGGATCACAGGCGATTTCATTGCTGATTGTGGATCGGCGTATGAGGTCAACAATGGTTGTTGTGAGGAATGGGGCTATGAGGTTTTGGAAGCCCTGGCGGATTTTCCTTGCATGGTAGGTTATTGGGAAACGGATGTCGATCAGGCACACAGTTCCCATGTGTTCATTGAGATAGATGGACGATGGTATGATGCCGAGTGTCTGGACGGCGTGGATGATTACATGCAGTTGCCATTGTTTGCCAAGTGGCAGAAGAAGCACCCTGGTGAAGTTGAGCCTGTCCAGTTGGAGGACTACAACAATGCGTATCAGGTAACGAGACCAACGAGGCTTGGTTACACAGAGGAACAGTTAGCGGCGGTTTTGGTGCGAGACGAGCAATTCAAATAAAAACGGTGGTTGGTAGCTACCCAGCAGTGCTGGGTTTCTTACAGTGTGTGATGGTTGGTTGCTGCTAGCCCGGCAGTGTTGGTGGTTCTCACTGCCGGGCACTCTTACAATGAGACGGTTGGTTGCGTTGGTTGCGTTGTCTGCCCTCCCTCCTGCGGTGCAGGAGGGAGGGTCTCCTTCTCTTTGAAATAATTTCTTACAATCGTGGTTGGTTGTGTTGTTGCCCACCCCGGCGTTGCCGGGGTGGGCTTTTTCTTTATAGACTAGGGACTAAGAACTACGATCTAAGAACTAGGAACTAAGTAATACACGGTGGACGGGTAGTTTAGGTAAGCATCAGAGTTCAGATGTATAATTAACGGCGGAACTTCTTGTTTATTTTGTTAATGCTAGTGAGTTCAGATGTATAACATGAGGCACGAAACAAGTGCCGCCAGTGGATGACACCCCACTAACCTTGTCACCCTTGAATGGGTTCTAAAATAGGGGCGGTTGAAAATGTGGGCTTTGGCCGGATGCCTGTTTATGTCTCATTGGTCTAACGGAATGACGCCAGACCTTCAATCTGGAACTGCGGGTTCGATTCCCGCATGGGATACTGTGGAACTAACATCACTTTTTTGGAGCAATCATGCGTAAGTGGCTAACCTATCCACACCGATACGTCGTGGACTGTGTGTTCATGGCAAGCGTTCTGTACGTCGTGTATCTGATTTTATCCTGTTGAGTGCAGGTGTATAACTGCCGGTGTTCAACAATCAACCACAAGGAACCGAACGATGACTGGCAAGAAAGCAACTAAGTTGTTTCATACCTACCAACCCCACAACCATATTTATTCGGTTGGCCCTTGGTATGTGCTGGTGAATGTAGTCACCCGTAAGTGCCAGATCACCAGCGGCGACATTTGGTATGACATTCCCCGTGACGAAGCGGCCAACTGGCTGCGATACGGGCAACCATCGGCAGTTAAAGCGGCATAGTGCCGGTGTATAACTGCAAGTGAAAGGAAATCAACCATGAGTAAGAAATACTTTGTCGAGTTTGCACGGCATATCCGTGAGTTGGTCAACTGCGGCCAGCGTGTTCAAGCCCAGGCTTGCTACGACATGATCGTGGCTTGCTATGACAACCCCCGATTCGACCGAAGCCGATTTTATACGGCCTGCGGGTTCGACAATAAAGTTGCTTTGGCCCTTGCAAAAGCAGCTTAGTCCAGGTGTATAACTTCAATCAACAACAGTCAACATCATCAAGGAGAATGAACATGGCGAAGGGTGGAGTGAAGGTTGTGTCGGAGAAGGCGAAGAAGGCCAAGACCCCGGCACAGATTGCCAAGGCCCAGGCCAACGTCGAAGCGTATCAGCGACGTTGTGCGGCCTTGGTTGCCCAGCGGGAACTGGCGAAGGCATATCGTGCCTTGTTCAACGTCGTAGGAGCCGATGCCACCATTTTGGTGCAAGCGAATCGGTTCGTGAAGAACAGCCGGTCGTGCTACGGCTACCAGGGCACAGACCTGGAAGTGCTGGCCCAATATGGGGCAGCGGTTGAGGCTGTCAAGAACAAGGCCAGCCGTAAGGCCGAAGTTCTGGCCCAATACAAGGCTGCGAAAGCGGCCTAATACGAATCAAACCGGCAGGGGTGGGTGTAATGCTCACCCCTGCCGGGGCGAGCCAACGCTTTTACTTTCCAACCAACGAGGTCTATATGCAAGTCAATGTTGCCGAGCGTGTGCAAGTGATGGATGTTCAGGGTGTGCCGGTCGTTGTGGCAACGTCCACGATTACCCTGAATGGCAAAGTCGATTGTTACCTTGCCGAAGTGGAATGGCCCAAGGAACACGACGACAAGGCCGACGACTATCTGTATCGTTTGACACCTATGCTGGTCGAACTGGAAGTCAAGGGATATATCCCTACTTACCAGCGGCGTATGGGCGGCATTTCGTTCGAGGCTAGTCGATCAGTGGCTACCCTTGCCCGTGCGGCCTAAATATATCGGGTAAGTCCAGTTGTATAACTGGCTCCGTTCGCAGTTACTATCCCAACCACAAGGAACCCTAGTTATGATGTCTTTGGAAGCTATCCGGTCTGCCAGTGATCGTGCCACCCGTCGTGCTGCTGGTCAGCGGCGTGTCCCTTATGTCCCATACGATCAAGCCGAGATTGATCGTATGCCCCCATTCCCGATGCCTTTTATGGGTGACTATGCACCCCAAGGGTGGACGGCGGTGGGCGATGCCTTCATGGTCGATTCCAGCGGTTTCGGAGCCGATGATGAACCGGCCCTGAGTGTGCAGCGGTTCAAGATGAAGTTGACCCATGACTTGGACAAGGGCTATGGCTATGCCATCGTCGAATCCGGTCAGTTCCAGGTCTACGTCCAAGCGTACAAGCCACCGGCCAACTACAAGGCCCGGAGACACCCGGCCTAGTTCTATACAAGCCCCACCCTGCGAAGCAGGGTGGGGCTATCTTCTCTAGTCCAGATGTATAACAAGGAGCGTAACGATAACCAATCACAAGGAATGAAACCATGAGATTTTCAATTGTAGCTCGTCTAGGCAATATGCGTTCAGCGGTCGAGTGGACCGTATACCCTGATATGGGCGACGGTTCATTCTTCCAGATTCAATCTGACCATCGGATTTGTCGGTTCGACAAGGTGACCGGCAAGGGCATGATTAGCAAGCACAAAGCTAATTATGCTTGCAACATCGACCTGATGCCGATGCTGGGGGCAACTGAGATAGTTGTACCCACCGAAGTCATCGAAGCGGCCAAGGCAGCACAACCCCATTCGGGGGACCATATTGGAGGCCACGTATTCGTGGCCTAGAAGGGGTGTATCAGTGGAAGCGGTCAACATTATCGAATTGTATACCGTAATTGTAACCATGTTAGGTCTGCTAGTGTTGGCAACCGAGTAAGCAGTCGAGTCCAGGTGTATAACTAGCAGCGTCAACGAAACAACCCAACCACAAGGAACGAAACCATGACCATCCACTATGTCAGCCAGAACGAACTTGAAGGCATCCTGTTGCGGGTTGCCACGGTCGAAACCCTGGGCATCGTTGCCCTGACCGATGCCGACCTGTACGTTAATGCAGGTGGCGACCGGAAGGCCGGTGTCAAGTGCCCGTTCCAGAACATTCAGAAGCGGGCCTTGGTCAAGCGGGCCATGACCTGTTTCAGCTACGTTCGGAGCCGAGACAACGAAAATGCCCGTCATTGGGGTGCGGCCATCGAAGCGGCCCGTGCCACTGGTGATGAAGCGGCTGCCCTGGCCTTGGAAACGGCTGGGCCGATCAAGCACGATCTGCAACCCCGTAAGTGGGGCGAGCGTATCCAGAACACCCCCCTCATCCGACACAAGGGGCAACTGTATCTGGAAATGCGTATGCAGAAGGAAGGGCCAGCGAAAACCATCGTCGAAACGTCCTACTTCGACGAGCAGGGCAACGAAGTCAGCAAGACTGACCTTGCCCCGTGGGTCAAGCCGAAGCGGGTTAGCGATAGCGACCCGGTGGACTTCTTTTACAAGGAGTACCGAACGGATCACGTTGTCGAAGTCCGAGCCGGTGGCGAGGTCTACATCGTCAACGAGTTGGCCCCCTATGCGGAAACAAAGGCCGAAGCGATTGCGGCCTAAGTTGTGGGAAGGGTGGACTGCCACGGCTTCGCCGTGGCAGTCTTTTCGCTAAATGTTTTAAGTGCAGTTGTATAACTGCAAGCATGGAGAACCACAAAATGAGTAAGCGAAACATTCAACGTCCTGTCACGATCAATGTCCGACAAGACAGTGGCAGCGACCAAGAGACTTATACCCTTGGTACAGTCGAACCACCGAAGGTCAATGGCATCCCTGTTTATCAGGCTGATGACACCTACCGAGGGGTGAGAACGAAGGGCAGCAACGAGCCGATGCACGTTGCTGATGCCCTTGATGAATTGTGGGCCGAGTGGCAGGAAGCGGTCGAGCATCCAGACAGCGACAGCCAGTTTCTTGATTGGCTGGTCGAAGAAAAGGGCTGGACGACCTTTGATATGCCCAACGTACTGGTGCATGAGATTGTGACCTAAAGCAATCTGGTGCAGTTGTATAACCAACAACGTCCAACAAAGGACAATCAACATGAGGATAACCAAACATGAATATGAAACTATTTCCTTACAAGGAACCCAATAGCAAGTGTTGGGTGTTTGACGACCCGACAACCGAGTTGAAGGCCGAAGCGTTCGTCTGTGGCATGAGTGAAATGATCGACAAGATCATCGAAACGAAAGCCTTGCCGGATACCGACAAGGGCTTCACCATGACGTTCGGGGCCGAGCCATTCGATGGTGCTGATGTTACTTTGCATTGGCTACAAGAGGGCAATCTGTCCTTCAAGTCCAAGGATGGCAAAGAGCATAGTGTGCTGATCGGCAACTGGTACGGCGGCATGGTTGCCGACAAGCCAATGGCTGGCTGGCTATGCCCTGCCCTGTTGAAGTATTTTGTGGAGCCACCGAAAATGCTTTATGTTGGTGCTGCGGCCTTGCCGGAAGGGTTTGACCCCATTTGGCACGATGCCCCGAAGAAGGCATTTGTGGTCGATGGCGACGAAGCAGAAGAATATGCCTGGGCCGACGACCTTTGGCTAAGGTGATACATGCCCCACCCTGCGAAGCAGGGTGGGGCTAATTCGCAGCAGTCCGGTTGTATAACCAATGGCAGAAGGAAACCACAATGCCCCAGATCGGTGAAACCTATCGAACCAAGTGTGGCAACGGTCGAGCAACCTATCAACCTGATTGGGATTCGGTCTTGCCCTGGATTATCTATGTCAACGGTGCGTGTGTAGCCCACCGTGGCGGTTTGGAAGTGGCTAAACGTCTGTTATACGACTATGGCTGCAACGTAGGCAGCGACTTGCGAATGATAGGGCACAAGCCCTACAGCAAGTCAGTCGTGCTGAATGAGACTGCGGCCTGGAATGGCTAGTGAGTCCAGTTGTATAACCAACAGCAGAAGGAAACCAACCATGCAATGTAAACTATGCGGTGGCGAACTAATGTTACTTGGCGTTCTTGGCCTGTTAAAGTGGCTAAGATGTCGTCACTGTGGTATGCAGTTCAGCCGTAAAATCAAACGAAAGGCAACCACGAAATGAGCAACGAACTTACGGTCAGCGAGGCCATGAAGCAACTGCGAGAGATTGCAGCAACCAGTTCTTTGGGTGATGAAACGGTCCTGTGCGTGTGCATCCCCGGCATCGAGTATCAAACAGTCAGCGCAATCAAATTGGAACGTAGTGATGGCGGTGCGATTGCCCTGATTATGCAACCCTTCGACCTAGACCAATACGAGGAGCGGCTGGCCAAGGCCCCCGAGGAACTATGATCGGACTACTAGGCATGATACTGGTGATGTTGACGGTGGCCGAGCCAAGTCAACAGACCAGCAACGAGGGCAGCGACGACTGCCCATCTAGCACTAACGAAGTAAACGGCCCTATTGAAATAAAGAACAAAGGCCCGCCTTGCTTATGCAAGGTGAACAAATAATTATTGCGTCAGGCCGGGAACCGGCCTGACGCTTATTCTCTCAAGTCCAGTTGTATAAGATGAATAAAATTTATCCTTTTAGTGATCGGCCAACACCAACACCACCGGCCCGACTAACCCAAGAGCAGTTCGAGGCCAAGCAGACTGAACTGCTGGCCGATCTTCCTAAAGAGTTTCATTCGGCCATAGCTTACAATGCTTGGGAGCATGGGCATAGTGCGGGATATGAGGAAGTGTTGATTCATGTCAGCGACCTTGCCGATGCCTTGGCCGAACCGATCAAGAACTATACAAAGCGTATTCAGGGCTAATGTGCTTGGTCCCGATGTATAGGTAATGGCACAGGAGAACCACGATGAAAGACATTATGATTCGGAAAGCAACGATGATCGTCAACTTGCCCATCGTTTGTGCGAAGTGTAAATGCCGAGGACGAACTGAGAACATCAAGATCGAAGTCGAGCATCTGCAAGTTGACGACTTACCTGATGCCATGAACATTCCTATCGGCACCCATTTCCCCGTTGGGTGGGCAGGATATGGCACTTATTACCATTGTCCTGCTTGTGTGTCCCAATACGACCAGCACTAGAGCGAGTAAACCAATGCGTAAGCACCCCGAAACCAGCACGAAGGCACGAAGCTATGCCAAGCACTTGAAGCCCTATGGCAAGCGTGTTGCCAACAAAAGCACACGACGACTTGGGAAAAAGACGGCAAGTGCAGGTGTATAAGTAGTGGCATAGGAGAACCAATCATGTACGATCAACTTGCTACCCCTGCTGATGCCTGCCGTGAGTATGCGGCCAATGTTGGAGCCGATCATCCTGATCGAGCCTGGATTCTGACGGATTACGATACATGGGAACGGAACCCGTTTTATAACGGCCCTGCTGTACCCCATCCCGAAGATGTAAACGATACGGCTGATCTGGAACTGTCCCTAGAACACGACGTTCCGGGCAAGCCGACCAAACCGAACACCGATGAAATACCGTTCTAGTGCAGGTGTATAACTACCGGCACAAGGAAACCAACCATGACAAACATAACGAGTACCACCATCAAGAAGCACGATGGTGAATATATTGTCAGAGCATACGATGCTAATGGTAAGCGTATGCCAGAAGCCGATTACTTTACCAATAGTAAGACCGATGCCGAGCAAACAGCTAAGGCAATGACCCATAAGGAGTAAAGATGATTCAGCGTATATCTAAGATCAAAGCATCGGATGGCAAACTGTTCGATAGCGATGATGAACTGGCAGCCCGTCAGTACGACAACGAGATCGTGACCTTGGCCGAGTTGAAAGAATTGCTGCGAACTTCCGTAGCAACAGGCCGAGTCGAGAGCGTCCTGAAGCATATCGTCTTGGAGCAGCAAGCTATACGAGCGATACTGCTGAAGAACCATCAGCGACAGCCTAAGCCCCAGCTTGCAAAAGCGGCTTAGTCCGGTTGTATAACCAATAGCATCAAGGACACAACAATAGAGTAAGAGGCAAGCCCTCCCAATCTTCCTTGTTGTGAAGCAGCGAAGTACAAGCTGCGTCCTCTTTGTCATTAACCACAAGGAACGAAACAATGAAACTGAATATCGAGCGTGTGATGGAAGCGGTCGAGAGCGATGATAACGTAGGTTTTTGCTTGGCTTGCGGTGCCGAAGCCCAAGGCGTGGAACCCGATGCCCGTGGCTATGAGTGCGAGGCTTGCGGTGCCAATAAGGTATACGGTGCCGAAGAAGTGCTTATCATGGGAGCTTGCTAGACCAGGATACATGCCAGAGGATATATGCTAGACCAGGATATATCTTCAGTTCAGGTGTATAAGTGCTAGTGTAACGAGACAACACCCAACCACAACGGAGAACGATCATGCGAGATTACATGGAACTGAGTTGCACCCCGGCAGCCGAGGACTGCGAACAGCTTGGACCGAGCTATGACCCCCAGCGGGCCAGGGCCGAGTGCCGGGCCTTCATCAACCAGTTACGGCGTGAGTTCGGCCCCGAGCCAGATTTGGCCCAATTGAAGATCAAGAGCAATAGCCACGACTTTGGAACGTATGTCGAAGTGGCTTGCTATTACGACGATAACGACGAAGCAGCCCAAGACTATGCCTATCGGTGCGAGAACGAGATGCCCGAGAATTGGGATGCCGAAGCCCTGATCGAACTGGGCCTACCTGCCCGAGTCTGATACCTATAGACCTTCCCCTGCTTCGCAGGGGAAGGTCTTTCCTCCCAAGTCCAGATGTATAACTGAGGGCACAGGAGAACCAACCATGCCATTACGAGAAACATTGGAACAAGCTGGCTATCGTCTAGTCAGTATCCACAACGACGAAGCCATTGTCGAAAACATCGACACCGGCAAGTGGGAAGTGTGGTTCAAGCACGACGACAACCCCAGCTATACCCTGGTCATCAACGACGTTGGGTATGAATTCGTGAGAAGTCTACCTTAGTCCAGGTGTATAACCAACAGTGTAACAAGAACCAATCATAACCCAAAGGAATCGAAACCATGACCAGCACCCCCTACATCCAGACCAATGCCATTCACAACGTCCGTAAGCAAGCGTGGCGTGCCGTCCTGAACGGCGTCTATGCCCTGGCTATCGTCAGTGACGGGCGACGTTACAGCATCGGTGCGAGAAACACGACCGGCAACGGCGTCGTCATCTTGCTGCCCCGTAAGTACGAGAAGGTGGCCCATGCCGAGGCCGTGGCCCATACCAAGTTCCCCGGTCGGCCCATCGTCCGGGTCACCGTGCCCAAGGCCAAGGTCCACAAGGTCAAACAAGCGGCCTGATTAGGCCGGTCGGCCCTACCCTGCGAAGCAGGGTAGGGCTTTACGCAGTCTAGTAGTCTAGGTGATCTAGCTATCAGTCTATGCACTAGCAACTATGATCGCACTAAGGGAGAGTGCAGTTGTATAACTGAGGGCACAAGGCTAACACTCTACACCGATGGAGGCAACTATGAAGGTTTGAATGTGAGTGCAGATGTATAACTGAGGGTGCAAGGCTGAGGGTCTATACCTATGGAGGCTAACATGAAGTTTTAAGTGTCGAGTGCAGTTGTATAACTGAGGGGGCAGTCAGCGACTTCCGCCGACTGCCCCTTAGTTTGTCCAAGGAGGAATGACCATGCCGGATGGAACGAGGAAGCGTCGTTTCAGTTCTGACCCTGCGAAACGTGCCTACTATGCACATTCGAGGGCGGTTCGGTTCAGTCGTCGTCTGTTAGGTTAAGAAACCTATGCACCGGCCCAGGCCGGTGCTGTCTTTTTATTGCAGCAAGTGCAGTTGTATAACTGTTGGCACGACCACCAATCACAACCACTAACGGAGACTATCATGCCTTACCACGGTTCACCACGTTGCAACGGTTGCGGCGGCGAGGACTGCTGCTGCTGCGAAGTCTGGCTTGAGGAGCAGGCCAGCCAGCGGTACGAGCAGATGTACGGCCCGGAGGACAACGAGGACATGGACGACTTCGACGACTATGACGAGGACGACGACGACGAGGACTTCGACGACTGCGACGAGAGCATGGACGGCGACTTCGACAGCGGCATGTCGTCTGCCGGTCATGGCATGGACGAGGACTATAACGGCTGGAACGAGTAGGTTATGCAGCCCGGACTACGACGAGAAACACCTGCTTAGTGCAGGTGTATAACTGCCGGTGTAACGAGAACAACCACCACAAGGGACACGATCATGCGAGCAAGATACCAAGGACAGCAAGCGGGTGACGAGAGCCGAACGGCCACGGCCAGCATGGACGAGCGACTGATGGATAACGAGATCGTCGAGGGCGAGGAAGTGGCGACGATGCGGCAGATGTTCAGCACCGGCCATTGGCCTGAACTGAACCGATACACCGACAGCCTACGGCACACGGGCTGGAGTCTGGAGCGTATCCAGTCCATGCTGACCAGAGCCATGAATGGTGTACGGATGCCCAAGCGATAGGGCTAACGAATGAGCCACCGGCCTCTGGCCGGTGGCTCTTGCCCCGACGAGAAACACCTGCTTAGTGCAGATGTATAACTGGTGGTGTAACGAGACAACACAACCAACACAAGGACACGACAATGCACATCCGATCTGCTTCCCGTTGCGGCGACGACATGGCCTACCCCTGCACCCCGGCCAACTGGATGGACGTACTGATGGGCCTGATAGACGAGGGCTATCGGTATCTGTTCGTCGAGGTCGAGGCCGACCATGCGACACGGCTTGCTACTGGCTGTTCGACCCACACACTGATGAAGTGTGTGCGGCCCGAGGCCGAGCGGCCACGGCCACCAGTGGCCTGCCCATCGTTCGGGCACGACTATGGCTACGACTGCATGTAGCCCATGCGTACACTACAGTATAGCATACACCATGTATGCTATACTGTGTAGGCGTACACCATACGCTAGTACACTGTGCAGTACAGGAGTACACCACACGCTAGCATACTGAGTGCAGATGTATAGCACAGCCCACGGCGTAGCCGTGGGCTGTGCCTGTCGGCCTTCTGGCCCCCTATACATCTGCACTCAACCGTGTTACAAAAAAAAGAATAGAAAAAATTTTTTGAAAAAGTTTTTATTTTTGGTTCCCCACCCACCGGCTGGGTAAGCTAGTACGGCGGTTCTTTCTTTTCAAAGGATGTTTCAAAATTTGAAATAGGGGAACTTTTGTTTGGGGGCTAAAAGGCTAAAAAACTTCTAGGGACTCCTACTCCTTTCTTATAAGGGGTTTATTGATGTGCAACTTATTGAGTATAAAATATTTTCTCTAGTGCTTATATAATCTCTAGACCTTCTTATTAAGGAGATGTTATGGATAAGAATCAGAGATTTAGTGTGAGCGTTGTACTGGATGTCAAGGAAGTTACGACGGATGGGTCAGCGGTTGACTTTTTCAATTCGACGGTAAACTATCCTAACATGGGTTACGACGGCGTGATAGGCATTGAGCAGGCGATGTTACAGGTATTGCAACAGCTTGGCGATGCTGGATTAAAGCAGGCTGTGGCTTTAGGTCATGGCGAGAAGATGGAGGCGATGGGTTTTGCCCCAAGGCTAGCCATGTTCAAGCAATAATTGAGAAACCCACCCGCCGATGGCGGGTGGGTTTATTTTTAGAAAGGAATAACCAATGAAGCAATTAAACATAGCGATGGACGACAAGCTTTTTCTGAAGTGGAAAGGCATATCTGACAAGAGAGGGGCGGATTTGGTTCCCTTGGTACGGACGATGTTGCAAACATTATCTTCGGATTTAGAGCCTGTGACATTAACGGTTCAAGAAAAAGAAGTGAGTTGTCAAGCAGAGGTGTTATCGTATAGAGGAGATCGGTACAGTTTTTGGTTTGGCAGTATTTACCTAGAAAAGAAAATGCCACAAGATTTGCTTTTAGCTTTAGAAGAAGATTGGAAATTAACAAGAAAGAATGGAGAGGGTGGTACTATCAAAGTATGTAATGTGACAATGGCTCCTGGCTCTGATACGATTCTAGATTTTTCTGGCATATCCATACTTCATCGTCTATGAGTAATAGTTTGTCCTGTTTGTATATTGTACGTACTCCATTGTGGAATTGTGGAGAACATGATGGTGGGTGCTGTACTGAATCTTATATATCTTCTATCTGCTGAAACGGATACAGAAGCTCCCATATTGACACCTTCTGGCAACACTACAATTACGGGAGCGTAGCCTACGTTATTAAATGTGGGCAATTGGACATTGGTGGCTGGCAATCTAGCTGGGCCACCTTGATCTCGGTAGGCTTGTTGTATTTGTTGATTGAGGGTGCCTTTGTAGGCGGGAGCGGGGTCAGCACCTAAGGTAATCAGTATTGTCATCACGCATAGTATATTCATTTTGTTCTCCTTCTAATTATATATAGTTAAGGAGGCAACATGATTACATTTACACAGTGGATGGAGGGCAAGGATCGGGATTCTTATCAAGGGAAGCACGTTAATGATCAGAATCATGGAAAGAGTGGTTATGTGGGTGGGAATCCAAGATACAGGGACAGCAAGAAGCCACCTTACAAGAAGAACACACCTGAGAACAGCAGAAATGCGGCCAAGCAGATAGACGAAGAGTAATTGTTTAATAAACCCACTCCCGCTTTGCGGGAGTGGGTTTTTCATTTGGGAAAGAATTTAATTTGTTCAGCATCAAAATAGCCCAGCATTGATTTAGGATCAATGATATAGGGCGACCATCTCCAATGCGTTGCCGTTCGTTCTTGGGGATTGTTTACAATAATGGAAAGTGGATCGTTTGGTGGGGCTTGGATGAGCAGGATTTGTTTTCTATGTGCGTAGCTCCATTGGAGTAATCCATCGAAGTGTTTATCTGCTTGTTCTTCAATTGGAATTCCAGCCTCAAATATTGTTCGTGTAGTTCCCATAAACCCATCTATATGTGGTACTGGATTTTCTGCTCTTCCTACTGGAAACAATAATCCATTTTTGTATATTGCTGGTAGATCTGCTACACTTCGGATGCCGTGACCAAGGATTTCGTACTTGACGGTATTCAAATGAGAGAGCACGGCTTTCACTTTATCCAAAACAGGCTTTTCAGATTTGGTAATTCTGATATCATCGTAATTACTCATGTTGGGAGCCGAAATTGCTTCTATCCATTGTGTAAAAGTTTTCATGGAATTATATATCGATTCATAGATAATAACATGAACCTGAAGAGGGGTAAAAATGAATTTCAAGCAGTGGTTACTTTCTGAAACTGATTTAGCTGGATTTTTTCAAAAGACGCAGCAGAATCAAGCGGACATTCTGAATAGGATTGGGAACATAGAGGTTGACAATGTAGTAACTCGTCCTGATCCCCAGGCGAAGACCTTATTGTTTACTGGTCGTATTCGAGGTAGTCAGGGAGACATGTATGTCACGAAACTTTTGTTTCGCAACATCTCCTATATGACTGGCATGTGGTCACCTAATGATTATCATCTCCAGGGACCGGACGGCAAAGAATATCATTTTGAAAGATTGGGTTATCGTGATACGGATGTGGAACCAAGTTGTACTTGTATTCAATTTATTAGAGCGAAAGCCAGAGGCGGGGTATGCAAGCATGTGATTAAGCTTGCTCAGTATCTAAAAGAAAAAAGAGTATTGGTGAAGCAACAGGCTCCATCGTCACCATTTTAACAAATAAGGAGACCCTATGGAAGAGATGACAATTTTTGATATAATTACATTGGCATCGGAGAACTATGATGCTGTAGAGGTGGTTTGGCAGGAGATGCCAGAGGAAACTACGATGATGGAGGCTACGATAGAGTGGGCCAAGAGGAACAGTCGAGAGATCAAGGTTGTGGCCAGCAAATAGGGGGAGTTATGGAACAAATACGTATTATGAGGGTTCATTGGTGGCAAATCACACTCATTATTGGGTTAATGGTTGGTTTTCTTACGATGTCGATCATAGATGGTGTCCGTATATCCAAATTAAGCCATAGAATTGATCAAATGCAATTAAATCAAGAGCAGGAGGCTCAGATATGTGTAGAGCGTAGTTCAGAGCTTAAAACATTACAAAATAAACTAAACGAAGATATATTAAAACAGATCTGTGATAATCAGCAAAAGACAATAGAGATTCTTCGTAAAGAGTTAAAACTGGAGTTAGAGTTATTAACTGTTCAAAAGAAGATGGATTTGCAAATGCTGATTATTCAGAAAGGGATAGATGAGGATCGGGAGTCATTGAAGCAGGAGATGGAGGTGAATCGGCAGAGGTTAGTGGCTTTACGGATGACTTTGAACAATATGGATGACAAGATTCAAGAGGGCGATGGTGCTTTTAAGATTCACATGAAGGAGATAGAAGAGGGCGGTCGTTATTGGATCAAGCGATTTGAGAGTAACGAGGCGGCGATAGCGGGGTTGAAGAAGTCGTTAGGAGATTTGGGCAAGGGCAAGTAGTGCGTAGGGGGATAGGTTATATCCCTTTAAGCAGATTGATAAGACCCACCCGGCTTCGCCGGGTGGGTCTATTTCATTTAGGACTTCTATAGAATAAAAACCGGGATATGAAAATTCGGGGATGGTCATTATGAATTTTCGGGAATATTTAGAGCAACAAGAATTAAATGAATTGTTTTCAACTGGTACTCCACCGCAAGATGGTCAATGGGTAGATGGTGGTCCATACAAGTATTTCTATTTTAACATACCTGAAGATCCTGCGTGTGATGCTTCTAAGGATTCTACTGGTGGGCGTTGTTATCAAGTGTCGTTTCAAAACCAGGGTGATACGGTAAGTGTAGCATTTAAGCCAAATTACAAATCATATGATGCTTATCAAGCTACTGGAGCGAATGTAGAAAAGCAGGTAGGCAATGGCGTTGTGTATGCTTTGAGCGATTACATTAGTCAGCACAAGCCAAAGCAATTATCTTGGGCTCCCACAATAAAACAGAACACAGATAGAAACAAAGATGCTCGCAAGAAGGTTTATGCTTTATGGATGAAGAAGAATATGTTCCCTGATCATTACGTTCCTTGTGATCCAGCGAATCCAGACTATCCAACGTGGTGGATAAGCAGAGAGTCGTATGATAAAAAGTATGTACCACAAGGGTTACCTGCGATTGATGCTGGAGAGAGGAAAAACGATTTGTTTACCAGCATTTCAATAGCCTTCCAAACACATTGGGCTAAAGAGCAGCAGGAAAGACTAGCTGCGAGGGCAGCCGAAGACGAACGCAGACGAATTGCATCTTCACCGGAAGAGGTAGCACGAAGGCAGAGACAATCGGCCGAACAGGCAGCCGCTCAACGGGCAGAAGACGAGGCTCGTCGTCAAAGAGAAAGTGAACGTCAACGTCAAATCATGATAATGATTACTGATCCACGGCACAATCCAGCAAAGATTGGCATTGGAGACATGGTTCAATCTCAAAGTGGTAGATATTGGCATCGGGGTAGAGTGGTAGGGTTTAACATAGGATATGACAATGATTTAGAGGCAATTGTAACCGACAAGGTAGATCGCCAAGGGCAGCCGGGAGAAAATACGATGTTAGCTCCTGATGGTGAAAAAATGAGAGATTTACAAAAAATATCTGCTGGGATGTTTGGCAAAGAAAAATTGAGCCGATAGCTTTACATCTTCTTACTTCTGTACTACAATAAGGACACACCTTTTTACAGGAGAAGTAAGATGAGAAAATGAATTTAGTAGAGGCCATCAACAAGATGTCCCAAAGTGTCGATGTATTATCGCAGCAATTGCGAGGAATTCGTGGAAGTCAGATTAGTCCAAATCTGATTTCATCTATCAAAGTCAGTTTCAAAGGCCAAATGATTCCTTTGGAACATCTGACAAATACGGAAGCGATTAAAGATCAAGTTTCCGTTTCTCTTTTTGATCCATTTATTCTCAAAGAAGATCCTGGCATTATGGGCCGGATTGCGAAAGCTATTTCTGGTGCTGGTTTCACGGCTTATGTTTTTTCCAAAGACAGGGTTGTGGTTAGCACACAGAAGTATGGTCAGAAAGAAGAAGTCTCATCACACATCCGTCGTTCGGCGGAAGATGCGAGGGTAGCGATTCGTAATATTCGCAAAAAAGCCAAGAAAGATGATGTGGATGAAAAGGCTTTGCAAAAAGCAACGGATGCTGCCATTAAGGAAGTGGATGTGATTGTGCAAAAGAAATTAAATACACTATAGCGTCTAAAATAAAGCCCACTCGGCTTTGCCGAGTGGGCTTTTTCTATTTACGAATCGTATATAATTACATGGCTAATGGATGGATTGATAAAACAGTTGGACAGTGGAGTTCTTACACATTTACCACCGATCCGTGGTGGACAACTATATTATTGAATGATGGGCTTGAAGGCCCTGCCGAAATGGATTTTAATGGTGGCGAAATACTGGCAGATCCCGTGCGCAGTTTCAGGGAATGGCCTGAAGTTCATTTCTATCCCGCTCGTCGATTGTATTATGAAGGACACATGACTCGAAGGGATCAGCAATATTAAGGAGCAGTTATGGCTTTAACTGAAGTGTGGAGAGAAATTGATTTAGATCTTTGGACGGTAAACACTACGGCCGACGATTGGAGTGAAATGCCTTTAGATGCGTTTTCTCCAGAATTTATTGAGTCATTACGATTTGTTGCTAGGGGATTTAGATGTAAAGTTGTTCATCGTCCTGGTAGAGATGAACCGGATATGACTGGCAATCTTCCATTAATTATTATTAATGGTGCGATGGTAGCGGGAGCCACTCTTTGTCAACAGCAAGTGCTCATTGACAAATATAGAAGTCAACAATACATTTTCACTCTTGCCGAACCTCAAGACGACACAACAATGCAGTCGTTTAATTTATTACAGCAACTAGATGTGTCGAAGCAATTATTAACACGGGAGGCTATTCAGTTAAAGGCTCAGGTGTTAGAAGTATCACCACAAAAACTACAACAACGTAGTTTGGGAGATCGTCGTCAAATCAATATGCAATCTTGTGTTGTGCCAACAATTTTAGCACAAGATGAAACAGAAATAGTCGAAGTTGCAGCATTAACAGAACAAGAACAAGTGCAACAGTTATCTTTCATGCAATCACAAGTACGACACATGTCGTATGAGGATGCGAAGCAAAGGCACATTCGTAATATTTATCGTACCAAAATGCTTGGCAGTCGTATTGTTGAGATATTACCAGAGACAAGCATGGTAGAGGTAGAAGAATTGCCAGAAGAGATAGTGTCGTTACAGATACAAGATCCTGTAAAGAGTTTACGAAGAAATTTAACAAGCATATATCGAAACCATATGTTGGGTGTAACGACACCACGAACATCAGAGCACGTTGAGCAAGAAGTGGAAGTTATAGAACCTGTAGAAGAGGCGTCGTGGCAAAAACCGATGTTGAGGAAGCAGAAATCCATTGAGGCATATTTAGAGAAGGTACGACCTGATTGTGTGGTTACAGAAATGATAGAGGAGCCTCAAGTGGTGGCTTTATCTCAATCAGAAAAGTCCACACATTGGCCTACATTTAGAAAACAGAAATCCATTGAGGCATATTTAGAGAAGGTACGACCTGATTGTGTAGTTACAGAAATGATAGAGGAGCCGCAAGTAACGGTTTTATCTCAACCAGAAAAGTCCACACATTGGCCTACATTTAGAAAACAGAAATCCATTGAGGCATATTTAGAGAAGGTACGACCTGATTGTGTAATTACGGAGATGATAGAAGAACCGCAAGCCGCTTTGTATCAATCAAAAGAAAGGTCATTGCATCCACCGATATTACGAAGACAGAGAGAAATTGAAAAATATCAAAATAAAACACATGCCGAATTACCAACCCCTGTAACGCAGGCAACCCCAATAGAGGTAATTCCAACATTACCGGCTGCATTTCAACAACATAAAAGGGCACTTGCCAAGCATCTTCGTAGGATGCAAAAAAGTAAAAGCTAAGGAAAAAATTAACTTTTACGTCTAGATACTATAATTCCTTAGAAGGAGAATTTGCATTATGAAGACATTTAATGAATGGTTAACAGAGATGGGGATGGATATAAACGTAGATAAAAAGCCCCTATCTCGATTACATCGCAAACCCAGTGATGACGTGCCACCAGAAGACGACATGGGTGATGATGAAGATGGCGAAGAAGGCGATGATGATATTGACGCAGATGCGCCCGATGAAGAAGATGAGCCAGATGGCGATGAAGGCGATGATATGGGTGATGAAGATGGCGATAAAGATGGCGATGAGCCACCTCCACCGATCAAGAAGAAAAAGTTTGACTTTTCCAGCTTAGGCAAAGTTTAACTCATTCTGTAATAGTGTCCATTATCGCAATATTCATAATGCGTATGTTGGAACACGAAGTTACCTTCATCAAAGAAACTCTTGAGTTTTCTATAAACTGCAAGGGTTTCTTCGTTTTGATCACGTAGTTTTTGATGTTTTGCATATGCGATTTCAGCCAAATGATAAGCTATGTCTCGAACAGTATCATCCTTTGGCATTAATTCTTTAGCTTCCTGCGCAGACGGCGTGCTGGATTTGCTACATTGATAAAACATGGCATTTGCCACGGTTTGGAAATAATCTTCTTGTATTTCCTTAGCTTGCTTGGCAGCGGCCAAAACTCTGGCCCACCAGCGATTGTCTTTTTCTTGTTGGATCTCACGGATGAGATCGTCAAGTTCTCGATCTGTATATGTTGTAAGATTCATGTCTGTAGTCTAGCATGTTTTGCTTGAAATGGCAATAGATACCATATGCACTTTAGATATTGGTTAGAAGCCGTAGACCTACAACACGAATCCGATGACTATGAAACAATGGCATCAGATTGGGCCATTGATCTATTGACCAATGCTGTCAAAAAGTTTTTTGAATACAAACAACAGGGACAACAAAAGAAATTTACCAATTGTGTGTTGGAATTAGCCGGTGGAAATGCAGAAGTGGTAAATATTGGTACAACATCCACTCCTGACAAACGATTGAATATTGATATTCCCAAACAGTTAGGACACACGCAACTACATCCAAATGCCACTGCCAAGAATGGAATAGTCATTCAATTGACACCAGCCACCCAAGAAATTACTGGTGCTCAATTAAATCATGGATATATTCTTGAAATTAAATTGAATACAATGCCTTTGGTTCAATCATCTGATTTTAATGATGATAAGGTGCAATTAATGCTCAAGAGGTTGCGTATTCAGATTAATCATGAGATGACACACACTCATTCTTCACAGGTTAATTTTACTAGACCGATGAAGTTCTATTTAAGTAATAAAATAGGCCAACTTGGCGGCGATGCCGCCAAGTTGGCCCAATATACTTCTGGGATAGTGGATTACTATCTTGATCCTGGGGAGATGCGGGCGCATGCGAAGCAATATGCGGCCATGTATTCTGTGCGATTTCCTGGGGAGTCTTTTGACATTAACAAAATAGGCAAAATTAATGATAGGGCGGGGAAGTTACCTAGATTTATATGGGGGATGAGTGATCCGGTGGGTATTGGGGCTAAATATTGGAAAGAAGGCAATCAAGATTTAGACATGCAGCCTTATGAGCAGAGATTGAAATCTGGATATGAACAATTCCATAGATTGATGGAATATTTTATTAATCAAAGGATACGGTTGGCCAAAATGCAGCAGCGATAGATAAATAAGTTTACAAGCAATAATGGGTGAAATATAATGAGTGATCAGATAACGTTTCCAGCATGGTTGGCACAAACTATTCTCAGAGGGTGTTTGAATCTACAGGAAACTCGATTTACTTTTGGTAAACACAATGGCAAAGATCACACTGATCGAAGTATTCCTGCTCCGTACATTCAATGGGCTTTAGAGAATATTAATAACAATCGTCTTATTCCTCCTGCATTCCGAAGGGAGTTAGAACAAGAATTGGAAAATCGTAGATCCCGTGGTGGTCGTGCAAATAGACCTGCTGCTCCCGCTGTTCCCAATGCTCCTGCCGCACCAACTGATGTTGTTCGTCGTTGGTTTTTCGCTAAGATCATTCGTGATGGTGGCGAGATGAAAACAGATCAATATATTGCTTTGGCGAAACGAGATGATGGTCGTTCTGATTTTGTTGTATTGAGTGGCCAATCCAATGGCGTCAAGAATGGAATTTTCAGTAAAGAAGAAGTGACACAATTAGTTCAGGCTGTAAAGAATGGAGATGAGTATATAACAGCCAACAGTCCAGAGGGATTAAAAGATAAGGTGCCGGATTATCAGCAACAGGCGGCTCCCCAGAAGGCTCAAACTCTTAATCGGGAAGATATGAGTGAAGAACAGAAGAAGATTGACGAACGTTTTGAGCGTATGATGTCGGAATCAAACGCATCACACATGATGATTAACGCTCTTGCGGGTACGGGCAAGACTACGATGTTAAAACATTTAGCGTGGAAGTATGGCAAACCTGGACAAAAGTGGTTGTATTTAGTCTTTAATACTAAGAACAGAGTTGAAGCCGAAGAGTCGTTTCCCCGTGAATGGGTGGAAGTCAAGACAACCAATGCCTTTTTAGGAGACTTGCTCAAAGAGCAACCAAATCTTGCCAAGATTGGTCAGACCGACAGAATTAATCAGCGATTACAAGGCGGTGAGGGGAATGGCAAGTTGGACAAATCTAGAATTATGGCAGACGGTAGTGGTTTTGCCAAGGTGATGAAGTCCGTTGGGCTAGTAGACAAACTAGATTGCCCACACTGTCATGGTGCATTAGCTAAAAAGAAGAGTGGTCGATATAACATTACGTACTGTAATGCCTGTCGTTCAGAGATGTATGAGCGAACAGGTGTGTCGCTTATGAGTTTGCTTAAATCGATTACATATAATTTCAAAGAAGCAACTCTTACTGTAGTGGGTTTGGCTAAGGCATATGCTCTTGATCCTCGCAAGCCAGATAAGTTAAAAGAGGGTCTTGAAGCGTTGTTAGATGATTACGATACCATTGACACTTCGCTTTCTGAGATTAAGGAGCGAATTAACAAATACAGTGGTTATTTCAAAGATGACATTGTACACGATCTTGCTCAAATCCTTGGATACAACTTTATGGCCAAAGATTTCAAAGAAGAAATTAAAACGGCAGCCACTTGGATGATGAACAAAACAATGCCGGGCGGAACAGATGAGAAATACAAACATAGAGAGCGTGATTACAATTTAGGTGAAATGCGTGACTTTGTAGACGACGCTTGGTTCCCGGCTATTCACGCTGATGAAATTCATTGGCCAAAATATGATATTGTGATGGCTGACGAAGTTCAAGATTTTAACGAAGCTCGTAAGATCATGCTGAAGAAGTTGGCCGAAGCTGGTGCTAAAGTTATTGCTGTCGGTGATCCGAATCAAGCTATTTATCGATTTATAGGTGCCGATGCAGATGCTTTTAACAATCTTGCCAAGATGCTAACAGATGTTTCTCACGACAAGGATAATGTTGTGCATAGCATCAGTAAGAACTTCCGATCTCGTCCGAAGATTCTTGAATTTTCAGAGGGCGAAACACACGTGAAAGATTTGAAGTCTGGCAAAAAATGGAAAGAGGGAGAGGAAGGTACGGTTACCAATCAAGAGATTGCTTATGATGATGCTTTCGGCACCATTAAGCAAGATAATGCCAGTGGTGCCCTCAAGCAGAAAGATACTAAGGGAGAATTCAAACAAACAGCCTTTATTGCTCGTACTAATGAACCTTTGGTGCATGCTGCTCTTAGATTGTTAGGCAATGGCATACCGTTCATTATTTTAGGGAAGGATGTTACTGGCGATTTATTGAAGCATCTCAAGAAGGTAATGGCAAAGTTTGGAATTACCGATGATCATGATTGTTCCGATTTAGAGTCACGCATGAATGAATTCTTAGATGATCAAACAGAAATGTTTGGCAATCATGCTACTAAACGAGGATATCTGCAAGATCTGAAGGAATCGACGGAGGCCATTTTAACGACTATTCAAACTTGTGCTAATGAAAAGGGTGCCAGAACAAGTATTGGACAGTACAAGCAATGGTTGCAAGACCGACTTGGCAAACATTCCTTTGAGGTTCAAGATAATGAAAAAGATCTCAAAGAATATCGTAAGCAAATGGAAGAAGAGAATCCAATTGTTCTCACCACAGCACATAAGTCTAAGGGATTAGAATTTTCCCGTGTCTACATCTTGAGATACGATTTGTTCCCACATAAAAAGGCAAAGCGACCTAAGGATTTGGCACAGGAAGCTAATATGAAATATGTGGCAATCACTAGGGCAAAAGATGAATTACATATCCTTGAATTGGATGGACAACCAGGATATAAACCAACCAAATCAGAGGAATAATAATGTTCAAAAGATTTACCGAATGGTTAAATGATAAAGCGGCGTTACTAGAAGGACCAATGACAGCAATGCGAGGAAGGAGCGGTTATGCTCCCATTCCAGAAATGCCTGCGGGTGGATGGAGTCGAGAACAGATTAAAGGTATGGAAGACGAGATTGCAAAACTCGATATGGGTGGACATAGTGATTATGGTGGAAAATCACTACAGAGAGTTCAGGATTTGTATAAAGCTTTGTATCAAGGCAAGTCTGCCGCCGCTGCTCCACAACAGCCAGCACCTCAGCCCGTTGCTGCTCCACAACAGCCTAAGCCCCAAGCGGTGATGGGCTCTCCTGAAAATCCAGCCAATCCCAATAGTGTTCCGCCAAAGTTTACAGGTTGGGTAAAAACAGGAAATCGAAGATCTGAAAACGGATTAGAGTATTATAAAGATGGCGCACCAGCTAATGGTTGGACGGATTTGCCGCCTGAACATCGAGGACAGGCCATGAATCATTTAGCTACAACCAACTTTAATCAAGGCACTGAAATAGATTTTTAATAATGAGGCACCTCATGGCCTGCACTCCATGTCTCTACGATAGTTTTATACACTAGCATATTGGGCTCATAGTGAGTCCAATAGTGCATATTCTCTTTCTCGTTTTTGTTGTTGAATATCTTATCAATAGCGGCTGCTACGGCTGGTGATCTAGACCAACCAGCGAAACAATGCACAAGCAAGACTTCTATCTTATCTTTTACTTTCTCAACGAATTCAAGTATTCTTTTAGCGTCTTCTGGTTGAAAACAATCGGATCGGTTGAATTCTGTATCTTCAAAAATCAATTGCAAAAGATCTACTCGTTGACACATATTGAGTTTCGGTAAATCACCTTCAAAACTCGATATGCTAATAGCTGCCCAGGGTCGGTCGCAAGTAAACTCTTTAGCCTTTGACCTGGACAGCACTACTATTTCTTGGATGCTCATGTTTTTTATTCTCGCATAGGCCGTTGGCCTTTTTAGGATCTGGATAATCTCTTGGTGGCAAGGGTTTAGGTGGCGGTGGTGGCACCGGCTTGATTTCACCACAGAATGGTAAAACAGCACTCATGCTAAGCATGGCTAAAAAATTTCGTCGTTCCATTATCTTCGTTCCTTACAACTATGTTCTTGTTTAGAAATGGTAATTTGTGACTTGGGACTATCCTCTCCCCAATCAATGTCGATGTCAACACCCAATTCTTTAAGGGCTCTCTCAAACTTAAATACCACATCTTCAGGATGATCGTCATAACTTACAGATAATTGGACTGATTTCATAGCTTCACCTTTGGGGTAATGGGATTCAATCTATCGATGTCATTTATTATATCAAAGATTATTTTTGATCACAATAAGACTTTCCAAATATTCCTGAAAACTCCGCATGGGACGACGACCATTGTCAGCGGAACAACGAGTTTTATCTTTACGACCTTCATGTACACAAGTAAATCCTGCCGTATGGTCTTTACGAAGGATGATTCGGCCACATGTGTAAAAATAGAATCTTTTAGTGGTCGCTGCCAATGGTGCATCGCACCATTGGCAGCGACTCATATCTGTGTAATGTTGTATATCTGTGTAATGCGGCATAATTATTCTGCTTTTACTTCAGATGTATTCTTTTCAATTCGCTTGAGGGCATCCATAATATCATCGCCATTGGCAAACCAGCGAACCACCTTCATGCGTTCGGCATCGCTAGAATGATTGAGAAGCCATTCGGTAATGGCAATAGACACGCCATGTGCAATAAAGCTTTTAAGCATGGATAGCAAGACAATACAGCCCATAAACCCAATGATATAGGTAATGGGCGAGATGAACACTGAGAGATTGATTGGATTTTCTGCCATGATTTGGCTCCTTGTTAAATAGGGTCTTCGATTTCTTCCCAATACCACACCACGAAATTAGTAACACCGTCGTCGCCAGGGCGATAACGACATGCAGTATACTCTAAAACATTAGCCACACGTTCATAACCAATACTATCCACGAAATCCATACACTCTTTGAGTTTGTTCTCAAAATTACGAGTGTTCACTTCCTTTAAGGATTCACCGTGAAAGGCCGTATGAACAAATGTTTTCCTGCGTATTTTTATCACTGTGATTTTCTTTCTACGATGATAAATAGAACATGCGAACTTACATTGACCGAGTTGAACCAGTTTCACCAATAATACCAGTTTCACCGATTGTTGAAATACTACCACCGGTTGAAACTCCAACACCTGTTGTAGAAATACAACCTATTGAAGTCCCATCGGTAATTGAACCGCCACTACCCGTGGCGATTCCTGAATTACCGTCTATAATCATTCTCTCGTCCGACATCCCATCGATCATCGAAACATCGGAAGAAATCATTGAGATTCAGCCAGTATTTGAAGATTTTAGTTGGGCTGGGATGCGGCGACTACCGAAACGATTCCGAGAACAAGAATACTCATAAGTCATTGCCTTCAGAATCAAATTTGCCATTAACATAAACTGCCCAGTGATGGTCTTTTCTGAAAATAACGTGACTTTCATTTCCCACTTGGACACACATGATCATTTGATGACCAGGAGGAGGCAGATCTGCTTTTTGTGGTTCTTGTAGATGTGGTAAGATCCACCAAAACGGAATTAGAAACCAAAATGACATGACAATCCTTTCGTCTATTAGACCAGTACCACGACTGTAGTTAAGAGTCCAGCAGTTGCCACTACAGGAGCACAGAATCCAATGGAGGCAGCTACAATCCAAATAAGACCAATAATGACAATTCGACCAATAGCTTCTTCCATCATAATGACACAATTTCTCCATCTGGAGTAATGGTCAGGCTCAGCAGATATGCCAGATGATTGATGATCCACCAATCTTCCGTATTGTAAACCTTAGGTTCTCCAGAACCTAGAGCTTCAAGTATTCGCTGCATGATTCTGATGCGTTCATCTTTATTCATAACATTGCTCGTCGTAGGTCAATATTATACTACGGGAATGGTGGTATCGGTAGCTGGGTCAGCAGGCGGTGTTGGCGTAGGTTTTTTGCTAATCAATTTTTCCAAACCTTGGATAACAAGTCCAACGATAAAAGAAGCAATAGAGCCAACCAAAATCAATCCAGCTATTTTACTTACACCAATAAAGAAATTAGCTGGTGCCAAATAGAAAAGATACGCACTTTCTATAGCCCAACCAGTGGCGGCAAGAAGAACCAACAAAACCAAACCTTTTCCGAGCGTTTCAGTAAACCATTTATAATTCATGATGTGCCCTCCTGTATTATATATATTTATTGTGACGGAAGTGGCGTAATGTCTTTTAATCGCATGGCTTCTTCTAGACCAAAAGATGCTTCCAAAGCTGTGCGGAATCGTCCTATTTCTCTACGTTTTGTCCAAAAATGTTCAACGTATGGATATTCTTTATCTTTCCTATAGCAGTGAGTTACTGCAATTACGCTATATGCTCCCAATCCGAACCAGCGATGTTTTACATAAAATTCGGTAGCTTTGGAAATGTCAGTAATGTACTGATCGCTTTTATACCAAGCACCGCCATTTTTATCTCTTCCAATTATTGGCAACATATCCTTACTTTCTAAAGAGATCCTATGGCTAAATGCAGAACTTCAACAAGGTGTTCTTGGGCTAAACCTCGGCTGGAAAGAGTGAATGTATCGGCAATTTCTTCGTCTTCTTTGATTTCTTGGGCTGGACGGATGATAATGCCCATAAAAGTTTCACGGCTCATTAGTTCAGCAATCAATTCTTCGGTAGTCAACCACTCAACTTCTTGACAGGTCTTCATAATTAAACTCCGTGTTATTCAAATGTTATTTCGACAGACAGTTTGGTCTTAAATTCAGGTACTCTTACATGATTAACGATGTTATGCTTCTTCGCTTCTTTGGCATCAAAGAACCATTCGGCGTGTTTCTTCTGATCCATTATTTTCAAAAAATAATCAGATGCGTGACCGCAATTAATGGCCATGCGTTGAAATATCTTTTTATGTAATTTTTCAGATTGTTTAATCCCCGCTTTCATTTCTTCTATTTTGCCACACTCCCAGGAAGATACGTCATGCATCATTACTGTGGCATTGGCATCCATAAATCGATAACCCTCTGCGCCACATGTAAGTAACACACAGCCACAACTCATAGCTTTGCCAATTGCAATTGTGGCCACTGGAATTTTTGCATTATCAATATCTGCCATCATGGAAATTAAACTGTACACCATTCCGCCAAATGAGTCAACAATGATTGGGATGACAGGTTGGCCGGTATTGTGTGCCTTGTTCATTTCCAAAGAAAACTTCTCAGCAGACTCTTCATTGAAGTCTCGAACTCGAATGATTACAGGCTCTTCCACCAGATCAATGGGTTTGCCCTTGATCCGACGATCTATATCCAAAATTTTTTTCATAATAATTCTGTAAATGTTCTCGTCAATTCATTTTCACAATCTGGACACATCTTGCAAAATAGCCCATATGAAATTGCATCTGATGTTATTGGGTTGTTACAACCCTGTATAGAACACAATCCTCTTTCATTGCGAACCATTGCATCAGCGATTGAGCATCCAGTACCATCACCGGGCTCCATCTTCCAAACGGCTTTCATATTGTTTTACCAATACATAACAATTTGTTATTTATGACACATGTCACACTGCAATGAGGAATTGAACCACTCCATTCGGGCAATTCAGTAATGTCCTCAGTGTTAGAAGCTAATTGTGCCATATTGGCAACAAAATTGCAATGGGAAATAATGATAGAATTTGCTGGAAGTGTATTGAGGATATAACGGAGCCGTTCCACAAAAGAATAGGGCGACTCAAACCATTGGCTAGCCGCCCTCCAGCAAGGTAAATCCCAGTTGCGTTGATCGCAAAAATCTGGTCTTACTTCATAATGAATACCCAAACGGCCGAATATAAATTCGGCCGTTTCTCTAGTGCGATTACAACAACTCGCAAATCCTTGATATTCTTGTACGTTTTGAGTTTCACGTAAGAAGTGTACTACTCGCTCACATTGAGAATATCCCAAACCGCTAATACCGGGATCAAAATAATCACAAGCGTGAGCGTGGCGAATGAGAATTATGTTTTTGGCATAGAATTCAATTTCGTCAGAAATGAATTTGCCAGTTTCAGAATCAATGAAGCCAGAAGTGATTTCTCCTTGCTGGTCTTCTAAAGTGAGTTTGGTAAAAGCGTCTCCGTGATGACCGCCAGTGACTACTTTGCCGTTTGCATAAAGTGCTGCAATGTATTTCACCTAATGTCCCCTTAATCGTGTCACAACATTCTAACAAAGTCCTAACGTATTTACAGTTCTTAATCCTATTATCTCAGTGTACAACAGAAAAAATTTTAAGTCAAGTCACTTATATATGATAGTGCCAGACCTTGATGGCTGGCCAAGTACCACAGGTAATAAGGCCGTGGTAAAATCCAATAGGAGGTCTTTATGACTAAGAATTTGCGTAATGCGTTGAGTAATGTCTTTCGGGATGAAACATCTAGCGTCCCATCCAGCATGAGGGAAGATTTCTTTTTTCCCATTGAACAACATTTCAATAACATTTGGAATCAAGCTTTCGGTGGGCAATTACTCAACAGTGTTCAAGCCAAAGCGGGATATCCGAAAATGGATATCCTGAAAGACGACACTCATTTCATTATCAGAGCTACCACCGCAGGTGTAAGCCCCGAAGATTTGAAAGTGGAAGTGTTGCCCGAAGGAAGGGTCCGTCTCAGTGGTAAAGCGGAATGGGAACGACACGAAGATGAATCTTACTATGTTAAGGAATTGCGATCTTCTGCTTTTAGTCGGGAAGTACAACTCCCCGATGAATTACGGGAATACCAAGGCGATCCCGAAGCGTCTGTTAAGGATGGCGTGCTCATATTAAAATGGAAATTGCCTCAAAAGTCAAGCGTTTCTGAAGTTCGATTGATCGAAATCAAAAAGGAATAATTTTTGAAAAAAGCACCCCGGCCGTTGGCCGGGGTGCTTTTATTTTTGATATGAATCTATTACTTTTTTCATAAGTGGATATTGTGGCGAATATTCAAGACGTAACATTTCTTCAAATGGACTACTAGAAGTTAGTGTAAGGGGTATGGTCTCATCGCTGTGTAGAAAATGTTTTTTACTAAAGATAGGTGGTAATCCATTTCGATAATGAACCATGTTAGCTTGGTATTCAAATCGTAAAGAGGTATCCACTACTGCACCTCGATAAAGAAGCAATCCCAAATATTCACACAAGATAAATCGCATGGCTGCAATAACAGCGTGTTCTTTTAATTCAGGATTTGATTCTAAAATATTTTGTGTTTTTTCTATTGTTCTCAAGAAGAACAAGGCGGGCACCTGTTGGAATACCATAGTTCCAGTAACACTAAGTTGAGAAGGCCCTTGCATAATTCCTTTAGCAGCGGCGGCTGCATCCCAATACGGTTGAATAAATGCATCGACAGCATTTAACTCCAAATTCTCCATGTGCATCAACACATTGGCATCCCCAATGTCTCCAATTGGATTTAGGAGCAACATATCGGGATGAATCATTGCAAAAGGCTGTTTTAAGAGATTGGATGTTAATGCTGTATAAACAGCGTATAGTTTATTGAGAGGCAGATGTCCTCTAGCTGCGCCATAATTATCATGCACAAACTTTCTGTCGTGAGAAGCCAAGTTCTTCATGTACAATGTGGATGAAGATGTGCTAGAAGCAATTGCTATTAACAATTGATCTTCCATGTTACACAGCTTGAAACTTTCAATCAGCAATTCTACTTGCCAACGATAATACGGGGTATTTTCAATGCTAACAATATAATCCATGCAATAACCAAGTATGTATTATTTGTTTTTAATAGGAATATGTTGTACCCAGGCTGGCTGGCCGGGATGTTGAGGTGGATAGACCCTGTGCATTATGACCGATTTCAATCCTGGCCATTCTTTTTGAAGGTCCATGCCTAATTTTATAAAATGTGGAATATGGTCAGCACGATCATCCCAGAAATCAACCTGAGTAATGCCACTGTGCATGAGCTTTCTGACAACATATACCTTATGTGCAAGGGTACTACCATCGGATTTACCCCTGGTCGTTTTCGGATAATCGTCTTCCGTGGCAAAATCGCCGCAGTAATATTCATCATGGCAATGCGGGTCAGTATCTTCGGCTGGGTGTTCTTGGCCATTGTGATGTCGTAAAGCATTAGCGTTTGAACTGGCAATTTTTCTTTTGCCGATCAAATCGTTTTGTTGAAGCAATTTACGAACTTTGGGTGCAATGACTCCACGACGACCCGTGAGCAAAAGTGCATACGTATCGGAATCTTGTTTGGCGGCTTTGAATGCTGCCACCACTTCGTCATTGAATTTCGTATCTTCAGGCATGGATACGTTTGACCCGTACCAATCCTTTCCGTCCCAACCCGATTTACGGATTGCTTCGGGCGTTTCGGGTTTGGCAGGCGTATTAGCCAACGTACCGTCGAAATCAAAGACGGCAATTTTGGATTTACCTTTAGATAGCGGCTCTTGGAGCCATTCGCTGAATTTCATAAATTTTCTTCCCATTACTCAATATCTAGCGTTACAGGTATATTTTACTACAGAATCGCTAAATAGTGTATGCTGAATTTTTCAAGATTTTTTCTAGTCCAGGAAACCGTGGATTTGCTAGCCACGATGGTGACTATATGCCCGGTCAATGAAGATCATGATCCGAGCAAGCCTTGGACAGAAGATGAATTCATTGCTTCGCTACCTCCTGAGGATCAGAAACGAATCCGGCGAGCTAAATCACGGGAAAAAGATGCTGTCAAAAATGGCACGCCCATTCCGCCAGATAAAAAGATGCCGCCCATACTCATCAAAGGACAGCCAAACGTCGAAGAGTTCTTCCCTTGGTTAGAAAAAGAAAAGGCTGCTGCCGCCGCTATTACTCAAGCTAGAGTGGCATCTACAACTCCCGTAGCGAGCAACCGACCAGATTTACAAGAATTTTCTAGTGATGTTTACAGATTAGAAGACGTATACTCAGCCATAACGAGTTTATATTCATTTAGATATGTTCAGGGGCAGAACAAAGAATATAATACAATGCCCAAATCTGGCAGGATGATGTTGGGTAAATTAATAGAAGGAGAGGTCGTTAAAGGATTAAATGCCGTTGGTGGTTATAATATTCAATTAGGCACGGTAGAGGAGGATAAAAAAGGCATTGATGCATGGATAACCGATCCGCTGCTTGGTAGTGGTAAAAAAGGCATGCAACTTAAATTCAAATCTAGCAGCAATAGTGCCGCTTTATTAGAAATGGCAATTGTAGATCACGATTTGTTTAGATGGATGAAACAAATACAAGAGATGAAAGAAAGGGTGCCCAAAAAGAATTTTTTGGATACGTATTTGAAATCTAAAATAATGGATGTTCCTGGCAAGGGTCGGATTCCTATTTTAGGCAAAGACATGTATCACACAACCGAGGTATATGCTAGTGTCGAACCTTATGGATTATCGCCCGGTCGCTCTCCTGTTGTGCGAATTAGATGGATGCCTGTGTTGGAACATATCGCAACAGGATTAGTCATTAACCTATTGCATCAAATAGAAAAATGGAAAATGGATGAAGCAAAAGTGGCTTCTCATATGAAAGGACGACCGTTTGATGAAGAGTCATTTGATCCTGGTGACTTCCAGCCATTTGATTACTTCCCAAGAGATTCTAGAGATCGTCCTACACAAGAACAAAAACATATAATAGACAGACATTTAACATATGCACCACCAGGATCTTATACAGACAGCAGCAAGCGGGTGGGTGTAGCAAAAGTACAGCAAGATCCAAAAGACGCTAGATTTATTAAAATTATCGCTAACATATCACCTGATATAAATTTGAAATCACAACAATTGATTGACGACATGAGTGGATCGCATCCAATGAAACAGTATAGCGAAGAAGCATATAAAAAGTATGATAAAGATGTAACCATTGCTCCCATAACACAAAACATTGAAGATAGTTTGAATGCTATAGAGCAAATGCAAATACAAAAAGTAAAAGCTAAACAGGGTCGTAGAGCATTAGACATCATCAATCGTATACAAGGTGGATTTCCACTATTGTTTGAACGACTTCCAAATGGTGATATGAAACGAAAAAGTAGCGGAGCGATAGCTTCTCACTTTACCGGAAGATCTTAATCTCTCTTGTTGAGAGTGTCTGCAAATCGTTCGTTTTCTAATTCATCAACTGCTTTGCCACGCATGTGCATAGGAAGTTTGCCAGTGCCGCCGCAATAAGCACATCCAGGACCACGACATTTATCACAAGTATCTTTGCCACCTTGCATTACATCATCCCATTTGGCTAGAGGACGATCATTGTCAGCAAATTTTCTCATGTGATTTGCCCATGTCGGTCTGCTGTCTAGAGTCTTTCCACCTTCGTTCCTACGGAACATATTAATCCATTCTCTGATTTGATCTGCGGTTAAACCAGTTCCTCCCATCTTCTTGAGCATCTTAGCTCGATCTTGTGGAGTGAATTCCAGCAACTCTAGCAAGAATACAACCGCACGACGTTCTTGTGTGCTCCAACCTGTGGGGGTCTGCTCCCCACGTTCATCCCTCTTGTCTGATAGTGCTGAATCTACAGCTTCGATTGGATTACCTTGTAGCAACCACGCAAGTGCCAAAGGCTTATCTTTACGGGAAGTGAATTCAGATGGAATGTTCATGTTAACTTGAACGCCTGGGAACACTCGTTTGATAAGTCCTGTTCGATTATAAATCTTAATGTATCGCTCAATGTCCACGTCGGGGTGGAGTAATCCCTTGAGGAATTCATCTCGTACTCGCTCCAATGCAACACCTCGTAGATCAGCAAAATCTGCTAAGGAGTCTTCGATATCTTTATCCATTCGCATTCCGCTTCCAAATCGGCAGTGGAAACGAATAGCACGCATTACTCTTAATTTATCTTCATTAAATCGATCTTTAGCTTTGCCCACAGTACGCACTAGCTTATTTCTAGCATCATGCAATCCCTTACCGGTTGGGTCATACAATTTACTGTTTTCACCATCTGCTTTTGTCAATTCGATATACATAGCATTAATGGTTAAATCACGGCGGGAGGCGTCTTCAGTTGGATTATCAACAAAGTCAACAGACGCAGCACCATCCGTAACCTTGGCATCTCGTCTAAAGGTGGCAATTTCAAATTCTTCACCATCCACAACAGCACTAATTACAAAAACCTTACGATCTTCACTGCTATCACGACCTTTAATAAACCAAATCTTTTTATCGCCCTTTTCGGCCAGCTTGGGTCGGAAAGTGAGTTTTAATGGTTTGGGTTCCTTACCTGCCGCATCTGCTTTTCCTTCCTGTGTGCTACCGCCACGTTCTGGTGCCATATGAAAACCACCAGCGGAGAGAATGAGTGCAACCTGTTCTGGGGTGGCATTTGTAGCTAAATCATAATCTTTAATTGTTTTTCCAGCTAAAAAGTCTCTAACAGGACCACCTACCAAGAATAAAGATTTCTTAGGCAAGGTAACTGGCTTGCTAGTATCGTGCATTACCTTAATGCTGCTGCTTTCTAAGAAAGCCTCAATAATGGGTCGCATCTTAGGAGGAGGAATAAACCCTTTTTCTAATTGGTGAAATTCTTTCCGCCAATCTTTTTGGCTTGCGCCATTAGACGGTTCTCCCTCTTCTTTGAACACTACATAATCTTTGAAACTTGGATAACTCATTACTTTCCTCTCTATATCTGTAAGATATCTAGCATAGATTTTAACAAATTCGCTTCATAACTCAGTGGCATTATGTCGATGCGGCAGGATTTGTCTGTGCATTTGATCCATCTGCATCAACTTGCTTATCGGCTGTCCCCTGCGTTGCAGGGGGTAATGCATGTCTTCTTCGTAATTGCTCTACTGGCAATGCATCTTTTTTAATAAGTATTACTTTTTCATATAGTTGTTTGGGAGTAATATAATCGACCTTTTCAGTTGTTTGTGGGGCATTTTTATCTGGAGTGATTATGGATACTTTGAACGTCACTGATTTTCCAGCTTGAGCCATAGAGGTAGGCTTTCCTATCATAGTTCTATCCCAATCCAACTCACGATCTATGCCTTGTTGCTGTGCTTGATATACTTGGCTTTCTAGCGCACGATATTGTACCAGAAGAAGGTTGACTCGTCCATCGGCATCTAAAAGATTTGGGTCCGAACTAGGTATTTTATGCTCCCATTTTAGACCAATGGTTTGATCTCCTATGTATCCATATCCATATCCTGGTGAGCCTCTTTGTCGCATTAATGATTTGAAAGCATCACCGGTTTTTTGAATAGCCTGTGCTGGATAGGAAGGCATATCGAGAGCCACACGTTTGAACAAATTTGGTTCTTGTTGTCTCATGCCTTGGCCATATGATGTTGATGGATATCCAAGGTGTGACGTTTCTTGTATTATTAACCATTCTTTGAATGTCTTCATGCTATTCCTATTATATGGAAGAATCTAAGTTCCCTGACCTATATATTTATCATGAGCCAAGATAAAAACCCGCTAGAAACAATTGTGCAGGAAGTTTCTGATGATGGAGAGATCCAATCTTTGATTCCCGCTATGAATGTTAACGTGCCAGCAGTCTCCGATCAACCAGAAAATCCACTAGTTAGCGATGAGACTTTGTTGGGTGCTTATAATGAAATATTAGTTAATCTTAGAGATGATCGAGAAAAAGCCAGTGATTTCATGGAACAATTTGCTGAAATGGTTATTAATGGTGGGGATGCCTCCTCTGCTAGTAAAGAAGCATTAGTAAACTTTTTGAAAATCAGATCAGATGCCAATGATAAAATGGCAAAGATAGCCGAGTTAATGACACGTATAAAAATGAAAGATAAAGATACGTTTCCCAGATATTTGGCGGCAAAGCAGAATAATACCATCAATATTAATAGCGGGAAGAAGCAATTGATTCAAGATCTAAGTAATGCGCAAAGAAAGGCCAGAAAACAAGCAAGGGGTAATTCAGATGAGTAATAGATATAATTTAGATGATTGGTTGATGGAAGCAGACACTCCAGCTTTAGGAGGTCAGCCCGATCCGGCCGCTGGTGGTGCTCCAAGCAGTTCTCCCGCAGGCAATATGGGACCGCCACCACAACAGGGTCAACCACCTGATCCCAATGTGGCAAATCAGCCCGGCCAAGATCAACCACAACCAGATCAACAGCCGCCCGATGTAACTCAAGATCCGCAAGGGCCTGATATGCCCGAACCACCGGATGAAGGTGATTTTGAACAATTCAAGAAACAATACTTCAAAGAATCTATCAAAGGTGATGCACAGAAGTTAATTGATATGCTGAAACAGATTCGTGAAAGTGATCGACACTTATTGCCGTATCAACGCAAATTTGTAGATGATAATCTAAATGTACAGACCCTTAGATTAAATGCCAACATAGACAAAGCATCAAAAGAAATTAGAAAATTGATTAAAGAACAGCTTGATCGTAATAATCCTGCTGTTTCTGTAGTGAATCATTTATGTCAAGTGTTAGAAACGGTGCCATTGTTAAATAACATATTCGTTAAACTCAATGGCTATGAAGGATTGAAGGGAGATTTGCATCGCAAATTTATCGCTGCCCTCTTGGGTGGTGTGCAAGTGGGTAGTGGTGCAGATAAAGCCGACGTGGTTTTCAATGATAAAGAATACTCAATCATGTTAAGCACTCGTTTCAATTCTAAGTGGGGCAAAGTGTTTATTGGCGATTGGAGCCTAAGAGAAGATGATGCCGAAAGGTATCTCAAGGAGCCAGAACTCAAGAGACTTGGTGAAGGCAGTCCAGAAGAAAAAGACGTGCTTCGTCGTCGAGTCGTAGCAGAGTCTATTGCTGATAAGTTTAATCAACGAGCATATGTTGTTCATACTGTAGATGAAGATGGAACTATTTTTGCATTGGGTTGGGATATTGCCACATCATTAAGAGCAGCATACGCTCAAGGCAAATTAGTGGTCCGCACACGACATTCGGATAATTCTGAGGCTATGATTACGGACGAAGGCGAGATCATTCCGTTTATTGATCTAAACATATATTTCGTAAAAGAAACCGGCCAGCAAGATGAAAATGGCCAACCAGAAAAAGATGAAGTGGAATTTATGCAGCGTAGAGACGGCATGCTGTTTTTGACAGCCGCTTTGCCTACGTTAAAAGAAGCATCTTCGGCAATGGGCACTGGCATGGTGTTTAAGGAAGTTCCTTATCAAGGAAATCCCAGTGATCTAAAAGTGTTACAGCGATGCGTGTATTCAACCCATGATATCTTGATGAAACAATGCTAGGAGTGATATGAAAACATTTCGTGAATTCGTTGACAAGAAAACCAGAGAATCTAAGCGACAATTAAAAATTATCGAAAAGGTTTTAAGGAAACATGGTGTAACCACACAAAATTTCTGTGAAGAGGAAGATCCGTATGTGTTTGCCAAAAATCCGGGCGGGCAAACATCTTTCGATGGTATTCGCATATATAAAATAGCTGGAACTATGGCCTATCGAATTCAAAAAGAAGCCAGCACCCATCCTTATGGCACCGCTTATATGCTTGATGTGGAAAGCATGTATAACGATCTCATCGCTGATAATGTGCATGAAGAAAAAGCGGGTAAAGAGGTTATGAAAGCTATTGGCGAAGAAGTGGCTGCTTTCTTTAAGCGAAGTGGTAAAGCAGAGAAAGATCTGCGAGCTTCGGAATTTGATAAGAAGAGTGACCCGTGGGGTAATGTTATGGTTAAATCCGGTGGGGCAACAGATTATGCTAACTTGGTTCACAGCAGAAGTTAATTATGACAAGGATAGGAACAGGTCCAAATAATCCGGTATTAACGGCTAGTACGCCTACCAATACTTTTGCACAAAGTTTATTTCAATCTGTTGGCAAACGTAGTCCCAATGCTACCGATCCTGGTGCTCCTGTTGATCCCATTGTTAAAGAAGGAAGTTTAATTACCTTTAATTACTTGTTTAGAAAGCGTGATCCTTATCCAATGATAATTGTCACCCGTGTAAAGCAAGGAGAAAGAATAAAAGGAATTAACTTAAATTATTTGACATTTTTTGACATACGAAGATTAATTCAAGCCTGGGGTGATAAAACAGCGTTTTCTTATCAAGCCATCAAAGGAGACAGGGCTATAGTAGATTTGGGGTTCAGAGAATACAAATGGGATGGAATTAGACAAGTCAAAAAATTCAATGCTCAATTCCTATTGCAGGTCATCACCATGTCTAGAACATTTGATATTAATCAAGTGCAAATAATGCGAAACGCTATAAAAGCCCAATTGAGACAAGTAAATATTCAAGCCAAACAAATGAAAGAAGGCAAATCACTATATACTCCCGAGGCACCTCCCTCTTCATCCGAACAGGCGGGAGCATTCCCCAATGTACCAACAATTGCAGCAAAGGCACCTTTGGGCTCAATGGAGACTAATCAATAATGTCTGAATTAACTGATGCTTTTGGAAGGACAGTAGATTCCATCGGAAAATCGATGGATGAAATGCGAACCCTTCTGCGCCAAATGCTCAGTAATAAAGACGATCTAAAGACTCAAAAAGTTGCTGAGGAAGGCAACAAATCACTAGAAGATCTTGTTGATAAGCTTGATGATTTAACCAAAAATTCTGAGGAAACCATTAAAGTTCTCAAAGACGTAGGCGATAACATGGTTAAAGCCATCGTAGACACTCGCACTGGAAAGTCTACTCCGGTAACTGGGAAAGCAAACGTTGCAAGCAAGAAAGATCCCACGGCCGCTACACAAGATGCTTTAGGTAGCAAAGATGGCGCTAAGAACATGGCAGAGATAGAAAAGTCATTAAAATCTATTACTACCATGAACAGCGAATTAGTGAAGGGATCAGCATTCGCTGGTATGTCTCTTGCCATCACTGGTGTAATACGACAATTTGATTTGTTTAGCGGTTTGTTTGAAGGCGTACTTACACACGAATTGGATTACATGAGAAACATGCGTGCGGTTGCCTTTGAAACTCAAGGCATCACAGCAGAAACAAGAGGTTTGCAAGAAGCCTATCAAGCTACTGGAAAAGTGGTGGCAGAAATAGGGATGAATTTGTCTGAATTTCAAAAGACTTATACAAAAAATCTAAAAGGTGGCGTAAGAAGTCAAAAAGAAATGTTGACTGTCACCAAAGCAAGTCTGTCTACTGCAACCATGATCGGTTCTAATGCAGAGTCCACTAATGATTTATTTGCTAAATGGCACATGCAAATGGGACTAACAAGCAATCAAGCATCTCAATTGGGTAGAGATGTACAAACAGTTGCTAGATGGACTGGCGTGACTGGTGATAACCTTATAAAGGTCGTACAAAGCTCTGAAAAGTTTGTTAAGTCCATGAGAGATGCTGGCACCCTTACTTCTCAAAGTGCTAAAAATGTAATGGGTCTAATGGCTGAAGCAGAAAAATCTGGTATTGGAGATCAGATGGAGAGGATTGTGGGAGCGGCCAGCAACACATATGAATTGTTTATGAAGGCTGGCAAGGAAACGCAATCTCTTATGTTTGCGGCAGCTTCTCAAGTTGGCAAAGTAAATGAATTAAGACAAGGAACATTGTTTCAGACAAGAGATGGTATCAAAGCTACGGCCGATGGCATGAAGAATCTTATGACGCAAATGGGCTGGGTAGAAGATGCCGCTTCTAAGTTGGGTGGAGAAGAATTAGCCCAATTGAATTTGCGGTTACAATCTGCTTTTGGTTTACAGGCTGGAGAGGTGGATCGCCTAATTAAGTCTTTGGACGATGGCTCTAAAGGCTATGCGGAAAGAATCTCAGATATCAATAAAAAGCTTAAAGAACAAAATCTAACCGCAGAAGAAAGATTGAATTTGGAAAAGCAAGGAAAGAAACTTGCTGAAGATAAGGGATTTGAATTTTTGAATGCCGTTGAAGAAGCCGCCAAGGGTGCTAAGAGCATGGATGAGGCCATCAATAAGACATTTGCCAAGAACAAAGATATGGCTTCTGATTTAGGAGCTATGGGCGTCAATCTAAAAAGTAACATGTCTGCCATGCAAGGTGCTGCCATGTTAAGTGCTAAATCCATTAAAGAAGCTGGTGGAAAGGATTTTACCAAAGACATTCAAAAGGCTTTATCTTCTGGAGACATGGGTAAAATGCGAGAGGTAATTCAAGCAATGCATGCTGAATCTCGTAAAGCTAATGTTGATCAAAAGAAATCTTTAGATCCAATGTCTAAAATGGAGCAAACATTAGATCTAATCAATGAATCTATTAGAGGATTCACGGGGCCAATGGTGCGATACTTTGCTGGATTCGCACTTAAATTGATATATTTAGGTGCAACACTTGCATCCGCTTATAGTGTCCTTAGAAGTATGGAAGTGGGCATGAAAGTTGTTAGCGATCATTTTGCCAAAGAAGATGGGGTAAAAGGCATGGATGATCCTGCTGGTAGCGGTGGAATTAAAGGATTTATTGGAGGACTAGTTAATAAACTTAAAGGCGGTAAAACTCCAGGCGAAAAGGTTGCAGGTGGTCCAGGTGCAGAAAAGCAGTTAACGCTATTTGATATGGGTGCGGAGAAAGGTCCAGGTGGCGGCTTGGCTGCCGCTGGGGACATGGCAAAGAAATATTTAGGAGAAGCGAAAACAACTGCTCTTGGTGTGGTCAATACTCTGAGAGATAAATTAGGCAAAGCCGCAGAAGGTGATACTCTATTTGGCAAAATGATAAAGGGATTTAGAGATAGATTTAATGAAATTACTAGCAAGGATGGCATACTAGGTAAAGCCGCACAAGGATTCAAAGATCGATTTAATGACATGACTAGCAAGGATGGCATGTTGGGCAAAGCCGCACAAGGATTCAAAGATCGATTTAATGACATGACTAGCAAGGATGGCATGTTGGGCAAAGCTACACAGGGATTCAAAAAACGTTTTGGTGATATGACCAATAAAGATGGAGTTTTAGGCAAGGCTGCTAAAGGTTTCAAAGATAGATGGAGTAAAATGTTTGGAGGAGCAGGTGCCGCTGAAAAAGGTGGAGTCGCAGCAGGTGCCGCTGAAAAGACGCAAGGGACATTTGATTTTGCCAAAGCGGGTCCGGGAGATATCGGAGAAGGAATACGAAGTTCAGTTGTAGCGGGGTTTAAGAAATTAAAATCTAAGTTTACCAACATGAATGATAAAAAAGGCATGTTGGGAATGTTCAAAGAGAGTCTTACCAAACTCAAGACCAAGATATTACCAAAAACGATGGAGGCAGCAGAAGCACCCACTCCAGGTGCAGGCGGAGGCGCTATAGCGGAGCCCAAGGTTCCAGAAATTCCATCCATGAAAGATATGGCCAAGATGGGACCAAGCATGTTAAAGATAGCTGCGGCGGTTGCTGTTGTTGGTGCCGCAATGTTAATATTAGTAAAGATAGTGGGTGCTTTGGGAATAGATTCAGGGCAAGTCATAGAAACCACTAAAACCATTGGGGCTATACTAGTGGGCGCAGCATTAATCATTACTGCCGCTGGTGCTGCCGCATTAGCCATGAAAGAAGTGGGTAAGAACGTAGACGCTATTAAGAAAGCAATACCAGATATGATTAAAGGAGCAATAGTCATGGCGGTCTTAGCACCTGTCATGGTATTGTTTGCGGCTGGGCTTATTGGTTTTATTGATGCCATGCTAGGTGTTATGGGAATTGATGCTGGAAAAGCGGAAGAAGTAGCGAGCAATGTGGCTGGAATACTTATGTCAGCAGGAAAGATTCTTGTGGCTACAGCTTTAGCTGCATTAGTTTTAGTTGGCGTCGGTACAGTTGCATCTATGTTGTGGGGTCCACAAGGATGGGTTTTTCTTGGATTAATGGCTGCTGGTGCCGCAGCTTTACTTGTTTTAGCTCCAGTGATGGTATTGTTAGCTACATCAGTGGTTAAATTCTGTGATTGGGTGATGGGAGCAATTGGTGTCGATGCTTCAATGGCCGCTTCTGTGGCAGATGAGGTAAGTAACATCCTTGGTAGCGCAGCAAGTATTTTATGGACTACTGCAAAATCAGCGGCTATGTTCTTAGCTTTAGGTGTCGCTATGGCTTTATGTATTGGACCACAAGGGCTTATTCTATTAAGGTTAATGAGTTTAGGAGCCGTAGCATTGATGGTGTTAGCTCCAGTAATGGCTGGGTTATCTGCATCAGTGGTTAATTTTTGTAATGAAGTAATGGGATCAATTGGAATAGATGCTGGAACTGCTTCCCAAGTTGCAGATGAAGTTAGCGGAATTCTCGGTAGTGCAGCAAGTATTTTGTCAAGTACCGCAAAATCAGCGGCTATGTTTTTAGCTTTGGGTGTGGCTATGGCCTTATGTGTTGGCCCACAAGGATTAATCCTATTAAAATTAATGAGTTTGGGAGCCGTAGCATTAATGGTAATGGCACCGGTAATGGCGTATTTGGCAGGCTCCGTTGTTAAATTCTGCATGGACGTGATGAGATCAATAGGAATTGATGGCGCAACAGCCAAGGCAGCAGCCGAAGATGTGGAAACCATCTTAAATAGTGCATATGAAATAATGCAATCAATAGGTAAAGCAGCGGCGGTATTCTTGGGAGCAGGAGCGGCCACTTATATGTTGATCGGACCACAAGGACTTATACTGGGCGGGCTCATGCTGTTGGGGGCGGCAGCACTGATGTTTATTGGTCCAAAAATTGCCGCATTGGCGGCAGGAATCGCCATGATGGTTGTATCGGTATTGAGATCCAACATTCCTAATCCTAATGTATTGAAAACAGCAACACAAGTTATGCAAGACATTAGCACAATGGTAGAGGCTTTGGGGAACACCATAGGAACCATGACGCAAGTTTTAGTGCCTATGGTTGCAGCCAATTATTGGAAGTTCTGGGATACACGATCTCCGTTACAGGTATTACAAGATGCGAGCGGTGGGATATACGACGGATTATCTGTTTTATTTGACTTTTTGGGAGAAACCGGGGATAGAAGTATTATTCCTATGTTAATAGAAAACTTCCCAAACACAAGTGATGTGAAAACTGCTGGACAAGTATTGCAGGATGTGGCGGTAATGGCAGCAGCCATAGGACAAGCACTCGATGTAACTGCTAAAGCATTAATACCATTAACTCAATCATCTGGAATATTGTTTTTTAGTACGCCATCGACATTTGATCAATTGAATCAAAAGGCAATAGATAATATGAAGGATGGGTTGTCTAGAGTATTTGCGTTTTTGGGAAGTCCAGTAGATGGTAAAGGCGATAGTATTATTGCCATGTTAATCAAGAATTTCCCAAACACAAGTGATGTGAAAACTGCTGGACAAGTTATGCAAGATGTAGCAATGATGGCATCGGGCATAGCGACAGCACTTGATGTAACTGCTAAGTCATTGATACCACTAACTAAATCATCTGGAATATTGTTTTTTAGCAAGCCATCGACATTTGATCAATTAAATGAAAAAACGATAACCATTATGAAGGATGGGCTATCTAGAGTATTTGCATTTTTGGGAAGTCCAGTAGATGGTAAAGGCGACAGTATTATTGCCATGTTAATTAAGAATTTCCCAAACACAAGCGATGTGAAAACTGCTGGACAAGTTATGGAAGATGTAGCAATGATGGCATCGGGCATAGCGACAGCGCTTGATGTAACCGCTAAATCATTGATACCATTAACTCAATCATCTGGAATATTGTTTTTTAGTACACCGTCGATGTTTGATCAGTTGAATGACAAAACGATGAGTACCATGCGAGAGGGGCTGTCTAAGATCTTCGCATTTTTGGGAAGTCCAGTAGATGGTAAAGGCGACAGTATTATTGCCATGTTAATTAAGAATTTCCCAAACACAAATGATGTAAAAACTGCTGCTCAAGTCATGGAGGATGTAGCAACGATGGCTATCAGTATGTCGGCTGCATTAGATGCCACTTCAAAACAATTAGGTCCATTAGTTGAAGAACCAGCATGGTATAATTTCTGGCGAGAGTCCCCCTTTACTACTTTGGAAAAGATGACCGAACCGATTAAAACGGGATTCGGTCAATTGGCAAACTTCATCAATTCCTCTATCTTGGAAGAAGTTGATAAATTACCAGAAACGAATAAAATGCGTGATGCCGCCAACAAATTATCGGCGGTTGCAGATGCCATGTTGAGTATGAGTGCTGCATTACAGGCAATGGGAGATGCAGCCAAAGGCTTTAAGAGTAAAAGAGCAATGAATCTTGCGGATGGAGGTTTTTGGTCAACTATAACTGGATTATTTGGGTTTGGTGGCGGTGCCAGTGGTGCAGATATAGGGAAGGGATTATTAAATCCATCATCAGCCGAAAAAGCGCAAGCATCGATTGACGATGCCAGAAAAAAGACGGAAACAACTGGAGATAAAATAAAAGACTCGCTTTACAAAAAAGGCGTACAGGCCCAAGCGCAAGATGTAAATAAGAGTGCGAAACAAACGGAAGGCGTAGTAGGGGATAACATGTCTGGGGCTACAGAGGCATTGCAATCGTCTTTGGAAGAGTTTAATGGTGGTATTGATAAATCTGTAGACGATGTTAAATCCAGTCTGGAGCGAGCGAAGAACAAAGTGAGTGGAGTGGAGGCAGCAGCCGCAGCAGGTGGTGCAGCAGGTGAAGCGGCTGCATCGGCTGGTAAAGGTGGATGGGGACAAACTGGGCAAGCTGGAAGTGGTTGGGGAAAACCCAGCAGTTGGAGTAATAGCAAAGCAACTGGGGTAAACAATGCGACTTCTACTAATAATATACCAACTTATAAGAGCGATTTGCAAGAATCGGAAGCCACTTTAGCACAAAGAGAAAAAGATAAAGTAAGCTTTAGAGATGCATTACAATTTAGTGGCAATGACACTCCTGCCGAATATGGCGGTGGCGGTGGCGGTGGCGGTGGAGGTGGTAGTGGTGGCGGCGGATGGGGGCAAAAGACTCGTTGGGGAATGGCCAAGGGTGGCAGTTTTGTTGCCAAACAAGCAACACCACTAACAGTTGGAGAAAAAGGCTTAGAGCGAGTAACTGTCACTCCAGGAAACAATATTCCAGATTTGGAAACAAAAACCGCTTCGATGGCCGAAGCTGCTGCTAATAAAGCGGCGATGACAATTCCCGCAGCACGTGCAGGTGGAATTCAATCATCACCTCTAAGCGATGCTTATGATAGAATGGGCCAACAACAGGCGGGTGCGGAAGCGGGCACACAACAAATAAAAAGTGATGAATTAGTGTCTATCGATAATGCCACCAACAAACAAGTGGAACATTTAGGAGATATTCACGAAACTTTACAAGATATTAAAAGATTACTCACACCTAATTTAGGAAGCATGTCTGGTGCTTCTCCGACACCCCTTGCCGGAAGTACGGCCCCTCAGACATCTTCTTTCGGATCAACCGACTATGGTAAATGGCAATTTGGTCGCCACGGCGGCAATGCTAATAGCCAAGTATTGAACGATGGCACTTCATAATGTATAGGGTAATGCACGCAGCGTTAACTATATAAGAATAGAACCTTTAGTACAAGGTAGGATTATTATGCCCAAGGCAACCCTTCAAGGTGGAGCTTTAACCGTAATTCGTGATTGTTGGATATACATACCCACTTTTGGGCCAATTCTTCTATATGCGCTGCCAGACATTTCGGATAGTAAATCAGCGGCGTATAACGATGAACCAATTATTGGAAGATCATTTCCTCTAAAAACATACTCTCACTCTGATAATAGAAGTATCAGCATGCAAGTGCATTTGTATGTTACTAAACCAGATGATGTAGCTACAAATTTAGCATATTTACGAGCAATAGAAAGTTGCACCTATCCAAAAGATGGAGCTATGGGAACGCCTTTTGCCCCACCTCCCGTGTGTCAAATTAAGTGCGGTAAATTATTGGGAGCGACTCCTTTGTGCGTTGTATTGAAACAGTATTCTGTGAAGTTTCCCACAGATGTTACTTGGGATGACACAGATTACACGCCTTGGAAGTTTGATATAGACACTACTTGGGAAGTGGTTTACAGCAGTGCAGCATTACCAGGACAAGAAAGAATTATGGCGTGGGGTAAATAAATGGCAAATCAAATTATTACAACTAACATTAGACCTATTGATGGATATGTATCTGGGTCTAGTCGATATGCAAATTCTGCAATAATATATTATGGAAGTCTGCATAAAATAACATTCCCAACCTATAGACGCAAATCCATTATTCCCAGTGAAAATGACATGTTTATGGTCATTCCTGGAGGATTAGAATATAGACCTGATCTTGTGTCTAAAGAAATGTATGGAAGTGTGGATTTTTGGTGGAGAATTTTAGAAATGAATGGTATGACAGATATTTTTCAATTCAAGTCAGGGGTGAATATCAGACTGCCTTCAAATGTATATGGAATATAAGGAGCAACAATGAATCCTTGGGATAGAGATTTTGGTAGTGTTAGACCGACAGGAACGCAATTAGACAATCATTGCACATCTGGCGTTATTGCTCCATTTACACAATGCACTGGCGGCGATGTAGTCAAGCCCATTCATGGTGATAATATTTCTCCGTGGGTTAAGGTTGCGTTTGGAAAACAGTCTGGAGGAACTCTAAATGCATTGATTACTGTTGGTAACAAATCCGCTCCTGGAATGCCAGTTAAACATCGAGCCGCTATTAAAAGTTTTGAATATGGATTTACCGATGGTCACAAAGGTAAAGTAGAAATAATAGATGAAGAAGGCGGAGCGTTTACGCAATTTGCCGACAAGCTCATCAAGTGTATGGAAAATGTGTCTAAAGAGTATGTCATGCAGTGTCAGTGGGGTTGGGTAGTCACCAATTGCAATGGAAGCTGGAATGTAGAGTCGTCTCCCATTGTAACTTTTGCCATTGGCAATATGGAAGTAAGTTTTAATCAAGGTGTAATCAAATATAACATTACTGCATTGGATTTAGGTCAAGTATCATTTGTTGGTCGTGAAGATAAGGCTTATGGAGCAGAAAATCACAAGCTGGAATTGAAACAAGCCATGAAAAAGATGATGAAAGACAATGAACCTAAAATGAACATCATCTACAAAAGAAAAGAAAATGGTCAAACAAATGGAGAATGGAAATGGAAATCTCCAGAACCCAAACATGCTTGGACAACTGATAATCAAAATAAACTAGGATCAATGACTAGATGGGTACAACCATTCCGTACAGATAAAGATAAAGGATTGGTGCTCACTTGGGATAATACGGCCACCGATCCCACCTGTATTATGTGGGAGCATGTTGGCATAGATTGTCATGGTACGCCTTCTTGTGGTAAAGCTTCTGTTATTGGCACATTTGTTGTTAATGGAGGGAAATGTTCTAATGTTATAAGCTTTTCTCCGAACATCAATTGGTTTACAGCTTTTGCTTCACTTGGTACAGGTGGAAATGCTGGAGGTGCTGCTAATGCTGGAGGTGTAAAGGCTAAAAACGTTCGACCAAATGGTTGTAAATTTCAAACACAGAATACGGGTGTTATGCGAAGCGTAGAACACACCAGACAAAGTTTAGAAATTCATGGGCCAAAAAAAACATCAAAAGAATCAGAAAAATCAGAAATGTCACATCGAGAGGCTAATAATCAACGAGAGGGTATTCAGCCTATAGAAGCAGAGCTAAGAATTCAAGGTAACCCCAATGTAGAATACGTGGATGTAACAAAAATCTTTGGCACATATGCCACAGTAGTGGTCATTAATCCATTTTCTCTTGGCGGGAGTGATGAAAACAACATAGAAAGATGTGATGACTGGAAAGTTTTAGCAGATACAAAATACAATAAGGTGCTAAGCAATCGGTTTTGGCAAATTATGGGTGTAAATCATCAGATTAAAGAGGGATCATACATCACTACATTAAAGTTGAAACTAGCCGTTCCTGGTTTGGACTTGGCTCCAGGCCGACCTTTGGGTGCAGACGATTTAGCGTGGAACCCACCAAATGCAACTTGTTAATAAGAGGAAACAATAATGCCAATAGGATCAAATGCACATGGAATTGCAAGAGCCGCAGCCAGTCGAGCCAATAGAGCTAGAGGTGGTGGTGGATCTAGCGCTAGCATTATTGATTGGGTACAAGGTCTTGATGCCAGATTAAAAGCAGTTGAAGACCGGTTTTATGAAATGGGCTTTGATATGAAACAAGTGGCCCAAACAGAAGTGAAGAAGAGATGGAAAGTGCAAGCGCAATCAGAGACTTTCTTTGGGGTGTATACCGCTCTTTGCATTGATACATTGGATATATGGAAACAGGGTCGTGTTAGATTTTATAGTCCGCTATTGAACAAACCAGATACACAGGTTAAACAATTAGAGTGGGCCTATCCCATTTCATCAATGGGAGGATTTGATGATAATGGATTAAATTGGGTGCCCCCTGCTGGATCGACTTTGCTTATTAGCTTTGAACGTGGAAGCCGATCTACACCTTATTATCATGGTACTACTTGGCATCGAGATCGTGGCCCCACAGGAGAACATACGTGGGATTATCCCATTGAAGAATATTACAAAATACATGAAGGCCATAGAAAAGGATATTTGGTTGGTCCCAATGATGAATCACAGGTATTTCCTCCCTGGAATACAGAATCATACAATGGATTTGATCTCACTTCAATAAAAGATTTAGATGATGATTCGGAAGCATCTAAAAAGATATGTTATCCACATATTTATGGATTCAAAACTGTAGAAAAGCATATGTTGAAGATGGTGGATGGCAATCCCAAGTGTAATCGTAGATGGAAGCGATTAGAAATACAAAGTGGTTGTGGCAATCATCTAATCTTCAAAGACGATCACATGCATCCTACTCCACAATGGGCAAATCCATCTTCGGGAGGAGGGGGCGGCACCGGTGTAGAATTATGTCCATGTACGGATGCAAGTGGACAACAACCTGTTGAACAAACGTCTTGTGACGCTGGTTGCAAGGTAAAGAAAGCTAATCCATACTTTAAGCATGCTAATGAAATGAGACCTTATAATGGTCCTGGCACACCTCAGAATAACAAATGTGAGTTGCCACAAACGGGAATTCAATTTTTATCTATTAGCGGACATACGCTGTGGATGGACGATTCAGTTGAACAACCACAAGGCATTCCCAATTGGGAAAGAAGTCTTCAGCCTTTTGACTTTGGATGTACTAATAGATTTCTTGGAAAGACCGCTTGGGTTTCTACTACCGGTCATCGAATTGAAATGAATGACTGGGAAGAGCCATCAAAGATTCGAGGGTATCAAGACAAAAAAGTGGGTAATTGGATTCAATTGTTATCAGCATGCGGAAACAAAATTGAATTAAATGATCACACCACTGCTGGAAAATTAGCTGGCGAGCATCGTGGCATTCACATGCAAAGCACCAGCAATCATACAATAGACTTGTGCGATTGGGATAACGAACAGCAATCTGAGAGAAAAGACGGGGGCGTACCCACTCCTCAGGCCAAAAAAGCCTATGTAAAAATCCGTTCTGGCTACGGAATGGAAATTATGATGGATGATAATGCTACTCAAAAACAAGAGACGCAACAACAATCATTACAGATCTTTTGTCCTCAATACACCAATCCATGTGGTCCACATTTAATGCGATTTCAAGAAAGAGCCACGCCGGATAATGCTTTAGTGTTTTTACGAGTAGGTGGTAATTATATTTGTTCTACATGTAGGCATCATTATACAGTAGTTGGTGATGAAGACAAGGGTTTGGTGGCCAATAAAATTACCGTAGTCACCAAAGATTATATGGAAGTAACGAAAGGTATATACTTCAATAAGGCTAGAACGCACATGTTTTTAGCTGATGAAATGATTTACTTACTAGCTGGTAAAGATTGTCCATCAATGAACAGTGGAGATTTAGGACCGTGCGCATTCCCCATATTGGTCTATACGCCTTGGGGAATTACAATTAGCGATAGAGTAATTGCATCCGCATCTCAAAAAAGTCAAACGGCACCCGTGTGGGCGTTACAACCATTTATACATAATCCCAATACGTAAGGAAACCAATGAAATTTTTTGGGGCACCATATCCAATAATTAAACATCCAAGAGGATTTTTACACACTCAGAATGGAATTGATCAAGTAAAAGCAGATTTACTGGTTTTATTATTGACCAATCCTGGTGAGCGTGTGATGTTGCCAGAATATGGCACGCCATTAAGAGAACTCATGTTTGAACCTAACGACGAAACAATAATAACTTTAGCAAAAGATATGATAGCGGCCTCTATTAGGATGTGGGAACCAAGAATTACCATTAGCGACATTACCGTTACTATGGGATTACCAATAGATGATCTTAATGTAAACGATCCCTTGGAAGACATAGAACATATTTTAGGAATATCAATTTCATTTTTTGATCCCGATCAAATTAATGAAATACAACAATTGACATTAGAAGTGCCACTAGGAGGCTCATAATATGGATTATCAAGAAAATTGTCCGGTTAGCATAACACCATATGCACAATCTACGGATATTACCAATCCTAAAATCGTTAGTTTGAATTATACAAATCAAGATTTTTGGTCAATGAAAAGTCGTTTGATTCAATTTATACAAGAAAGATTTGGTTCAACGGGTACGATGTTGCCAAATACATTTAATGATTTTGTGGAATCGGATATTGCTATTATGCTTATTGAGAATTGGGCATTTTTAGCTGATACACTTTCTTTCAAAATGGACCAAATCGCCAATGAAATTTTCATTGATACCGTAGCTGAATTAGAAAACGTTTTTAGACTAGCCAGACTCGTAGGATTTTATCCACAGCCTCCCATTGCAGCTAAATCTCTTTGGAGTGGAACAATCAATAATCGATTGGCTGTTGATGTAAGCATTCCCACACCAATGCCTGTAGATGTAGCTGTAGATGGGGCTCCATTAACCATAGAATTGTTCGCATGTGATTCTAATTTCAATCCTATATTCAATCAGCCGATAGTTATCCCCGCTGGTAGCATAGAATGCAAAAACGTTGTGGGGCTAGAAGGAACAACCACTGATGAATCTTTTGTGTCCACAGGCAACATTTCCATGTCGTTACCACTATCTCAATCCCCAGTAATTTATGATTCTATACAAGTGGAAATAGATGGGGTGTTATGGAAACAAGTGGATTATTTTACAGACTCTAATCCTAGACGGGAATATAGAATAGAATTTGATTCTAATTGGTATGCTTATATCATTTTTGGGAATAATCGAGCAGGATTAATTCCATCTGGTGGTTCTGCCATAAAAGTTACTTATAGAATTGGCGGTGGAACAATTGGTAATATCGTGACCAATTACTCAGTCGCACAATGGCAAGCTGAAGCTCCTGGAATAGAGTATAACATTCCAGTTTCTTTCACCAATTACACTCAGGGGAAGTATGGTTACAATGGTGATACCTTAGAAGATATCAAAAACAAACTTCCAAAGTATTTAAGAACTCAAAATCGTGCAGTATCCGGTACAGATTACAAGACATTTGCTGACCAATTCGTCACACCCTACAATGGACAGATTGGCAAATCCACAGCCGTACTAAGAAATTATGGTTGTGCAGGAAACGTTATTGATATATATGTTTTAGCCTTATGGAACACGCTTTATTTGGAACCAGCAAGTCCAGAACTTAAAGCTGAATTTTCTACTGCGCTCAATAATGTAAAAATGCTGACAGACTTCGTGTGTATTAGGGATGGAATAGTAGTTTCTGTTGATGTGGCAATTGAAGCCTCATTAGACAAGTCTTATAGAAAATTTGAAGAAGAAATAAAATTATCCATAGAATCCAAGGCAAAACAATTTTTCTCACTAAACAATTGGGATTATTACAAACCATTAAAAGACACAGATTTAATTAAAACGCTTTCGGATTTGAAACAAGTAGATGGTTACAATATTAATTTTACCAATTTATCGGATGAAGCTAATGGTGGAACGTATGTGGATACAAGATACTATGAAATTATTCGTCCAAACAATATTGTCATAACCATGTTTTACACGTAATTGAGGAGTTCAAGTGGCTCTTAAAAGAATAAATGAAAACCCAACCATTACCGATAAAGCAATTTTTGATATCGTCACGCCCGATTATCAAGATTGCTTTAGTAGCAATCCATATAAAGTAAGCAAGGTTATCATTTATCATGCTGAAATTAATACGGAAAGCAGTAATGCCGAAGAATACAATGAGATAATATATGATGATACAGCTAAAGCAAATGTAGAAGCGGCCAGAACAACATATTGCATGTCTGGATCTGAAGCAGATCTTTTGGCATTTATAAGCGCACAAGATAAATTAGCGCAAAGTGCCCGCACCACGCCTATTTATTATCGAGGAGTTGTTCCAGTAACAATTATAGGTACAGATAACACTCCTGCTTGGCTTGATCCCACAAGCATATATGATGCTGATACGCAAAAGAAAGTGAGGGGAGAAAACAGATTAATTTTAATTGATGAAGATGTTGATGGTAATACTCAATGTGGACATTTTGAGCTTCATTGGGAACCGTTGGGAATGCGAGAGGGCGACTACTTCATCTGTTGGACATGGAGCCCCGTAGCAAATGGTGAAACCAGAACAGCACATATACACTTTACACTGTACGGCAACACGCAGTTAACCACCAGCATCCCATCTCATTATACCGTTCCAGATAAATATGATATTTTATTAGAAAGATATTTACCGGAAGTTTTCAAGATGAGCCTTTCGGATTCTGATCTTGCTCCACAAGTCTTGCACGAATTAAATGCTGCAATAGCCAAAGGATTTACCTTTTTGGAAAATATGGCTAATCAATTGGTGGATTTACAAGATGCCAACAGTACGCACGAAGCACTTCTACCCTATTTAAGTAATTTGTTTAATCTCAAACTCAAAAGTGAAGATCCAACGCTTTGGCGAGGACAAATCAAAAGAGCCATACCTCTTTTCAAAAAGAAAGGAACCATTTCAGCTTTACGAGAAGCAATGAGTTTAGCTGGGATTAATCTATTAAAGCTGACTAGGATGTGGCAGGTAATCTCCCCTTATACATGGCAAGAACTGTTTAACGTGGTAGATCCATTAATTAACACCTTTACTTTAGAAAAACAAGCAATTTTTCCTATTGATGGAAATAATTTAGAATTGTATTATCGGTATGCAGATCCCGCAGGGACGTTACCCAATGAAAGGCACGAATGGGTACGATTGGACAGTCCTTTAGATTATATTCAATTTGTTGATTTGGGAGATGGCACAACAGAATTGCGATGGATTGGAAGTGGAGCCTCTGCTGGCATCACTTTGCAAGAAGGAGACAGTTTCCGAGTGGTGTATCAAGTAAGATCGGTTGGCAGCCAACAAAACGTAGAAACATATATTCGAACTAAACCTTTAGATCTTGCAGATCAGAGAGATGAGAGAAATCAATCTTGTCCCAAAAATAATTGGAATGTCAGACTTATTGAAGAAGACGATCCAATGTTTGACGTGATCATACCAACAAGACATCCATATTTTAGCCCATTGATTTATGGTAATATTAGGACCGAGTTCCCATATTCTGAAAATATTTATAACATGGAAGAGTATAACGGTAGTACCCGTGAATCACTTAATCCATGTGATATAGATTGTGATTTTGTAGATCCATGTACTTATTGTCAGAGTAGCAGTTACATAGTAGACCTAGAAATTGAAAACTTAGGCGATCATAGAATTATAGAAGCTATGGAGATACTACAAGAATTTACTCCATTTCACTTCCAATTACACGCTATGATACTAAGTGGATCTGTTAACGATTTTATTCCGCCACCGCAAGAACAAATTGAAGCTATTATGCAAATAGGCCAAGAAGACATGATAATAGCTGGCGAAGGTCAAATGTCTATTAATCGAGATATGATATTAGCAGCACAAGCCGAACGAACTGACTTGACCACTGAAGATGGAACTGCCCCATTCCCCATTATTGATTCTGGTAACGGTTATTATGATCACATTGCATTCTTTTGCCCGAGTCACAATCTGCAAAACATTCAGATGAATCCTAGTCCACCGACCGGTAATAATCTACTAGAAATATTGAGTGGAAACAATTCGGGTAATAAATATGACCTACTTGATCCTGATGGCCATTACGCACAAATTTCTATTGTGACAGGTTCAACGATAGAACAACCCACTAATCCTTTTACATTTAGACTTTCTAATTTACAATATCCATATCCAGGAGAGAGCAGAACTGCTTCTTTCACTAAAGAGTTTGGATTATTAGATAGCACACATTTAGACACCTTGCTGTCCCTTAACATTAAAACACAATGGGATGTTTTACACAATCCATCACACATTAGATCGGGGAGTGCGTGGAGTGTTCAATTAAATGGAAGTGGACCATTTTATATTGTTGATCACATGCTTTCAGATGGCACGATTATATTAGATGGTTCTACTCCGACCATTGCCGCACCCGTTATTTCTTATGTAATCCATAATGCTAGTGGCACAACAGAATATGCTGCTTCTACAGGCAATTGGAAATTAACTGGAAGAACAATAGTATGTGTTGAAAATGACATCACCGGTATGGATTTGAGAAGTGTAATGCGTGAAGGAAATTATGCCCTTTATGGCGGAACGCAATATCCAATTATTGGATTTGTGTCTGATTCTTTACTTAAATTTTATGTAAGTGGATATTCTGGAGGCGATGCTTCAGGTAATCCCATTACTGTCTATAGAAGATTAATAGATAATGAAATTGGATTTTTTGTATATCAGGGTCTTACTTTAACAACAACAGTTGATTATGAATCATATTTGGTTATTGATAATGGCAGTGGAGGATCGCCTGTGTACGAGGATTTAATCAACAATTTCAAAGAAAACTTCTTAATAGTAATCGGCAGTCAATACTATAATATTGATAGCATTATTGGCACCACAATCACATTGATAGGCCCGGCACAATCCACGTGGAAAACTACCGCTACACCAGTTTCTTTCACCATACATAAATATGATAGAAAACTATTCAGTGTATACAGACCAGATAAGATAACAACCCCAGTACATACCTTTGGTGAATTTCCCATTGGCGATCTCAATTGGCAAAGTGATAAATTAGACCGGCGTGGCAAGAGTCTTATTGAATTAACTACAGTAAATAGTACGCCAATGGCATTTTGGGCATGGGCGCAAAATATGACAAACGATCAATCTGGAAACCAAATTACAAATTTGGTTGCTCAGAAAGAAAATATTACATATTCCATACAATGGAAGGAGAGCGATGAACATAATTGATCCCATTAAAACAAAGGGTAATATTATCCGAGCGATTGAATATAAAGACGGCACGAAAGAAACAGCTTATTTTCGAAATACTGTTTTAGACGGCGGCAAGATGGCATTGACCTATAGTTTGGCCAATCAATATGGAGATGGATATAATTATTACATTCGATTTATGGTCTTTGGTGATAATGGCATGGATGCCGGTAGCGAACGATTTGTTGATAGCACCCGTACTAGTCTGTTTGGAAATACTAGAGCACAATTATACGTAAGTCCGGTTATTGATAACAGTATAGTTTCTCAAGTAATTTTTGTAGCTGTTATGGGATTTGAAGATGCCAACGGGTATGATTTAAGTGAAATGGGTTTACAAATGGCAAATGGGCAGCTTTACAGCATGGTAACATTTCCAACCCTAACAAAAACCAGCTTAATGCAAATTACATGGAGTTGGAGGCAAAGCTTCATCTAATGGCAAGTTGCAAAATATTTGCATATATGTTACTATATAATGATATGAAACCATATCTAATATTGCCACCTCTTACTTGCGAACAAATAGAAATCATCAATGGCTCTTTATTGGGAGATGCATCCATTGGGCACAGCGGGAAGCCAAATCACAATGGAAGTTTGATAAAATCTCAAAGTAAGTTCGACATACTTGGAATAGACAAAATAGATTATATGCAATGGCATATAAACAAATTAACGCCTTACAGCAACATGACAATATATTGCAAATCATCAAAATACAAAATAATAAACAACAAATTACGTCAACCATGCAATGTGCGAACTGCATTTGTTCAATATGTAGGATATGTATTTACGACACACCGCAATCCAATTTTAACCGATATGTCATATAAATGGTATGCCACAGATTGTAATGGTCATTATACATATCGCAACAAACGAAGAGTTAAAATCATACCACACGATATAAAACTTACGCCACTCACTCTTTGTGTATGGCATATGGACGATGGATATGCCAATTCAATAGATGGAAATATTACGTTGAATACGCAGGGATTTACTTGGGATGAATGTGAATTTTTATCTGAGAGATTAAGATTAGATTTGAATATTACATCGAAAGTGCGTGCTAAAGATGGACACCAAATTATATATGTGCCGCTGAAATCATATTTTGACTTCATAAATATCATAAAGCCATATGTGGAATGGAATTGTTTCAAACACAAAATAGACATGGAAACATATAATAAAAAACCACAGATTGGTGAAACGCATTCGCAAGCAACATTTACAAATAGTAAAATTAAACAATTAGTACAACTGCATAAGCAAGGTTGGTCACATGAAAAATTGTCTAAAAAATTTAGAACGGCAAAAGCCAATATTAGTTTAATATTAAGTGGAAGCCACTGGTCTCATATAACCGGCATTCAATACAAACCCACAAAACCAAGAATGGGCGAGGAGGTCAAAAGACACATTGTTGAACTTTCTCAAGTTGGACTCACTCAAAAAGAAATAGCAAAAACGCTTAAAATAAATCAATCCACTGTCAGTAGAACCATCAAAGGAGCAATATGCCAGACATCGGTAACCTAAGTGACGTTCAATATTCTGCATTAGATCCATATCATGTTAGTGTAGATAATCGACCATTGGCATCCTTGTTCTCCAAACTAGAACTTGTCAATGATGCCACAGATACTAATACATCAGAATTATCTGCCGCAAGAGGCAGTTGGAACACACTCGATAATCGTTTAGACATTTCTCTTCAAGAGGATGGGACGTTTCAGCCTGGATCAATAGATGCCGCATTACACAACATTGCTTTGCATAATGATGGGGTGGATGGTGGCGGCATCTCTTATATTCGTATGTTATATGATGAGCGTACCAAGCTAAGCACCATAGCACCTGATGCCAATTTTATACAATTTCGTTTTACAACTGGTCCTTATATTTCCACCATTTCTACAACAAGCATTATATGTGACAATGGAACTATTAATATAGAACCATCCTCTACGGTACAGTGGTTGTTGGGCGGCACGACAGGTAATCAAACAGTGCAAGCTCACATGAATTTCCCACCGGAATTAGCACATATTCACATCTATGATGAAAATCCCACTCCGTATAGTATTATTAGTCCAGATTATCAAACATATGTCACAGGACGAGGCACCTTCTTAGATACCTCCCTAAAGGTTTACGTGAATGGTGTCAAAATTAGCGAAGCAGATAAAGGCACTTATGTTTATGTCCCGCCTTATAATGGCATTGGCACTTGGCAACTCACAGCATTTAGTTATGCCAGCGGTTCTAGCACCAACCAATTTCAATTTTCTAGAGTGCTTTCGGCTAATGATAGAATTAGAATCGATTACGATATTGCAGCAAGTTAAGAGAACAATAAATGTATCAAACTAAACCCATGAACTTCGGGTTCGTGATTCTTTCTCCAGATCATGATGTCGGAAGATTGAAATCAACAATGAATTCAATTAGGAATCGCTATTTGAACATTCCCTGCGTCTGTGCCACTGGTAAAGATGCCACAACGGAAGATTTGAAGGAGATGAATGAAATATGCCCTACCTTTAGAGGCGGCACTACATTTACCTCCTTAATCAACAAAGGAATGGCTAAAGGTCATAAAGAATGGAATTTGATTATCGTAGAAGGCACAATTGTTCGACGAGGAATGGAATGGAAATATTCTAGATTTATTGAAAATGATTTAGACATACTCTACCCCATCGTCGTAGATTATGACCGAGACGGCAAACCAATTAAACTCCACATATCTTTTGACGAGGCTCCTCTTAATGGCATTTTTATTCATCAAAAAGCGTTTAAGCTAGTGGGCAATTTTGGAGATAACCCATTAGAAATAGAAAAGTTATTGTGGGCATTAGATGCTAATAAAAAAGGCTGTAAATTCAAAGGAATTCTGGGCGCAAAAATGATTTAGATTAGTCCGTATACAAATGCCCAACGATCATCTTTTTTACACTTGCCATGATGTACTTTATCCAAATACGCATATAATTCATCAAATGAACCAAACATGTATTTGAGCCGTACAAATCCATATAGCCAGAACGGCAGATGTTGTTTGCCTTCTGGACACACCAATAAAACAGGCTTTTTACGATCATTGGCGTCAATAATTTCATGGATGCTGCCAGTTGTGGGAACGCCCTTCGGAAGTCGTGTAATAATGAAATCGGACCTATCAACAACGCATAGGTCTTTACGAACAAATTGCTTTGCATGCTTTCGCATGGTTTTGAAATCACAAGCGTTTCTTGCAGCCAACATTTCAGGCACAAATTGCTGTTTGGGATCGCAAGCAGGATCAAAAACCTCAATTCCAAATCGATTTAGCAGCACTTCTTTGATAGCAGGACGCCAATCGGGACCGGAATCGTTCTCAATCGGTCCCCCCAAATAACAATGTTTTCCATTCAAATAGCTCATATTTATACACCTCGTACTTTAATAATCATATAGACTTTAACAAAAAGGACGCACGATGTCAAGTGAAACCTTGGATACCCAAATAGCACACATTTTGGATAGGGAGATTGTTAATAGACACAGCTATTTTCAACTTAAATATTTTGTAGTAGGTAAAGAGTATACTCGTCAAAGTAAAATGTGGTGTTGTATTCGAGAGCTTCGGGCTCGCCAACAATCAATTATGGCTATGCAATCTAAACTAGAAGATTTAGCAGACGACATAGAGTTGATGAACATTGAAATGGAACGAATCCAATCAATAGAATTGGATAGTAATGAGCTAAATACTAGAGAACGAGCCCTTCATTTGAGAAAAAAAGAACGGCAAAAGCAGTCTATTGAACAATCAGTCGTTGAAATCAACAATAAATTGAAAGATGCCAGGGAAGAAGCAAGTTTTTTTGCGCAAGCTTTTAATGCAATATCAGCAGAAGAAGAGTTAAAGCCTTATGACGACCTGCCTTCGCAAACCGCCTATTGGAATGAGAAGCTTACCCAAGAAGTGTATCTTAGGACACTTTTGAATCAACCGCTTGAACTAGAGTTGGTTAAGACGATTTTGTCTATAAAAGATGATGTGCCAATCAAAAAAGAAATACTAGATATGTTGGAAGCTCAAAAACAACAATTGATGTTAGCTGTAAAGCATCAGATACCAGAAAAAATGCAACTATATAACGAATCACTGGAGGAACATGGCCGATAGAATATCAAGTTTGGATTCAGGATACGTGTCCGGTGACATATCAGTATTCCCCAATGCTGTTGATGATCGTGAATCTCTTTATGAAGTAAGAAATAAAGCAGAAACCACATTGGCAAGAGGATTGCCATTTTCCGCCACTAGAATCGCAGTCGAAGACGCATCTGCTTTTCCTCCAAAAGGCTTATTACGAATTGGACCCAAACCCGGAGAAGCTGGAAATGCTGAATTGATTTATTATGGCAGCCGTACCGAGACAACGTTTTCTAGTCTATTGAGGGGATTTGCGGGTTCGGTTCAAACGCAGTGGGCATCTAATGCTTATGTTAGCAATGCTGTCATGGCAGAACATCACAATGCTGTTAAAGATGCCCTATTGAATATGGAAACTTATCTTGGCACAAGAAGCAATCCTGCCATTGGGTCATTTAATGATAATTTGCATAATCAAGAAGTAAGATTTTTGACACCGAGAGCGGCGTTTCTTGCTTATCCCAGACAAGGCAAACCACCATTAACAGTAAGATTTCAAAGCTTTTCTGATGGTGATGTCTTGCGTACTTTTTGGGATTTTGGCGATGGTGGAGTAGACACCGATCCCAATCCTATTCACACATACGCTACTGAGGGCGTGTTTAGTGTTAGCTTAAACATTATTACCTCTACTGGAGGGCAAGGATCAGCCACTAAAGATAATTATATTACGGTTTCTGAAAATATTATTACACCATTTTTCTACATTGTGCCAATTAACGCCAGCACAACTGGCCCGTGGTATTCAGAGGAAACAGCCGCAGAGCGAAGAATCACCGTAGATCCATTATGTGAAGCTACAGAATTCCAATTTGTAGATCAAACAGATGGAAACATTACTGAAAGGTATTGGATATTCGCAGATGGAGATAAAGATAATGATTTAGATCCTGACGTACATGTAACCACGCATACATATGCATCTCCGGGAACGTATGCTCCCACATTGATTTTGGTATTTGCAGATCAGAGTACACAAAGATCGTTCTTGTCTCCCGACAAATCTCTTGAAATTTTATAAAGGAAACCCAATGACCATTCCAATAGCCAGCACTTATCCCGCAGTTTTAGATTCAGACACCAATCTCTATGCGGTTCATGATGCTTTACGAGTCACATTGGCAGAAGACTATCTTCCGGGTCAAACCAGCATTTATGTTACGGGAGAGGTTGGGATGATGAGTAAGTTTCCATCCACTGGAATTATCACTCTGACAGAGCAGTGTAGTGATGTTAATTTACGAGCACTAAGTTTCTTTTACAGTAGCAAAACAGATTATTCGTTTGATGGACTTATAATACTTCCAGAATTTTCTCAAAAAGATTATGCAAAATCTAAAAACATAACCCATGTGACTCTTAATGTAATAGCGCAGCACCATAATTCTCTTAAAGATGCCCTGATAGCTATTGAGACTTTTATGGGAGTAAGCGGCAAAATTGATACTGTACCTTTTGGAGATACAATAACAGGTCGTCTTAATTTTCTAACAAAACTAGTGTTTACGCCTAAAGCATGGTTTAGAATTATGGGATCAACTGTTGGATTGGTGCCCATAGACTTTCAATTCAAAGACGAGTGTATGCGATTGGGTACAGGAGAGGTTTTGTTTACGTGGAATTTTGGAGACACAAATGTATCAGTGGCATCGGTAATACAAACCATATCTATTACTGATCCCACCATTAGCGTAATATCGGTAGCTGCGGGAGTGAATATCCTTAACGTATACGATTTTATAGAATCTCCAGAAACCTATGTTAAAAAGACTTATGTAAAAACTTATGATGATGCAGGGAAATGTGACATAGGATTAACAGTGCAAAATGCTTATGGTGTAGCGAGCGTGATATTTACTGATATGGTTAACCCGAGATTGGAAGCTCCACGGGAAGCTATAATTAGTATTATTGGTGTGGTTCCAGCCATTAGCACCATTCCTGTTATACGAAGCCCGATCAATACAGTAATTACATTAGAAGTACCATCTGGAAAAATACCCGGATCGAGCCCCTCACAATCCTATGGCGGAGAACTGTTAGATGGTTCAGATACGCCCTATGATCCGATTCTTGAATACGTGTGGTCTTTGGGAGATGATCTTACTCATTCACAATCCTCCGTCACCAAAGCCATGTATAGTATTGGTGGATTATATGACATCAAATTGCGGACCAATACTGAATTTGGAGCATTCAGAATTACGCATTATCAAAATGCCATAGATATCGTAGAAGATGTAAACTTGTGGTTATGGACAAAATCCACGTCCGTAACAAAAAGAGCACATGAATTTGGTTTAATTAGCGAAACGTTCAAAATACAACCGGGAACACTAGCTGTTACACAAGATGATAGTTTCTTAACAGGTAGCAATAATGAAACTCAAGCCAAGAGAGAATTTAACAGAAATGTGGCTGTGACTCCCAAAACAACCACATCTTCAGGACAATCAGGATTAATGAGAATGTATTGGTCGCAAGGCGGCAACAATCCTGCTAGTTCTCAATCAATAGGAATTGCTGAATATATAGGATTTACAGATTCTTATACATCGCCAGTATCCTTCCCTACTAAATATTGGAATTGGCTTTGCCTTAATTCATCAACTATCAGTTACTTTTTGTTTGGGTCTATGCCTACTGGTTCTATTCCTGCTGGTCATAATCCTTCCGATCAAAACTTTGGAGTATTACCTAAATCATCTGTTACCTATACTACAGATAGTGATCAAACATATATCAATGGGGCGGATGATCTCATGGAACACATATCTGATTATGGATTGGGTACAGTGCCGCTAAATGGTTATTTTGCTGTATACAGAGGATGCTGGAAGGGCGGTTCTGGATATTTTATTAGAAATGGCGCAGTTGATCCATATTTTCAGTTAAATAATTTCTATAAAACCAATAGCGTGATAGGCGATGAATTGGTGTCTATTACTAAAATGCCAGATATGGCTGGATCTGCTAAGGTTGAGGGTCAGTTAGTGCCATTGTATAATGGCGTATTTTTCTTTAATAATTCGGGCAGTATATCAGCATATAATGATACAACTGGTGTTTGGGAAACAGGGGGTCCATCTTTAAGTAGTGTGGCCTATCGATCTGTACAAGATACATCAGTAGTAGGATTTGATAGTGCGGCTAACACTTTACTTGCAGCTTCAGATGGAGGATATGTAGCATATTTAAGCTTTGATTACAGTGTCAATGCATTTATTAAATTCAATGGTCAAAATTTAACATTCAGTAGTATGGTTAGCAGACCCACCGGAGATCAGTTCGTCATGGGTATATATTGATATACTGGCAACCCATTTGTAACGCATAAGGAAAAAATGGCAATAGGATTCCCCCCACAACCAGTTTACCCCTGGGCAATTGACTCAGATCGCAATCTGTTTCTAGTGTATAATACTACGGAATCTCGACTAGCCAGTGATAACAATGCTTGGTCCCAAGAATTGGAAATCACTCCTGTAAACGCTGATGAGCCGGAAATATGGCCAGACAACGGCTTTGCTACAATTGAAGGCGAAATGCTTTATTATGATGCCGTAGATAAAAATTCTGATGGAAAGGTTTATCGTCTAAAAAGGTGTGCAAGAAACATAGGAGGAGAACAAACTAAATTTAATTCGGCTAAAACTTGGGTGCGAGGATTCATCATTGCCGAACATCACAATCAATTAGTGGATGCTATTACATTAACTCAAGATTATATTTTAGAAGAAGCGGTGGTTCTTTCAGAATTAGAAACAGAACCAGACATTCCAGATGACCATCGATGCGCAATAGTATCCTTTGATATTGTCACCACTGAAGATTCTCTAAAGGGCGTGACTATTCAATATGAAATTATTGTCACAGGAACGTTTAACAGTTTTATTTTAGACTTTGGAGATGGTACAACTACAGCCGATTTAATTGGCAGTCATACGTATCCACCTAATACCAGTCCCGATCCGGTAGTTACAGTAAGCAATAATAGTTGCACGGTGGTAGTCACTCCTTCGGAAAGAACAGTACCTACAACTCCTCCGCCAACTGAAATTCCTCCGCCATTTGAAATTCCTATTTGCGATACTCCAGAAATTCCAAGACTGTCTTGTGCAAACTGTAATGTATCTACAGATTTTACATTACCACAATTTGTATTTCCATGTCTTGATATACCCAGCATTACTTTCCCAAGTGTGTATATCAACATACCCAGCATGCCGTATATTTCAATATACATAAACATCCCTAGCGTTATCACAATTGTTCCAAGCACAATACAATTAATAGTTCCTAGTATAGCCAATATCTCATTGATCGTACCATCGTTTGCAAACATTTCATTGGTAGGATGTCAAGTTCCAAGCATTATTACAATACAACCTGCTATACCCTCGGTAATTTCCATACAATTATCACCAGCTATTCCAAGCATTATTTCATTGGTTCCGGCCATTCCATCTATTATTAGTGTGGTGGGTATTCCATCGGTAATCAGAATTGAACCTACGATTCCATCGGTTATCTCTCTGCTCAATTGTTTGCCGTCATTAATCAGTGTGGTTTGTAATATACCATCAACTATTGCTTTGGTAGGCACCATACCATCCACCATTAGTTTGATTGGAGTAATACCGTCAACCATTAATTTGGTTGGCACCATACCGTCAATTATCAGTTTAGTTGGCACCATACCGTCCATCATTAGTGTAATTGATGACATACCTCATACGATTAGTTTACAGGGTAGCATACCATCAATAATTAGTTTGGTGGGTTGCAGCATACCATCAATAATCAGTTTGGTGGGCACTATACCATCAATTATCGATGTAATAAACACGGTGCCGTCAATCATAAGTGTAAGAGACGATATTCCGCACATTATCAGTTTAGTAGGCACACTGCCCTCCATCATCAACGTGTTAAACACAGTGCCATCAATCATAAGTGTAAGAGATGATATTCCACACACAATTAGTTTGATAGGAGTGTTGCCATCTATTATTTCATTGATTCAAAACATACCAACTACAATTAGTATAGTTGGTTGTACGATTCCATCGATTATTTCGATACTTGGCTGTTGCAACATCCCATCAATAATCACAGTGAATTGGGGCAATGCACCCACTGCAAGTTTTACCGTTGATGTAAACTGGAACACTCCTCCGTCCGTAGTGGTTACATGGTCCGCACCGCCGCTCGTAAGCTGCGTAGTAATTGTCAGATGCCCCACATCCACCACTCAAGCATCACCATTTACTGGACCGATACTGAATGAACGATTCGAAGACAGCTTTAATTACAACATGTTATCTCCTAGTTTTGAGGGTAATGATCTTGGAATACCGTCAGAAATTAAAATCATTGCACCAGTTAACTTACCGCACGTGCAAATGGTACATGATTTACCAACGGAAATCAAACTAAGAGTACCCAAAATACCAGATATTAAAATTGCCGATCATGATAAACCAATTAGAATTGAAGGTCCGATCAAACCATTACCAACACAAATTCGAATTAAAAGTGATGTCAACCTACCTAATACGATTGAATTAATAGCTGACAATGTTCCAAAAGCAATAAAATTGGATGCCAGCGATGTTCCTTTGGCCATTAGGTTAGAAGTGCCAGCACACTTTCCATCGATCATTTTCTTAGATGCATCGGGTATTCCTGCCACGATTCAAGTAACAGGCGTACCAAAATCTATTGAATTGTTACATAATTTACCAAGCTATATTCCACTTATGGTGCCGGAAAATCTAGAAGTGCCACTTGTTTATAAAGGAAGCCCAATTCCCATCCAACTTACTATGGATAATATAACAGGTGAAAACGGCGAAAACTGTTTCGCTCTAGTGCCTTGCGGTAGAAAATGATCATCAATAAACACGCCAACAAAAATCACTATCTGCGAACCGAAGACGGATTGTGGATAAGAGATTTTACTAAGCCATATGTCAAAGCTATTGATATTAATCGATTAGTTTCAGATGGTGATTGTCATACATTTCTGTCCAATGAATTAATCAATGGCAAACGAGATGTGATTGGCATAGATGGAGAGATATTAGAATACAATGATGCCGTTATTGTTTCTGATGGCTACGACTTTGAAAACAAACATAAATTATTGGCTAGCCTACCAAACAATATTGTTATCATAGGTGTAAATGGAGCATTAGCTAAGTGGAAACTAATGCAAAAAAATACCCCACCCGAACTTCGTAGGATTATGTCATGTTATGTGGTGAACAACCCATACACTGAATGTTTGCACTATCTTCCAAGACAGCATTCCTATTATCCACAATGCATTGCTTCTTTAAGAACAAAGCCAGAATTTTTAGATGGATATAGAGGTAATATTGCCACATATAGTCCTTCACCGAGCGAATATTATGCTGGCCCGAAAACCGATCCTCAATATTTTATAGATGATTATAGAAACCCCATTTGTGCAGCTATTGGCCTAGTCTATAAATTCCATGTAAAAAGACTGTTACTTCTATGTTGTGATAACTTATTTGAAGGAATGCGACCAGGAGCCGTGCCCATTAATGAGACTCTTTGGTGCTATCCGCAGCAATGTGTTTCACACCGTATCATTGATGGTAATTTATATTGGTTGGAAAAAAGTGGAGTACAAATTGCAAACTGTTCTAGCGGAATTGTGTATAATTATGCTAGATATATTTCAGAAACAGAAATACACTCCTTCTTCACAGAAGAGGAAGAATTATAATGCATAACTCAGATGATTATCTTTCGCTAGACAACTTTAAGAAATGGATGCGTTCTCAAGAAAAGAGCAATCTTAATCAAGGCAACAATTGGCACAAAAGTGGCGTGGGATTAGTCATAGAATCAAAATTGTCAGCTAAACGACTTCTATTAAAAATCAGAGCAGAAGAAGGTGAAGTGGATACCTTGGTCAAAGATTTTTCTGAAAAGGGTGGTACAGTTATCGATGTAGATAACAAGCACTTTCTTGTAGAAGTATCTACGGGTACATTTTACATTCATCGCTGTTATGTAAAGAAGTCATGATTCATCTAAGCATTGTCTTTCGCTGAGGAATTCTTTGAGACAACATTTGACTGGAATGTGTAGTCACATTAGAAACTTGTATGTTGTGTGAAGTGCTCTCTGAACTAGTGAAATGTCTCACAAATGAAGTAACAGGCACATTGGAATAACCCCTGTTTTTCAACGTAGCTACCAAATCTGCATATGAGTCAGCGGCTTCTATCCAAGGTTCCCAATACATACGGTCATCGTGAATAGATTGTTTTAACTGTTCTGTTAAGTTGCGAGGCAAACCCAATCGTTCTACATCGGCTACTCTAGTTGGTGGCACTGCTGGACCGTGTAAGATCGTCAGTATCTCCACTCCCTTCTTGTCCCGTCTCGCCAGATATAGATACAGCTTCTTGATGTCTTGTCCCATATAGCTCCTCAAAAAACACTTCAAGCACTATCTTAGTATAGGGATCTGGTGCTCCAAATTGTCCGAAAAAAGCACCCCATGTCTCTAAACATTGTTTTTCTTCAGGTGATTGCATGACATTACCATTTGCTCAATACGTAAAAGTAAAAGACAGATATTGTATACACTATGTAGGTCCGAATGATGAATATATCGATCAACTTCTACACATACGCCAAGCTATTGAAGAAGACCTTCCAGGCATTCAAATTTATATTTGTTGTCGAGTTGGACTAGAGCACCTTAAAGAAAAATATGAACGATTGATTGTCGAATCAGAATTTGATAAAAATGAAGTCGCATATGTGCGATATTTGGATGATCAAAAAGCAGTGTGGAAATTAATTGTTGAATCCGATCTTCCTAAGACTAAAGCAAGCTTTTTACGAGTTTTTCCAAAAGAATGTGAATTTTAGATGATCATGCATAGATAATTATGAAGATTTGAACCAAAAGACAATCTCTTATATTTGGGAGACACAATGAGTAAGTTTACAGTTAGATTAAATCAAACAGGCGTACAAGGTCAAATGGACGTATCTATGACCACAGGCCAGATCAACGCCACCAGTAATCAAAGAACCGTTTATATTATGGGTCCAGATAAGCAAAATTATTTGCTACGGGACGGCCAGAGCTTCACGGGAAACAATTATTGGCTACGCTATGTTAGCACTGCCCAGGGCGGCAAGGCATTGCCAGGACAGGATTTCTTGTATTTTGCAGCGTATACCGCAGGTGCAGTTTATGATCCAGGCGCTATGGATTATGATGGTGGAGCTTGGAGCGATGTTACCGACAATATGGCCACTACTTCATTGAATGTTGCAGTAGTTGCTGGAACTCCTCAAACCGTTGATTTCCTTGGAAAGTATGGCGGAATTGCTAAGTTCTTACAAATGTTGGCAGACGGCACTGGCGTTACCTATAAGATTAATGGAAGCACAGTATCAGCAGGATCGGTTTCTAATTCTGCTACTACCATTTTTGAGCCGGGCGACATCAATTGGACATCCATCACCTTTACAAATGGAAATGGTGGAAGCGGCACGGTAAACGTCAAGATTACCTTCAGCATCGAGCCCGACAATCGTATTGCAAATATTGTCTAAACATATAGATAATTAAAGACAGTTTAAGAACCCCCGCAGCTAGCTGCGGGGGTTCTTTTTCTTGATACACTATATTATTTTATGCGAATAGTTTCAAATAAAGCAAAGGCTCTCCCATTAGGACTTCAGCAATTTTATGATCAAAGAAACCAAATATGCATTATATATGCGAGCGGTGGTCTTGGTGATTATTTAATGTTACGAATGATACTAGACGACATTAAACGATTGTTGCCAAATGGAAAATTGATTTTATCTTGTGCTAGCGAAAAGGAACGATATGTCATTTTAGCAGATCATCCTGCAATTGATGAATTTGTTAATATTCATACAGATTATGATGGCTATGGTGCGGTTTATGATTTATCTCATTCTGCCAGTCGTTATGAATCAATAATGGCTCCTCGATCAGAAGATCATCGTAGTGACATTTTTGCTTCTGCTTGTGGCTTTACATTGACCACGCATAATATGCATTTTAATCTAAGTGAAAGCACCATGATAAATGGTAAAAACACATTAGATAAACTGTGCGGTGGATCGACAAAGCCCAAACTAGCCTTTTGTCCTAGATCTGTTATGTCCAATAAGAATTTAGACTTAACACAGATGCAGGCAGCATTGGAGGCTATACGGGAACAAGATGTATTTGTTTTTGCTATTCACACACAACCCATTGAGGGATTAGAACAAATTCCAACCTTATGTGATTTAGATATCACATCATGGATGGGAGTAGTCAATGCCATAGACTACATGGTAACAGTAGACACCAGTCATTTCCATTTAGCAGGCGGAATGAAAAAACCATTAACGGGAATTTTCACTTGGGCAGATGGTAAGGTGTATGGAAAATATTTTGATTTTGAATTAGTACAAAAGCATCGAGACAACGGAGATTGGCCATGTGGTCCTTGTTACGCATATGAAAGATGCCCAAAAACAAAAGATTTCGTTAAGCCATGTCTTACCGAATTGACATCTGAGGAAATTAAAGATGGTATTCGTAGGATGTTTGCTCGTTGGCCGGTGGAATCCAAGCGTTAGGCAATAGATAAAGCATGCGTATATTACAGGCTCCAACACAAATTGTTACATCAAATGGTCAAGCCACAGTAGAAATTCATTTAACTTTAGACTTAAATATTAGTGCAGATGGACTAAATGTATCTGCAAAAGCTCGGTCCAACAGTGAAAAAGTATCTGTGATTGACGATGATAAAGATAGTGTAGATTGGGCTATTCCAGATTTTGGAACAAATGAACGAATTGCATTTGGAAAAGATGATTAAAGGAGAGAATTATGAGTATAAGTTTTGATTGTGGGACATATAACCTAGTGTGTTGTCGTAGGGATTTAACTGGCAATTTCATACACAAGCGTGAGGTGAATGCTTTCTTGAAGATTTCTTTAGACAAACCATTTGTCTTCAATATGATGAAGCAGGTGGGCGTACCGCTTATCGAGAGAAAAGAGGCGGGAGTAGCTTATGCATTGGGTGAAGCGGCCGTCAATATGGCTTACACCATGAGCCAGCTTGAACTTCGCAGACCGATGTCGCAAGGGTGTTTGAATCCAAAAGAAAAGAATGCTCAGCAGATTATGAGCATTATGATGTATGGATTATTAGGCGATACCGTTCAGGACGGAGAAACCCTTTATTACAGCGTGCCAGCTAACGCCATCAACGAAGAGACTGATGCTGATTACCACTCCAAGGTTTTAGAAGCCATATTCAAAGGATACAAAGATAAGAATGGAAATAAAGTAAAGGCATATCCAATCAATGAAGGTCTGGCTCTTGTGTATGCGGAACTTGCGGATAAAGCTTTCACCGGCATTGGTATAAGTTTTGGTGCAGGTATGGTTAATCTTTGCTATTCTATTTATGGGGCTCCGGTATTTGATTTTGCTTTGGTTAACTCCGGGGACTGGATTGATAAAATGGCTGCAAAAGCTACGGGTGAGACTCCTGCCTTTATCAATCAAGAAAAACTTAAAACCGATTTGCTAGTAGATCCCGATTCTCTTGTGCAACGAGCTATAAAGTCACAATATGAGATTATGATGCAGAAAACTGTATCAGGAATCAAAAAAGGTTTGGAAAGCATGGGCAATAAAGTACATGCTACTCAAGCTGTAGATATTGTTGTGGCTGGTGGCAGTAGTTTGCCAAATGGATTCGATGTTTTGTTCACAGATGTAGTTCAAAAAGCCAACCTTCCTATACAGGTTGGGAAGATTATTCGTCCTGCTGATCCTCTTTATAGTGTGGCAAGAGGTTGTCTTGTGGCCGCAGAAGCCGCAGATAAAGGGTAAAAATAATTAATAAGCTGCTTAGATATGAGCAGAAGGTTAGTGTTTTTACCAAAGGACTAAAATGGAAGAACTACATGTAATCAAGCGGGAGAGGTATTTTCCCGCATTGCCTAGCGGCAGCGAAGACTGCCCACTTAATCCCATCCCTAACTTTACAGAAGGTAAGATTTATGACATCTACGAAGAAGTCAGACAATCAAACTTCAGGCCACCGTGTAGTGGTATCAGATATAAAGTAAAGGATGATGTTGGAAATATCCGCTTTGTAGGTTGTGAATACTTTCACAAAGACCCAGTTTTACTCTGGGATCATGACACAGAAAGAAGATTAGAAATGGCTGCCGAGCGATCCGCAGCAATTTGTGATTTACAGCCAGAATTCTGGACCAAAGTAAAAGATACAATGGAAAAGATGGACAAGGCTGCATCCGGGGATATTGACCACAATGCCATGCTGGATGTTCGAGAGGAACACAGTAAATGTGCTTGTAATTATGCAGGCATCCCTGCGAAATCGATTTCGACTAATCGCACTCCTCCTTGTTTGTTGGAAGAGGTGGCAGAATTTGATGCAAATGCAGGATTAGCAGAAACAAAGATCCTGGCAGGATTGAAAAGAAATAAGAATAGTTTTGAAATAATTGATGAGCTAATTACTTCATTAGAAAGACAAATGAACAGCCTAAATGGTAATCTTCTTACTTTGAGGGTGGAAGTTCACATGTTGAAGAAATTGGCTTTATATAAGTAAGTAAACAAAGCCCTCCCCGCCCGTGGGCGGGGAGGGCGTTTTGAATGAAAGGCAAATCATGGAAATGAAACCCATCGAAAAGGCAGTGCAACGTGAAATTAGCGATCTAGGTGCTGGCGCATATTTAATGATGCATGGTTATAAGGTTATAGGCCGTAGAGGCAAGGCTATTGTTTTTGAAGTTGAAGAACAAGGTAGTCGTGAATTCGAAGAACGCACTATGGAATATCTAAGCAGTGAATTTCACCGTTTTGATTCTTGCCTCATGTCTTTGAAGAAGATTGGCGAATACATGCCTGATCGTAGGTGATATTTTGACCAATGCCAGATATATATTCCATAAGGAATTATTGAGGAATATTAATATGGCTGAAGCAACTAAAGAGCAAATGACGCAATTAGAGAAGGAAAAGGAAGACCTTTTCATAAATCTTAATCGTCAGTCGCAAGGGCTTGTAGATCAATTAGAAAAAGCATTATTGGCCTTAGAACCCAAGACTGCTACTGGACAACTTGCGACACAGGTTGCGGGGGCTACACCAGCACAAAAAGCCATTCAAGGGTCTTTGCCTTGGTTCAAACATGGAATGAGAGGTTTCTTACGTAAACTTTGGTATGGAGATCATCCAACCAATCCCGATTGGAAGCACGTAGCAGGTGTCTACGAGAGCATTAATAAAAGGATTACTCTTAGAGAATACATTGAGATTCAAGAAGGTATTGAGCAAGCAGTGAATGAGTTTTTTGCAGAAGCTACATCTGTGCAAAGTTTACCAGATGCGATTCAATCGTATTTTATAAAATTCAAAACTGATTTAGCGGCCACTATTAATTATTACACAAATCAGATGTACGACTTGGGCAAGAAGCACGCCAATACAAATGCTTCTATATCTGCAAAGGCTCCAGAAACACAAGTAGATAAACCAACAGGCATGGGAGCCATAGATCGAAATGCTCCTATACACCCCGAGCCAGAAGTGTCTCATGCTCCAACTCCACTTCCGCCTCCACAGCATGAACCAGAGGCCCAGCATGAACCAGAGGCCCAGCATGAACCAGAGGCCCAGCATGAACCAGAGGCCCAGCATGAGCCAGAGGCCCAGCATGAGCCAGAGGCCCAGCATGAGCCAGAGGCCCAGCATGAGCCAGAGGCCCAGCATGAGCCAGAGGCCCAGCATGAGCCAGAGGCCCAGCATGAGCCATCAGATAATCCATTTGAGGATGAATCTGAAGCTGAGCCGTTGCCAGGAGAAGGTGAAGAATCGAGAGCATCTCGCATTAGAGATTTGCCCACTAATCATAGAGGAGACGCCATATTGGGTGTCCAAGCAGCCACCGATTTTAATCCTTGGGAACCAAAATATGGAGCGGATGAAGTAGAGTCGCCAAAAGTTCCACGTAAAAAAGGTCGCCCCCGTGGTACAGGAGAAGCAGATAAGGCATCAGATCCAGTGTTCAATAAAATATTACGCAAGTCTGGATCGGATTTATTGTTAAAGCGGCACTTGTCACCAGAAGACTTAGAGACAACCCTCATACATCTTCATCGACAAGGCGTAGATTTACAAGATATTAGATCAGTTAAAGATGTTTTATATCGTGCCACTGGAGGCAAATATGATGACACTGGTGCGCTAGTAAGAAAATATGCTGAACTTCAAGGCATGGATAGAACCCATGCATATGAATACATTAAATCTAGAGCAGAAGAACAACAAGAGTCTAGAAAATGGACTATGAGCAATGTACAGCGTATGTTATTGGAACAATCGTTGGCACAAAGCAACAAATTACCGTTGCCTGAAAAGATTGCTTTCTATAAAAATTTACTAAAATCCACCACTCATACCGCTGGGAATGTTTGATTGACCACCTATATCTACACCCGTTTGATGAGTCTTGGCGTTTACGGCATCTACAATTGCTTTGGCTAATTCTAAAAATCTAGGATGATGAGTGAGATTAATACTCTGTCCTGGGCCAAATCCAATATGGGGGTGCTCACCGGTAGTTGGATGCGAATAATCATTTAACCGATCATAGATTTGTCTTCCACCATCTCCATGTATGATCATGTGAATGGTTGAATCTGGCACCTGTATCGGTCCTGCTGGGGGCGGATCTTGGCCACCAAACAGTTCTCTCATGTAAGCCTGCAACATTGCTGATTCTTGTTGTGCTGTAAATCCTTGAGATGGCCGTACTGCTTGTGGGTCTTGTGGAGCAGATGCTACTCCTTCGTGTCTATTAAAATAATACAACACGAATTCAATAGCAATGCGTGCCATTTCGGGATCAGTGCCAGCAGCGTGTGCTTTTTGGCCTAGATCTGTTTGATTAGACAATGAATTTTCTAAAGTATCAAGCAAGCGAGATGCTTGTTGTTCTCGATCATTGTTGTTCAATTGCTCTAATTGATAAATGAGATTTACCGTCATGTCTCCACCCGGACCTAGATCATGCACCACATCTTTGGGTTGAGTCTTTTCCATATCCCACTGTGTAATAACAGTTTCCATCTTTTGGAAGAACTCTTTCTTTTGAGATTCATAACCACTATCGTCTTGTGCTGCATCCTCTGCATCGAGACCTAATACTTGTCGTGCGTATGTTTCCGCATCTTCGTAGGTGTAATCTCGATTGATCTTCTTTCCAGAATCGCTCATTTTGGAAATATAGATGTTGACCATTGTTGCCAATAATAGATCCTTAGCCATACCCGAGGCTAATCGTTCAAAAGCCGGTCCAAGATCTGTCTGCTTACGAGCGATTTCAACAGCCTTCAATTGTGCCTTGATTGCATCGATACTATGTCCAGGAATACCTGAGGCTCCTAATGACATTGGTCGTTGTACTCTATGTTGATGTTGGGGCTGTAAGTCTTTGGCTAAATCTTCCAATGTTTGCTTCTGTGCTTTTAAGAATTGACCCAATTCTTCCACCACAGACAATTGTGCGTCAGCTTTATGGCCAGAACGTGTTCTGACTGTGCCACGACCAAGGATATCCAATTGGAACAAGCTAATAACAAAGTTTTGTGATTTAGTTCTAATTCTCTTGAACAACAATTTGCCCATTTGTTCCATGCGCTCAACGTCATCTTCATTGTAGGCATCCATGAAATCTCGGAAGGCGGCTTCTCCAGTTTGCCACATCATCCATTCATTGATAACCTGAAACAGATCACGCTTATGGTGACTTAATGTTTGCCATTCTGGTACATGCTTCATCACTACATCACTATTTAATGCGTAGTGAATGCCCTGCCAAATAGCTCCGCCTTTTTCGTAAGCCGAATTGGGCAAACTAGAGGACGTTTCTACATTTGGAATATTAGCTTTAAGCACATAAGGAACACCATTGATTTCTCTAGCTTGTCCAAAGTAATACACTAAAACATTGCGCCAATCATCAGGATCAGAAATAGTTTTCACCTTTTGCTGACGATTGGGGAATATCCCTCCAAAAGTGACGGTTTTGTATAATCTCTTATGTCTTTTTTGATTGCCGTCATATGCGTTATTGTGATCACCAAGTACCCAATCCCAAACATCGTACCGAGTGGCATGAGCTTTAATATGTGCCATTCTTTGTTTGGCATGTTCTAGGAATTCAGACAATTTTTCAATAAGAGAATTTCTTAGAGGTTCGTTTTCAAGAACTCTATCTGAAGATAGAGTATCCATGTTTATTCCCTTTTCTTTTAACCAGTATTTAACCGACAAAATCGCTTCATTCAAAGCCAAAGAGTCCAATCGCTCTTCTAACGCTTCTGGGGCTAACTTGCCAAATTCATCTCTTAGTTTCTGCTTTTCCTCTTCCACATAGTTTGGCAATTCGGCACTTCTAATTTTATTGATTAAAGTTACCAGCTTACTGTTGTCACCCTCTTTGTTTTTTATGGCCTCTTCGACCTGATCGTGAGCACTATGATATTGGTCGTGCTTTTTGACATCTTGACGATCAATAGATCTAGCGGGCAGTAAGAAAGGTATGTAGTCTTTGGCAGCTACAACAACCTTTTCGTCGGAAGGCACCAATGCCTTCCAAACAACCTTATTGCCCTCTAAGTCTATTGGCATTTTATCAATGATAAATTGTGGTAGTGGAGGACGAATGGCTTCTAGAGCCGCCTTCATTTTTCTTTGCCAAGTTGGCACCCATTCATTAAGCCACAATGGAGAATAGACCAATTGTTCTTTTTTACCACCACCACCCCAAGTTAATTTTCTAATTTCCACTTCGTCATTTTGTTGTGGGTGGCCAAGCCATCCTTGTCGAATACCATCAAGCCAATGATGCAATCGCTCTTCGGCCGTGGCTTCGCCCACTCCTACAAAGTCTTCTGTCAACCAAACTTTATTGGTTCGCTTGGAGTCCGTTTTTGTGTCTTTTTGCTCTGCTTCTTCTGCACGTTTAGCCGCTTCATCAGCCGGATGAGCTTTTCTGTGCTGCATTTCGTCCATTGCTCGTTGTAGATTCAAGAATTTTGGATTATCAAATGTGTGATGCCAAAATCCTCCGCCGCCATGCTCATACTCACCTCTTTGATCTTTATTCATTCGACGAAGCTTGTCGATATCTTTAGGTTTGGTTAATTTTTCATATAAACTGGTTATACGGGTATCAACAAAGAATAACATTCTTCCCTTAGGACTATGCATGGCCATCCACAGCCAATCATTCATAGGTTTCGGGCCACCCTTTTTTGCTCTATTCTTATGATCGGTATTCAAGTGTTTGGCAATCAAAAGATTGTTGTATCGCTTAGCCAAGGCTTGTTTCCAATAACGAACTGGGAATTGACGAAGATAGTAAATATCGTCCTCATCCATATACAATGGAACTTTATTAACATTCCAATATTCACGACCCTTGTTATCGGTATAAGTAGCAGCCATCTCCATGAGATCATAGAAATCCCAAGTATCATCAAACACGCCAGTAGCGATTGCTAGCTGTTCAATGCGAAGATCACGCTCTAAAACCGATACCGGCTCTCGATGTGCATAAAAGTCCAAAAAGGAAGTGTCATAATAATCAAGCATTTTTCCCACCTCAATGTATGGAATTATATATCAAGAGAAGCGTTATTATTTGTCGAATGCGGCTTTAGCATGTTCGGCAAGTTTAGAAAGACCTTCTATATTTACAAAAGGCGTATTGTCTGGCGTGTGTACCGCAACGTCGGGTTGTGAGTATCCCGGCTCTTCTTTAACGATTTTTTCGACTTCTTCTTGACTCAATATTTCAACCTGTTCTTCAGCAATAGCTACCATATTATGCATGAATAAATAGGTTTTCAATCCAGTTGCCGCCTGCCTAATTAATATACCAGATTCATCAATATCTTCTATGAATCCAACAAAATAATTGTAAAGCTGCTTGGGATAATCTGTGGGATTTTCATCCTTGAAATTTCTATTGATAGAAGTGGTAAATACAGTACACACTTTGCCCTTGAAGTATTCTTGATGTTTGCTTGGAATTTTCATATCTTAGCAGAGTAAATACATTAAAAGAATGAGGTAAATATGGTTCAATCATTAGTAGAATGGATAGAAGAGAACGATAACAATGAAGAATTGATGTCAGAAGTTGCTCCTCCTGGATTTAGCGGTACAGTAAGAGCCATGCAATCAAAACATCCTGAACTATTTGGAGATAAGAGTAAAAACGCCTATGCTCTTGCATGGTCCATGTATAAAAAAGGTGATTCGCCTCATTATAAAGAAATGCCAGAAAAAGATTCCAGAAAAGGCACGCCCGTGAAAAAGAAAAAGGCAAAATCCAAAAAAAAGAAGGTTGAAAAAAAGAGTGCTAAGAAAAGCGGGAAAAAGCCCTCCACTAAGAAAGGTGTCAAGAAATTCAATGAATGGGCACAAGATCGAGTTTCAACGCCCAATCTTCAATCAGAAGGTGCTATGAATTTTAATGATTTGCCCAAAGAGGATTTGCAAACAATGAGTGCTTTTCAAATCATGCAAAAGTTAAAGGGTCGTCAGCTTCCACCAGGAGTTGATCCATTTGCCTATGCTGTCATGTTAAAGCACAGAGGATCTATGCAATAATTAAAGATCCTTAAATCTTAAACTTTCGCCAGCCCACGGATCATACCGCTTCTCATTATGGGTAATGTACAGATTAATCATCCGTGGGTTGGTTTTTTGCAGCATTTCATTCCAATCTTTATATTGTTTGGGTGGACGAATGAATCCAATGTCTGTAAATCCCTGTCTCAATAGGAAATCTCCCAGTACCGGTAATGCAGTTTTTCCAGCGGGATCATTATCCAGACACAGCACCACAGAATACCCCCGCAATAGCGTAGCCTGCTCTTCACTCAAAGCTTTGCCACCGAATGCACCCGCATTGAGTCCTGATTTAATAACAGACATAGCATCGAATTCGCCTTCAGTAAGATATACTTTATTTCCACTGGTGGGCCAGCTTGGAAAATATAAAACGTCACCTTTGCCAATTCCGCATTCTTTAGATGGGCCTCTGTATTTACTGACTTTGGTCGATGCACCGATATATCGCCCATTGAAATAAATAAGCTTCCCAGTGCGATCATAGTAGGGTACAATAATTCTGTTTTTGTAATCTTCCCCGGCAGTGCAAATATACAAATCTGCGGTATCTAATTTACGTTCAAATAAATAGATCTCAGATTGTACACGATATAAGTTACTTGAAGATAATTCCTGAATTAAATAACTGTATGGGGGAATCACCAGCCCTGCCAGCGGCAGGGCTGGTGTGTCGATTGTGGCTTTTTCATCAAAAAAAGTATCAACTTCCCGTTCCATACGAGCAAGGTTGACATCGCCAGTTTCTAAAATTTCACAGGCTTCTTCGTAAGCACAATGGTCACGCAGCATGACCAGAGTAATAAGGCTGCCCCGACGATCTGTTTTCCAACAACGAAATACGCCATTTTCTCGATTGTTTTTTCCTCCATAAGGATTACACCACATGTGTTGCTTATGGTCTTCTTCAAAAATAGAATCTACCCGTACCTCATCGCCCTTGACGATGACAGTAGGAAATCGAGATTCGGCCCAGTTAAGAAATCGATCAAAATCAATTGCCATGATATCACCTAATCGTCTGGACTTGCAAGATAATTTATGTTACACTGAGTCTATCAATTTTGCAATAGGAGTCGAAATGGACATACAGCATATCAGTATTTCACGTAAAGGTGTATGGGAAGAATGCCCTCAAAAGTACAAGTATCACTATCATCTAAAGACGGAAAAGCCAGAACCAGAGCCGTTTTATTTTACCTATGGCAAAATCATTCACAAGATAGCTGAAGAGTACGTAAGTCGTAAAGGGCAAATACTTTTACAAGAAGTGGCAAGGGATGTTCTGCGTGGTCAAATACCGATGGACACCAATGCAGATGGCAGTCCTGTTAAGGCTCCAATATTACCGGCCGATTATAAACAAAGAGTAGCAGGCCATTTGAAGTCTATTGAAAAACTAACAGAACAGGTAGGTACGGATGGAGAAACAGAGTTTGAATTTAATTATGATCTTGACCCACCAAATGGAAAATTTGTTAAAGGCGTTATAGATCGTTTGTTTCAGAAAAAAGACAAATGGTTTATCATAGATTACAAAACCACTAAACGAGGCCCTTGGCGAAAAACATCCACTACTATAACTGATGATTTACAATTACGATGTTATGCACGGGTTGTGCAACGCACATATGATGTCCCTGCTAAAGACATTAATACGGCTCTTTATTATTTAGAAGGGGGTAGTCTAATTGGCGCACAATTTAATGATGCTTCGTTATTGGCTGCGGAAAAGGAATTATTAGAAGCCCACAATCAAATATCAGCATCAGATCCAGATAAAGTGTGGGGCAACGTCACTGAAAGATGTCGTCGTTGTGAATTTCGATCTTTGTGTCCATTTTACAATTTGTCCTAAGACCAATCGTTTTGCCAACCACCAGATCGTTGCGATTTCTTTAATCGCATTTTGTCTTTGTCTCTAATGCGTCGTTCAACAGATCCTTGGGTCGGTCTGGTGTCAATGCGTTGCATTGGAATGTCGGCCGCTTGTGCTATTAAATCTGCTAATTTAGCAATGGCGGCATTGAGATTTTGTCGTTGCTTACGCTCCTGCTGGGATTGAATTACCAAGTCACCTTCTCTATTAATACGATTGGCAAACATGGATAAGAATCGATGTAATATCTCTTCGTGCCCGACCCAAGCTACGCTGGATGCAACTGGCCATTTCAATGTGGCTTTTGTGGCAAGTTTATTAACATTTTGACCACCGGCTCCACCACTTGCATCAAAGCGAATGATTAATTCCCTTCTAGGAACCACAATATTTCCGACCACTATATCATCCATTGCTTCACGCAAAACAACATATTCTTGAAAACTTCTCATACTACTATCTATCTTCCACATTATTGAAAAATTTGATACAATAAATATATGACTAAAACAAAATCCGCAAAATTAATTCTTGCAATATCACATCAGATCTTTTTGACTAAAGAAGAGAGATATGCTTTAGTTGGTGGGGAGACCATTAACACTGTAGCATATAATGTACCCGTGTGGTTTTTTCAAGGCGCAACTTCAGAACCAGCAACCGAGGTATTTTGTCGTTATACTATTTGTAATAAGCCTACTGGAGCAGATGTAAAATTTGCAACTGAAGGGTATAAGATTACTATTCCGCACTTGCCCTCAGACTATCAACCGCTGCCCCAAATATCTAATGATGAGTGGCGAAAACTGTCTATGGACGACAGAGAAAAATTGCATGCGCAATATAGCCCGCCTCCGCATGGCAAGAATTTATTAGACTTAAAAGATGGAGGAAGTGCCTACCTTAGATTTCAACTACAAAAGAAAATGAAAAAGGATAAGAAGTTCATAGACATTGTTCATTATGTCACTGTTCAAGATATGAATGCCCTTTTATGTTCTTTGGAATTGTGAGCTATATAAGATGTGGAAAGATTATTTTTCAAAAAATGGCTTATAGAAACATACGGGTCTACTGGAGCAATAGAACCAGATAAGCAAGATCCTACAAAGTTCCCCGGTGCCTGGGCCACGGCTAGCGGCCCAGGCTCCAGTGAACTCCCGCCTACAAAACGAAATCAGTTTAAGATGAAAAAATGTAAAAAACATTAATATTCATCATCTTCGTCCTCATCATCTTCATCCTCGTCCTCATCATCTTCTTCATCATCCCAATCATCGTCATCGTCTAAATCATCATCGTCGTCTAAATCGTCATCGTCGTCATCGTCTTCTTCATCCCAATCATCTTCATCATCCTCGTCCCAATCATCGTTTTCGTCTTCATCGACATCTTCTTCTTCGTCATCATAATACCAGCCTTGATCGGCTTGATCGGATGCTATTAACTTATCAAACGAACGTTTCATTATTCGAACTCCTTTTTATAGGGTTAATGTCATAGATATAAAAGGAGGCATCTATGAAAAATATTATGAAATTTTTTACAATTTTAGCATTATTGTTACCAATAATCGGTTGCGCTGCTGCTATTCCTATAGCAGGAGGGTTTGCTGCTGGGGCCTACAACTTCTATCTACAATGGAAAGAAGGGGAGGCAAAGAAATGCTATCCTTTCAGTGATGATATAGTATATCGGGCTGTAAAACGTTCTGTTAAAGAAATGGGATTTAATATATCCAAAGATGAAATAGATAAAAAAGGAGTCCGCTCCTTAGTTGCAGGAGATAAGGATAAACTTAAAATAAAAATCGAGCCACTAAAGAAAAATGTAGCTCGATTAAAAGTCCGAATTAATTTCATGGGGGATAAACCCTATGCTGAACTTCTATACAAGAAGGTAGACGAAGGATTAAACTTTATTAAATTTGACGCTCAAGGCAAACCTGTACAAGTTCGTTAATAGTGTTAAACCATGTGTCGTCTTATCAAACGACCATTTTCTACTTTCCACATGTGGTGTTCTTCATCGCCCACATGTGCGGATGCTTGAATGCTTGTCACACAGCGACGAGCGGCTGCTGCAATTTCTTCATCATCAGGAACCATTTCGTAAACTAAATTGCCAGTCATATCAAATTCATAGTATTGATCCGCAGGAACTTCTAACTCTACGTTAGATAGATCAATCCCGTTAACCGACAAGGCTGCAATACCAGCGTTGCCCGGCATATCTGTCAACTTAATTACTCTATTTTCTCGTTTGGTTGCTACCATGCCGTGAGAGAAAATGGCGGCTTTACCGCCTGGAAGCTTCTCTGATAAATCTGCAAAACTCATTGCAGACATTGCACTAATTGGTTTTTGCAACAAAAGATTTCTATCCTGGAACACCTTGAGCAATATATCTTGATGCGTTCCGCCTTGAGCCTTATCAATAATTAACATGCTTCTGCAAATCGCATCATGAAACTTGACCACTCTTGGAGCCTGACATGCGGCTTCAACAGTATAAGCATAGGCTTTATCTCTGGCGTTTTTGGCTGCTTGTAACGGGGCAATACCAGTGGCTACTTCTTTTTCATATATGCCACATACAATATCCCACCAAGCACCCGCAAATATCCTTCCAAAACTATGACACTCGGCCGCTAATTGTGTATCTGAAGCTGCTTGCGGTGGCAGCGAACTTGGATCTACATACTTAAAAGTGTTAACGACATTTCGTAAACAATCTGGCATGTATCCTTTTTGCCCACGCATTAAATGATAAATCGCAGCACCTAATTCTTTAGCTAAACGAGAAAGAGAATTAGATTGTCGTAAATTACCCTTTGTTTCTTCTAACGCAAGCTGAATAGCTTCATCGAATTGCATTACTGTTACCAAGGCATTAATATCACCAAAAGCTTCATGAAAAGCCCAAATTTCCAATGCTTGCACACTCCAAAAATCACTACGAAGAATATCTAAGAAAGCATGCCCTGTTTCATGAGCTATGACATCAGTGCTATTTGCAGCATAAACCATTTTTCTGGTGACCGGATCGGTTGCGTAGAAAAATCTAAGAGCTTCTCGATCATAGTAGGCATTAAAATCCTGACCTGCCAATGGGACTATTAGTAAATTAGAAGATGCAGCCCAGCGACCAAGCTGTTTATTCATAGCAGCGACAGGTTTATTAAAACATCCGATAGCTGTATCAAGAGTTACTAAACAATGTATTGCTTGAGGGTTAAGATCGGGCCTAGATCGATTCAGTCCATCAATAGTGATGGGTAAAATTTGTGGATCACTAGGAATTTTCATATTCCGAACCAGTTGAGGCATGGTTGGATCTTCAATTAAGAAATTAATTGTAGGATATGGCATCATCATGTCAGATGCTTTTTGTCCTTTGTTTTTACTACAAAAAATTTCTTTTAGCCAGTCAAACATCATAGTCTCCTTTTGTGGTCACGAATCTATTATATATAGAGTATCAGGGAGTAACAATGCGAGAAATAGAAAAACGTGTACAAGAGAAACGAGCGATAGAAGCTGCCAAAAAGAAACTTATGGGTTTCACTGGAAAATTAGGCTGCATTGCTAGAAATATGGGGCAAGTGATCACAGTACATACCGAGGGTGGAGGAGGACATGAGATTCATCATATGGATGATCCTTATGCATTACCAACAGATGATGATCCACTAGAATTGAAAGCTGGTTATGCTAGAGAAATTATGGAGCAAATTCCTGTTGATGCAATGGGTGAAGAAATAGATGAGCCGACTAGTCCTGAGTGGGGGGAGAGGCAGGAACAAAGAAACTCTGCTACGTATGACATTGGTTGGTATTTTGATGGTCTTAGTAGAGGTATGCATTTAGAAATTAAATTTGATGATTATCAAAAGGTATTGACGGCTAGTTATCAAGGATATGAAGTATATCGAGAGGCGGCTGGAGAACTACTTGCATACGCACCTTCTCCTGATTGGGAAGACAAAGTAGAACAATTATATGCTGTAGCCAAAACGCTAGATAAATATCGTAAAAAATTAGAACGAGAAGAAGAAATATTAGCTGCTAAAGCAGAAAAAACATCGTGGTGGAATAATGTTAAAAAACGATGGGGACTATAAAAAACAAGCCCACCGGCCTTTGGCCGGTGGGCTTTTCTGTTCTGCGTTGCTTCACTTTGCCGTATTACATAAAGAACAGAATGTAACCTAGAACTGCAACCTGTGCAGCAATCAACACTGACAATCCTACATGCACCCACGATGTATTAGTAGTGCCCACTCTATTTTCTACTGTTTCCTGCATGCGAACTTGTCGTCTTGGAGTCAACAAAAGATCACGGAGTTCTTCTCTTGTTACACAGGTCGGTTCTGACTTAACAGAAGGATCGACACCTATGTGATCTACCACTCGCATCTTAGAACCCCAATCAAGTTGTTCTTCTTTACGTTCGATAATATTGCCCGCCTCATCTACCTCTTCTGTGACTCGTTCACAAACCACAGGGCACTTTTTCTCAGTTACTCTAGTGGCAAGATACTTGGGCGGCTTCTTCTCGACATAAAGTTCCCGCACGGTTCGCTCTTCGCAGCAATCTTCCTGACCAACGGCATTAAGTACAGGTTGTACCACTACTCGTTCTTCGGCCTCACGACCATCTTCCATCCAAAGTGTTCTGGTTTGATTATTCATGGATTTCCCCTTTGATTCTACTGATATGGGCAACTGTTATTATATAGTATAGTAAGGTTTCGAAAATCTTTATTTGATTCCAGTAGTTCCATTCGTAAGGTAATCTATCTGAGTTGGCGTTAATACGTATGGTGTTTCATATACACCATTGGGACTGGATGTTGCATTTGCTACAGCATAATAATATTCTATTTTCCTTGCCAAATCCCCTGCTTTTGCACCTGTTTGGAACTCAATAATTACAGATACTCTATTTGTGACATCCAAAGTAATAATTTGACAATTGAAAGCACCAGATCTACCGGTTAATAATTGCCAGTCTGTTTGTATAGTTCCATGAGCAAACCCAGCAAAAGTACCCTTGGCATCAACGGCACTGTTAATGACTAATTGATCTTCAGCATTAGAAGTATTTAGATAAACCAATGAACCAGTGCTATCTGCATGATACGGCCAAGAAGTAAGATTCGTGCTACTGGCAAGATATGCTGGACTTGTTGAATGTGTCCAAATGGCATGTCGATCAAAATAAGTGGGTAGCTCTGCTACCCCTACCCGTGCATTAAATCTTGCCAAGCGTTCAAATGAAATGTTATCTACATAAAATTTCATTCTAGTTTCTTGGAACACTTGTTTAATTTTCAAACGTGGTGCATTTTCTGCAAATAGCGGCGGATCGGTAGCTGTGGCAGTGAAATAAGAAGAAAATCCTGTAAGGCCATTTAGATAAGTTGCTATTTCCGTGGCTGTCGCAGCCGCATTAGTAGCTGCATACGTGCCACCACTTAAATCAAACGATAATGTGCTCCAATTACGAAAATCATTATCTATTGCCACTCGTAATGTAAGAGTTTTATACGTAGTCGATACGTCATATGGTCCAGGAAGCCAAGCTATAACAAAATTGGGACCACGGCCCCAATTCTGCGGACACTTGAATTCTATAACTTGCTTGCGATCTGCCAGCACCATATTGCCGATGTAGTCGGAAGTAAAGGGATTCATGTAAAATGACATTGTGATCTCTCCAATCTAATATCTAAAGCTTATCTATATATGAAGCTTTCAAAACAATATGAAAAATCGCCCGGCTGTTGCCGGGCGATTTTTCTTCTATTATTACACGCCCTTAACAACAAGACCCAACAAGTCTTCTCTCACTAAAGTGCTGCGATTATGTAGGGCGGCGTCAGTTCGCTTACGTAATCGTTTACCACATTGCCCTATTTTGGCAATCAGAGAGCGTTTATAGGTTTTAATAGGAGCGTTGTTGAACGTCCTAATATCCGAACCTTCTCTTAGCTCATAGCCAGTTACATGAGTCGAAGTACACTGATCCTTAATGACCAGGATGGTACGTCTTACGGGATGGCTGTGGTGCCCTTGGTAATAGAATCGCCAAACGGGCAATTGATGATTCTTGAGGGTAAGATAAACCTTCTTTGCGCTTGTGTTAGACATAAAAGTCTCCTTTCGTTTTGAATGTTCTTTTATTTTACAATTACGAAAAGGGTTAGTCAAGACTAATTCCCCCCGAATTTTACCTATATAAAATTGGACTATTTTAGAAAGGTAGTATTATGGAACAACAATCAATGAAAGAGATCCTGGCCCAATATGGAATTGAGATTCCGGGCTTGGAAAAGGTAAAGATCAACCTTCCAGATCGAAGTTTTTACGATTTTTATCGAGACTTTGATACGGTAAAAGATCTATCAGAGAGCAAAGAATTCAAAAAAATATTTTCACAATTTTATGAATTTACTCCAGACGAGTTGGATATCGTTATGGAGACAGAAGACGAATTAGAGACTTACGGAAATCCAGACCATCCCAATTACGATACAGATTATCAGCAGCGGGAAATAATCAAATGTGCTACAAACTTCTATTACTTTGCACACAAGTATGTTAAAATCCTTCACCCAATTGAGGGGTTGTTGCCTTGTGTGTGTTATAAGTATCAACGAAGAACAATTGACTGTTATGAAAAACATCAGTTCAACATTTTAAGTAAGTGTCGTCAGGGAGGGTTGACTACTACGGCTGTTATTTGGGCATTATGGAAATGTATGTTTCGCACGCACCAGCAGGTAATTCTTTTGTCTAAGACGGATCGTGAAGCTTTATCTGCTGGAGAAATATCCAAACGAGCCATTGAACACTTGCCAAGTTGGCTCAAGCCTGTATTAGATGAAAACAATAAGCATGAAAAACAATTTGGCGAAACCGGCTCCGCTCTTAAATTCTATACACCTGAAGCTGCCCGAGGTAAAGCCGTAACCATTCTATTGATTGACGAAGCGGCATTTATTCCAGATATGGAACAATACTGGAAGGATATGTATCCGGTAATTTCAACGGGTGGTGCCTGCGTTGTGATTTCCACCGTTAATGGCGTCGGCAATTGGTACGAAGAAACATATCACAAGGCAGAAGCAAAAGAAAATGATTTTAATGTCATTGAAATTGATTATTGGGAACATCCAGACTACTGTGATCCTAAGTGGGTAAAGAAAACCTATGCCAACCTTGGAAAACGAGGTTGGGATCAAGAAGTTATGCGATCCTTTATGGGATCTGGCGAGTCTTATATTCCCACCAATATTTTAACAGAATTAACAAGTTACACTAAAGACTTGCAACCAATTAGATTTGCGTTTGAAAATTGGCGAGAAAGTGCTGAGCGTAGAATTGATTGGGACCGGGGAGCCCTGTGGATTTTCAAAGAACCAATTGATGGCCATGAATATATTATTGGAGTAGACACTGCTGAGGGCGTGGGACGAGGTGGTGACAGTAGTTGTTTTCAAGTAATTGATGTAGTGAATTTAGAGCAAGTAGCGGAATTTTATAGCAATACCATTCCTCCAAACGTATATGCGCAAATCGTTTTTCAAATTGGAGTCTATTACAATACAGCACTTGTGGCTGTGGAAAACAATGGCGTAGGAGGGGCTGTAGCAAGTACGTTACAACACGACTTGGCTTACGATAACCTATATTACAAAGCTGGAAAATCTAGTGCTAATAAAACGGGTGTGCAAATTACTGCCACAAATCGGCCAGTGTATCTAGAGGCTTTACAGCATCGCATTGTCAATGGAACAATTCGAGTTTACAGCCGTAGACTCATTACAGAATTCAGAACATTCAACTACAACACTAGAACAAAACGTGCTGAAGCTCAAAGAGGCAAGCATGACGATGCCATCATGGCACTTTGTATTGCTTTATGGGTCAGAAATGATACAATGCGAGATGTGCCAATTGGCGCAGATATAGCAGAAGATTTTGCTAAAATATTTGATAGTGATACCTTTAAGGAAATTAAACAAGAAATTCTCAACGAGTCTCCAGAAGATTGGATTACTTTAGAAGCACCAGAAGATCCAACTATTATTCCTGGCTTGGAAGAATCACTGGCGGGGCTTTCGTTAAGTTTCCGGCGAAAAAACGAGCGATTGCTGAAGGAGTTTGGGTGGGTTTTGTTTTTTGCCATAACAATATTACAATCTACAGGAATAGTATGAAACATTTTACTAATTGGATAGAAACCAAATCTTCTGGAATATCACTTTGGCTTGATGATGAGCGAGATCCTGATGATCCATTTATTCAAGAAGAGTTTCATGCTCGATCTGGAATGACATGGGTCAAAAGTGCAAAAGCTGCCATTCGGATACTGGACGGGGGAGAAGTGACCTACATGAGTTTTGATCATGATCTCGGACCCGCCGAAGCTGGAACTGGATACGAGGTTGCACAGTGGGTGGAAAGAGAAGCACACGCTGGCACCCTACCTAGATTTATATGGACTGTGCATTCGTTTAACCCAGTTGGTTCAAGAAATATTATTCGAGCCATGACGAGTGCAGAAAGGTATTGGAGACAACATGAAGAGTCAGAACATAAAGGACAGTAGAGAATTGTTAGAAAGGGCTTTGCGACAACTTCCTACGGATAGCCATGCAGTAACAAATTTACGAGTAGCTATAAGACGAGCCATTAATGAAGCCTATGCTGTTGAACACAAACAGGCTAAAAAATCAGATGGCGATACGATGAATGCACACGAAAAATGGCAGCTTGATTTGAAGACTAGTACCCTGGTTAGTCCTCAACAACAAAAGCATGCCGTTAGCTTCCTTGATCAAATGATCAAAGAGCAAGAAAAAATAATAGACGACCTTAATAAAAAGAAAGCAATAAATGCCAATCAGGACGTGGAACCACTTTTGGATTGAACGGAATAATGTTCAACATGAATTTTCTTCAACGCATGTAAGATTACCCGGAAAGGTTGCTAACAAGGTAATCAAATGGGGAAAGGATAATATTGCGCCCGAAGACATTTACAATGCGGATGGAAAATATGGACGTGAAGACGAAATTCACGTGACTGTATTATATGGAATACATGATTCTTCTGAAAAGACAGCGGAAGAAATCTTACGATCAGAAAGACCCATTGTGTTGGAATTGGGAAAAGTTGCAATTTTTAACAACAATCCACAATTTGATGTAGTGAAAATCGATGTGATCAGTCCTGATTTGCATCGAATTCGCAAGGAATTAGCAGACGCTTTAGAATATACGGATAAATATCCTCGATATCATCCACATGTAACAATAGCGTATGTTAAAAAAGGTACGGGTGAAAAGTACGAGGGCGGCAAATATTTTGATGGAGACAGAATATCTTGTGACGCTGTGATCTTTAGTTCTAAAATCGGAAAGAAAACACCTATAGAATTATACGGTTTGGCGAAGCTCAAGGTGTCGTAAGAAATATAAATGTCGTTCGTAACATTCTTGAGATTTTTCAATAATTTCATTCGGCACATCATCTAATTCACTGTGCGTGAATAATTCTGCATGATGTATCAATGGGGTTTTCAGTCGCAAATACTCTTCAATTAGCGGCAACCCTTTGCCTGTAGCTAAATCATTCCAGGTTAATAAAACTGCACCTGGAGTTCGTTTGGCCATTTCGCAAATTCTTCTAAGCCTAAACGCATAGTACGCAGGCACCATGTCTATGCTGTGCCTGTAATGCTCTGTTATCTCGTTTATAGATGATTTGGCCTCTCGTATCACATAAACGAATTTGCAAAGTTTATAAAGAGCTTTACATGAAAATTGAGAATTATACCACAAGTAATCACCGTAAATAGCTGCTGTATTACTCAATTTATGTTGTTGTTCTATTAACGGCTCTAGATCAGTGGGGTGCTCATAAACGATTTGTGGGCAGAGCATCTCAATACGTGGATTGATGTTCAAGATAGAAATCAAGCCATCGGCACCAGAACAAAGATGTGAGGTAACAAATAGAACGGGGTTCATTTCTCTATTAAATTAGTTACGCATTCGCTAAATACCGTAGAAAGGTTAGTTAACAAAGGAAATTTTCATGGCTTGGTACGATTTTTACAAATTGTTTTCATACTCTTTTACGCCTGATCCTTTAGAAAAGAGCAAGCGAATAAGAGATCTTACTGGTGCGGGCGTAACCGTGCCAGACGCCATCCCCGATATTCGGGCACAAGATGGCAGCTATTGGGGAGGTGGACGTGGACTCGTTCGTCTCAGAGATAGCAATGATTTTATAGATTTATCAACAGTTACAAACCGGCAAAGTCGTTACAAAGAATATGAACGTCTGCGTAATGTTCCCGAAATTGAAAATGCCATGACAGTCTTCGCAGATGAAGCATGTTTGGCAGGATGGGAAAAAATAGCCACTCCGTTTTATGGGCTAAAAGAAATCAGATGGTTTGCAGAGAATAAAAAAGACGAACGATTTTTAGTATATTGTTGGGACTTTGATAAAAAAGATTATACATTAGGCTACGCTTATAATCCTAGATTAGTTAAAACGGCTGAGACAGTGCGTGTAAGCTTAGACGATGGTACAGCATTTGTAGTCACACCTGATCATCGCATGCTCATGCGAGATGCTACGTGGAAAGCGGCTGGAGAATTAGAACATGGTGATGAACTCATGCCGTTCTATCAAGTGAAACCCAAGAGATATCTTAACAATCTTCCCAAAGGACAATTCCCTAGAATATTCACATTCACCGATGGTTGGAAACATGAGCGACAGTTTCTTGATGAATGGCGAACTGGTCGGAAGGAAAAGAAGTTTGAGAAAATCAACAAAGCTGTACGCCTTCTTGGGGAGGGAATGTCCACTCTGGAAACAGCTAGATTAATGGGCTATCAATGGAATAGCATTAAAGATTGGTTGCACCGTGAAGGATTCTCATTAGCTGAAGTGCATCAACTTGGCAGAAAGGCAGACCACAGACGTGTTCTTCATGTAGAGCAATGGAGAACTACAGACGTTTATGATTTATCAGTAGAAAAACACGCAAACTTCTGTGGCGAGTCAGTTATTTTTCATAATTGCCAAAAGGGCGAGAATGATCATTTGTTTGAAATTAAAGTGGGAAACGATGAAATTAAGGATGAATTAGAGTGGTTGTTCTTCCACAGAAAAATGCTTAATCTAGATCGCAAAGGTTGGCTATGGATGAAGCAAGTGTGTACGTTTGGAGATCTATTTGTGGAATTGATCATTGATCCAGACGCTCCCAAGGATGGAATCCTCAAAGTACAAGAACTGCCACCTGATAGTGTATATCGTATTGAAACCACAAAAGGTAAGTTAATTGAATTCCAGCAATCTAATGAAGGGCCTGATTATCAAAGCTTAACACGGGCACCTGTGCCCGAAGCTACGGAATCTGATTTACAACAAGCAACAGCCCTTAGATTTGCACCGGAGCAAATGGTGCATGTTAAAATCGGGGATGATAGAAAGAGTTTCTATCCCTATGGCGTTAGTTTAATCGAACCGGCACGTGGTCCAGCGCATCAATTAAGATTAATGGAAGATGCAATGGTTGTGTATCGATTAACCCGAGCACCCGAACGAAGAGTATTTTATATTGACGTAGGACAGTTGCCTCCATTCAAAGCTGAATCTTTCATTGAAAGAATGAAAGATCAATTTAGAAAGAAGAAAGTAGCAAATGCCCGTGGGGCTCCTGGAGCGTCTTCTGTAGAAGAAAGATGGCATGCACCATCAGCCGACGAAGATTACTGGATTCCCATTCGTCAGAATGCAAATACCAGAGTGGAAACTCTCCCTGGCGCACAGAATCTAGGTGAAATTGATGATGCTGTTTATTTCCGCAATAAATTATATACAGCCCTTAACTTACCGGCCAATTACAATTCTAGCGAAGACCCACAGGCCACAAGAATCACTTTGTCAGCACGTGATGTGAAGTTTTCTAAACTTATTGAGAGATTACAAAGTTATTTAGTAGATGGCCTACTTCAATTAGCGGAACGTCATTTACAACTAAGAGGTTTCCCAGAAGAGCTTTATGATGATTTGCAAATCATTATGACTCCACCTTCGGCTTGGCGTGAATTAAGCTGGCAAGAAATTGTCACTGCCAGAATTGGCAATGCTAATGGACTCAAAGGTTCTTTGTTGATGTCTGATTTTGATATTTTAACCAAATGGATGAAATATTCAGAAGATGAAGCACAAGAAATGATAGCTCGTAATAAAATCCAGAAACTTGAAGATCTTAAACTACAAATTATTGGTCAGAATCCACAATTGCTTGGGGTGGGAGCCCCTGGATCTTCAGACCCACAAATGGGCACAGAAACCGGTGGGCCAAATCCAATGTTACCGCCTGAAGGAGGAGCACCTCCTGGTGGCGCACCTCCAGGTGGACCTCCTCCGGGCGGAATGCCACCAATGCCGCCACAAGATAAAGAACCTGAAGGGGCTCCTGGTGGAGCGGCTGGTTCAAATAGCGCACCGTTGGCAGATGCAAGTGAAGAAGAAATCAAGAAATATGATCTTGAAATTCATAATTGGTCTGCTGAGATGGATCGAGAAGAACCGAATTCAACATTCGGTAGTTAAAAAGAATTTATTAGCAGCATTTGATAATAATGTGTAGTTGCAGTATTTACTTACTACAACTACACATTTTATTTTTTCTTAATCTTCACCGCCACCATCGGCACCAGAATTTCCATCTGCTTTTGGAATCATAACCATGTTATCGTGATTACTTCTGTCCCGTTCAGATCTACGGACAGGACCGGTAAAATCATCATCAACATCATCTGATAATTGACCTAATACTTTATCAATATCAGAATCATTTAATTCTTTGAGAAATTGTTTGGTTCTATTTTTATACTTATCACAAGCTATCTTCATAGCGGTAATAAGTGTATCGGGCGCACCCTTTTCTGGAACCGGAGAAGCCCCGTCATCCTGTTGAGCCGACTGGTTTTCTTCTCGCATTTTAACGTATTCATTAAATCTTTTCACTGGACACCCACAGATTTTATGGTTTCGTGCATACTATATCTATAGCTGGCAATCAAACTTTTGTACGTAAAAAACATGGTTGCATCAATATATAACACAATAAGAGGATGTCTATAAACTCACACGTGTATTAAGGAGTCAGATTATGAAAAGAAAGCTCATAGACTACGAGGTTTTTCAAAGAATGGAGAATAGCTCTCTATCTTCTGCTGCAAATGAGCTAGTGGAGGCGGAACCGGTCCTTGCCAACGCATTGCAGATAGAAGGTTTATCTTTGCATTGTTATGGCCCGGAAGACGTGCTATATGCCACCCCTGGCGGAACATTTGTTCATGCTAATTATGAGGTGCAACCAAAGCATGTAACCTTTGAAAACATCGAGCAACTGGTTATTAATGAAGAAACAGAGAGACAAAATGCGAAGCAAATTGTCTCCGATATGTTGGAATCATTACTGGAAAGCAATGATCGCAAAGCAGAGTCTTTGCTAGATAATTATCTATCCCTTCCCCTTACTCGCCGTCTATTCAAAGAAGGCAAGTTCCCATTCTTTGATAAGAAGAAGGATAAAAAAGACAAGAAGGATGGAGACGACAAAGAATGTGGTGAGAATAAATTCCCATTCTTTGGAAAGAAGAAGAAACACAAGAAGAAGGGTGATAAGTCCAAGGCTTTGGATCTCAAGAAAGATAAAGACAAGAAAGCTTTGGAAGAGTGGTTCCGTTTATGCGAGAACGTAAGTCAATACATTGGAATTAAAGAGTACGGGCCGGTTCTTCGTGAATCAGTAGCCAAACATGATGAGTTGGGCAACGTGGTTGCTCTTCGCATTCCAAGCGTTCTAGTTCGCAATGAATCCGCCCTCAAAACCTTTGATTGGAAGACCATTAACACCAATTGCAAGATGTTGCGAAGTGGTGCCAAGGCCGATCTAAAGGAAGATATTAACTTCTGCAAGGCTGTGGCTGAACTAAAGCGTCACAACGCATTATCAGACAACAGTGCTTTGGAAGAAAGTATTGAAAATATCGTTAGCAAGTGGCCACAAGTTCTTTATCTTACTCAAGCTGAGTTATCTGTCAGCATTAAAGAAGCATTGGATGTGGTTAATGCAACAAACTATGACGATCAAACATGCACATTTATGGCCGAAGGCATTCTAAGAGTGGCTCACGGTGCGTATGTTGATCGAGTCAATAAGATCATGGGTCTTGCCGGTGTTGAGCCCTGTACAGAATGTGATGACAAGTATGCCCAATTCAAAGAAACGGTAGATGAATTCTTCCCATCTTTGGACGAAGGGGATCGCTTGGACATGCAGGTATTCGTAGATCTTTACGAAGCTATTCGTCATGTTCATGTTGTAGCTGGTCAGACCAGAAATCAAACTGTACAGAATGAAGCATCCGAGCAATTGGATACGCTCAGCGCTGTAATTCGTCAAGAAATTGATCCAACACTAGAGATCGCTCAAAATGCAGCCGATTGGCTAGAAGATTTAGTGGAAACAAATCTTGAGATGAGTGGTTGGAATGTATCCAACACTCCTCACACCACTATTCAAGGTGACCATCCCGAAATGGCTAAGAAAGCACGTGTGGGTTATGCTCCCGCATCTGATTTCACAGGTAACTGGGGCGATTCAGCACCGGTATCTGATGGCAAGAGCTATCACAATGGTTTAGCCGACGAAATGAGAAGTCGTAGCTGGGGTAATATTGGTGGCGGAGACACCTATCCAGAACTTAACAACCCATATGTACCGAAACCGTTTGGAACATACACCATGAAGGGTGAAAAGGGTGCAGATAAAGCCGGTGGTAGCGATCTACTCACTCAGTTCTCATCTAAGGATACGTGGCCGGATCTACAGAATCCATACGTACCGAAGGCTGTTACACCACAGTCTTACAAGATGAAGAACGGCTCAGAAACGGATCTAGTAGTTGATCAATAATTAAAGGAGGCGGATCTATGCAGTTATTAAACGAACATAGCATGGTGCCTGGAACAAGGTACAGCGAATGCCTCCTTTACGGTGATGGTAGCTTTGCTATCCTCAACGAAATGGATTTGCATGAGTCTACTGATACAAAGGGTAGTCCAGTATTAAAGTTTCGTGGCAAGTTCCAGGAAGCGGATGCGATCAATAAAAATAAAAGATCATATCCGTTTGACGTGCTAGATGAAAATGTAGGTAAGTTGCAAGAAGCAATTGGTCAGAATGGTCTTATTGGTGAACTAGATCACCCTTCTGATTCTATCATTCACTTCAAGGATGCTTCCCACAAGATCAATAAGTTGTGGTGGGATGGAAAAGTGCTTATGGGTGAAGGCTCCGTGCTTAATACGCCTATGGGTAAATTACTACGATCACTTATTAACGACGGCGTTCGTGTCGGCATTAGTAGTCGTGGCGTAGGTAATGGAAAAGTAAATGAAGATGGCATTTTAGTAATTGAAAGAGGCTACAAATTAATCACATTTGATTGCGTAGCCGATCCCTCTACCAATGCTGCCTTCCAAGAAAGAATTGCGAACGATAAGAAAGAATCCGTAGCGATCTACGGTTCTTTAGAAAAAAATGAATCCAGGAGCATAGATAGTATTAATGAAACATCGTTACTGCTAGCTTGCTTAGGCATAGTAAAACAAAAAACAGCAGAAATTAAAAGCGAGGTTAGATAATGGATAAAATCGTCGAAACATTGAGCAAATTAGTACCTCAAGACAAGGTTAAGGATTTTACTGCTGCGGTAGGTGAATATCTTTCCGAGGCACGCCAGGAAATTGAGGCGGAATTTAATACCAAGCTCCAGGAAGCATATGCCGACCTTTCAAAGGAATTGAAGGAGTCAGAGAAGGTAGCTTATGAAGGGTATAATCAAGCCGGTAGTATCATTCAAGAACTTCGTCAAAGGTTAGAAACCCAGAGAAGTGAATTCGAAACAGCCCTTGAAGAGGGTTATGAAGAAGCTTTCCAAATGCTACAAGCCGAAAAGGGCAAGAATGGCAATATCGAAAGCGAACTTTATGAAGAGTATGACAAGAAGTTGGCTGAGATGAAGGATTACATGGTTGAGAAGATCGACCAATTCCTACAACTCAAGGGTCAAGAAATCTACGAGCAAGCACGTCGAGATATCGTTAATGATCCTCGCATGGTTGAGCACAAGGTTGCCCTCGACAATATCGTTAAGATTTGCGGTAGTTATATTACCGACGAGGATTACGCATTGGCCACCAGCAGCAGACTTGAAGAGTCTAATAAGTGCGTCCAAGACCTACAGGGTAAAGTCCGTCTACTCGAAGCTAAAAACATCCGTGTTTCTACGGACAACAATAAGCTTAATGAGCAAGTACGTCAAATGAATCATGTATTAACTGAATCAAAGAAGTCTTTGGTTACAGAAGAAAGAAAAGAAAAAATTAAGAAAGGCGAGAAAGTACAGGGGAGCGGAAACAAGGTTACCGACCGCATTATTGCTGAGTTTAGTGAACCAGCCAAAAAGTCGGAAGCCAAAGAGGCAGATATGGCCTTAGTTGAATCAATCGATCCAGATTTCCTACGTCAAATGCAGGTACTTTCTGGCATCATCGAAGATTAAGGTTATCAATTTAGTAAACCGTTTTAGGAGATATGATAATGAATGCAAATTCAAAATTTTTGAACGAGGCCAAAGAGCTAGAACGCCGTTGGTCACAAACTGGTTTGCTAGAAGGCATCAAGGACAAATACGAACGTTCCTGCACCGCTGTACTTCTAGAAAACCAGAGACTTATGAACGAGGTTGCAACTGACACAAGTGATATTGCTCAGTTCAAGAGAATCTCGATTCCGTTGGTAAGAAGGATTTATCCTCAGTTGATCGCCAATAAGGTTGTATCCGTACAGCCGTTGCTTGGCCCAACTGGTTTGGTGTACTACCTAAGATTCCGTTATTCGACCAACAAGGGTGCAACCCGTGGTCAAGATAACAACGCAGGTTACCCAAATGATGACGCAAACACCTTGATGCAGCGTGCATCTGGTGATGCAAACTTGGACATCTATTACAGCCATCAGTTCATCCAGGGTGAGCCGACTGCTGCTGTAGGATATCCAGTCGCAGGCACCATTAATTTCGGCGTGGTAGAGCACGTTCCAGTTATTGCTGGTACGGTCACTGGTACTTTGTATGCAGGCACAACTGCTGCTACTTGCACCACTGTTCAGTCCACATTCGTAATTGATTCTACCAGCACACTAACATCGCAGAACATCGGTGCATTGAATGCCATCACTACTGGTGGTACTGGTGCTCTAAATACGACAACTGGTGAATTGGCCTTGCCTATCACTGGTGCGTTGGTAGCAGGAAATGCATTCGTTAAGGTTGTTATCAACTACGAGTACAATCTTGAGTGCCAGCAAGATCTTCCTGAGATCAACCTAGTCGTTGAATCAGAAGAGATTGCAGCCAAGACCCGTAAGCTAAAGGCTGTGTGGAGCTATGAGGCTCAACAGGATCTACGATCCCAGCACAACCTAGACGCTGAGGCCGAATTGACCGCAGTGTTAGCACAAGAAATCAACCTAGAAATCGACCGTGAAGTTTTGACGGACCTCCGTAATAACGCCGGTACAGTTTCTAGCTGGGATTTCAACACCGCCCTTGGTGATACCATCAAGGAAAAGTATGAATCTCTCTATGTGAAGGTTGTTGAAATCAGCAACGTAGTCCACAGAAAGACTCTACGTGGTGGTGCAAACTGGATGGTGACCAGCCCTGAAGTAGCTTCAATTTTTGAAACTGCGACCGCTGGTTTCGCACCGGCTCCAAGTGAGACTTTCACTTCCAGCTTGGGTATTCAGTATGTAGGTACAGTTAACAATCGTTGGAGATTGTACAAAGATCCGTTGTTCCCACAGGGCCAGATCCTTTTGGGTTACAAGGGTGACAGCTACATGGATAGTGGTTACTTCTATTGCCCATACGTTCCGTTGACCCAGACGCCAGTTGTTCTCGATCCAGAGAGCTTCTGCCCACGTAAGGGAATTTTAACACGCTACGGGAAAAAACTCCTCCGTGAGGGGGCTAAGTTCTACGCTCGTCTCTCCATCGCTAACTTCGTGATCTAAGCAATCATGTAAATGAACGCAAACAGAAGCCCGTCAGGCTTTGCCTGACGGGCTTTTTTCATTATGTGTGCTAAATAACATATGCGATTCAAAGTATTTATAGAAGCCATAGACAATCTGAGTTGGGAAGGAATTCCCAGTATGACCGATGAAGAGCTTGAGAATCGTATTCGTATTATACGCAATATGTTAAATGGTACTATGCGGTTAGACAATGCCAAGAAACAAGAGATGGAAAGATACTATGGTCAGTTGTTGACAGTTAGATATAAAAGACAAAATCCACGTAATAAATCAACTGACTCTTCACCAATAAAAAATAATCCAAAACTAACTGACACCCAACAAGTATGGTGGGCATATTATAGATTACGACCAATTGAAGAAACAGAACGGGTATTAGAAGATATGCGAACAGCATATCGCAATGGGGTTTTTGAAGGCAAAAGATTAACCCGTGAAGAAGCAGATAAAATAAGTTGGATTGTTAAATGGTTAAAAGAAGTAATACGCACTAAAGCAGCGTAACAAATGACCATTATCACTTAAACTGATTGCGGATAATATCCATTTTCTTCAAATGGCGGTTCATATATTATGGGGGTATCTAAATCAGTCATAGCCGCTGCCTGCTCTTGTAATTCTTCAATGTATTCAGCGAGTATTGTTTTAGCTCTAGTTTGATTAGTAAGCAATGAAAACTCCATTGGATACAGTTCTGCAACGACATTTTCAAAATATTGCCCGTATTGATGTTGTCCTATACGATAAAAAACATGTCGCAACATGCTGTCATTCCATTTCATGAGTGAAAATATATCTGGTTTATTGCCGTTTTGAATATCGGTTAAAGCAGATTGTGCAGATGCTAGAGTTTGCTCGACAAGATATCTCTTTTTCATATAAATATTTAGATGTAATAATGAAAAAAGCCCACTCGGCCTTGCGGCCGAGTGGGCTCCTGTTGCGTCCATTTGTCTAGCATGGTAAAGTAGTGCCGCTAGAAGCTCTCACCACAACAGTTATTTTACAATGTATTTTACGCCATCAACGATGATAAAATTAATGGTCCTATGATCGACCTGACGCAAACGATTTTTACCATCTGTAATGTCGAGATCTTCAACCATGCTGCGACCAAGAAGAGGCTCGGGTTGAATCAAGCGGCCACGCAAAATGCGTTCGGTGCCATCCTGTTTGTTGAATGATACCTTGATAGGTCGATTGGGCGAAGAAACCAAAAGTTCAGCCGCTTTGGTTTTACTGACTTTGATTTCTTCATGGAACTGATCAGCCGAGAAAGAGGATTCGATCAATTCGGTTCCATTCACGCCCATTTCTCGATGGTTGTCAACATCCTTCACGGTCAGATTGGTGCCGCTGGGTGCGGCATGTTGCACTGTTCCGTAATAGATGAAGGCCATCAAATCGTCTTTTTTCACATCTTTTGCCACAACTTTGTGGACGACACGCTCTTCTGAGTCACTCATGATATTCTCCGTTTTTCTGGTAAGTTTTAGTGTTACAATAACATCGACAGATCAACAGAATATTCTACACGGAATCGGAGAATTTGTAAAGGGGTCATTTTTTGGGATTGCTAGATGTGGGAATCAAGTCTAGGATGAGGGCAACAGAGGCCGTGGTCAAAATAAAATTCAGCGATTCCGATGCGCTGATCTTGTCTTCAGGATGATCACAGGCGTATTGTGCTCGTTCAACAATTTTACAAAGAGCACATTTGAATTTGTGGTAATCATCCCCGTGTTTATATTCGGCCAAATGGCAGATTGTACAGTCGTAACGTGTTGTCAT